GCATCCTCACTCTTAAAACCAATACATGTGAGATTACACATTGATAATCTCATAAACACTGAAGGGTAACCAATATAACGACCTTCTCCTTCTAGTGTATAGAATACAAAATCATCAGATAAGAATAGGGTTTTATTAGAATTAATTTCGCTCATATTTTATTATATTATAGATAATTAACTTTTCCACTCACCGTTATAAATTGTTTCATAGCATGCACTATTGCCTTCATGTTCCCATACCTCTACTTTAGAACACCAGCATCTTTCTTTAGTTAAACCTTTTACATATAAATTTGCTTGGTTATAACAAAACTGTGCAAACTTTTCAATACCCACCCCGTCAGTAAAAGTTCTAAGATCAACTATACCTTTAGTATGTAGATCTTTAAAGGTATCTATTTCTGGGTCTTTAATCCATACACAAGTTGTATGATCAAATGTTTCTTCTAAAGAAGACTTAAGACCTTTAAGACCACCGAAATCTACTACCCAGTTATTTTCATCTAGTTCATTACATTCAAACCAAAATTTAGCTTGTAAACGGTAACCATGTAATAACCGACAATGGCTTTTTGCGAAAGGTTGACGAAATGCACAAGAACCTAACGGAATTACTTTTGTAGACGTATATTTGCCCATATACGTATAGTAACACAAAAAACTTAAAATTCAACCGCTATTTAAGCTTATCCAAGTATTTTTCTATCCAATCTTGTAGTATCTCTTCTTTAATGTCGGGTGGTGTACATAACATTGCATTACTGTCTTCATCTTCTACTATAAACAGTCCTTTTATTAGTACACCTCTTTCTTCTTTTGTATCTATAGAAAAAAAGATAGGTGCTCTTTTATCCTTAATAACTGTATTTCCAGCTAATATTGAATGTACAAGATTAAATTGTTTAAATTCGTTTAGTTTTTCATACTTTAAAAGTACGTTTGCAAACTCTTTACGTGCTGAGCTGCTTTTAAAATATAAAAATAATGGTATTCTTTCGCTATTATATATTTTATTACGGTACTTTAGTTTCACGTTTATTAGTACTTAGTTAACGATAAGTATAAATAAATGCAAAACGACAGGAAAAGCTCTTTTAATGAAACTTTTAATATGATTCTCAACGAAGCTATCCCTCCAATTGAGTTTGTAGTACCACCCCCAGCTCATGTACAAACCGTTGACAAACCTGCTTATAGTTTTGCGGATTTTGCTAAAAAAGATCAAATGCGTAGAGTTGAAGCTGTAGTTGCATGTATTGTATTGGAAGCAGCTGGTGAGGGTAGAACCGGTATGGAAGCAGTAAATGAAGTTATACATAATAGAGCTGAAAAACAACATAAATCACTCTACGACATAGTTACCGCTCATAAACAATTTTCATGTTTCAATGCAGGTGTAGATGCAGCTATTAAAAAAGCTAAACACGATCCACATTTTAAATCTAGATGGGATTTAGCTATACAGATACTACAAGCACCACTTACCAATCACACAAACGGCGCTACATACTATCACACTACAAAAATACAGCCTTACTGGGTAAAAGATTTAGTTGACAAAGGATACGAAACAGTGACTGTAGGTCACCATAAGTTTTATTACCTTTAAAGACCTTCTACTATATCTTTAATTCTTTTTTCTACTTCATCGGCATTAGAAGTAGTAACGTGTGTATCAAAAATAGCTTTATCTGCCTGGCTAATTGTATCTGGATTGACTGCTAAGCACTTTAATGCTAATTCAACCAAAAACTTTTTACCTTCAGGTGTCATTGGTTGAGGTTCTTCTGGAGCAGGGGCTGGTGCTGCAGCAGGAGCAGGAGCTGGTGCTGGAGCGTTAGGATCTTGCTGCGGCCCGCCAGTTTGATCTAAACCAGGTTGTTCTCCAGCTTCTCCTAATATACCGTAATATATTTCGTTTATCTTTTTATTAAATTTGCTCATGTTATTTGTTTTATTGAGATGGTGGTACGTAAGGACCTTTACCAGCTAAGAAGTTTTGTAATGCTTTAATTCTCTGTTGACTTGTTTGTTGTAAGGTTTGAAGTTCTGCTTTAGCTGCTTGTTTTTGTGCATCTGCTGCTTTCTTTACAGCTGCTGCAGTAGCTTGTTGTTGGGCAGTACTTGTTGCTTGTGTTTGAGCAGTAGGTTGAGGTTGAGTTAATGCAGTACCAGGGTTCGCGCCTGGATTTGCACCGGAAGATGTAGGTTGACCAGATAAATTACTGGCATATTGTTCAATAAGCTTAAGAAACTTACTGTTTGTTTTAAAACCTTCGTAAAACTTGTCCATTTGTTATATTTACTAGCTTACAACATTTTTAAAAGACATACTCTTGATTTTTTCTGGATACTCTTAATATAATACCAGGAGATAGAGGTTGAAGTACTATATTCACATTCCTCCATAATATGAATTAAAAAGCCCTTGCGGGCTTAAAGGCTTGTCAGCCTTTTATAGGTTCGCTTCGCTCACCTTATATAATTATTATTATTATATATAGGAGGGGATTTTTAGAGCTGGGTTCTTGGAATTAGTTTTATGTTTTTCAAAGAAGAGTTTTATTTTTCTTTGGGAATACTTGCTGAAATCAAAATTAAAACGGTATTGTTTTATATTATTTGTTAGTTCAATTGTTTCCCCTGTTTTATCCGATAATACATTAAAATCTACAGTATCCTGATATATTGGTATAGGTATTGACTTTGCAATGTATAACAACTTATTAATAACGTCTTGATCTATGTTAGCATTTTTGTTAATGTAAAATATTGTATTTTTGTAATTGTTAAGATCTTTTTGGATTTTTGTAACGGTTTCTAAAGTAAAATAGAGTAGCATTTTACTTTTATCTCTAGTAGTTATACTACTTTCATCTAAACCATAAACATTATTTAAATCCGTATAATACCAATTTAAAACATCCCTTGCTGTAGTTTCAAAATCAACTACTATTAGATTTAGGGCTATTTTTTGGGTTTTCATTTAACAATATACTAGGAGCTGCTAGTTTTAAGTCAAGCAAATTTTTAAGTAAAGCATTTGGCGCTCTACCCATTCTACAATTTATAATACCATTGTAGAATCCTTCTTTTAATAGTACATCATTATCAAATTGTAATTTAGCTTCATAATAAGCTAATTCAAATTTACTTTGACAAAACTTTACTATTTCAAATATAAACTTATCTTTACCGTGTTTTATTATATCTTCGTTAACATCATTTGAAGAAGATGTATAAGTTTTCCAATCTGTTTCTATTTCAAAATGCCTTTTATTTTTTTTACCTTTTAAAGGTTTTAACTTTTTGACCGTTTTGATTTGTTTTTTACCGATATATTTTTTACCATTAACCGTATTGGTAATAATATAAATAAAACCGTAAGGGAGATTGTTACTGTCGATAGAAAGGGTAGTTTGCCAATGACCTAAATCCATTTGTAAGGATTTACAAAGATTTTGGTAATGTTCTACGGATCATTTTAAACGGTGTCTTAAACCCAGGATTTTTTTTAGGTGCTTTAAATTTGCTTTTCTTTTTAGGTTTTTCTACCTCTGTACCAAAAAGATTACGAGCATCATCAGGCGGGCCATATACACTAGGACCACTTTGACCAATATTACCAGGCGGGTTTGTATTAGCTAATCCTGCAGTGGTAGTAGTCATACCTAAACCTGCATCTTCTAATATTTCTTTTACCCTTTGATTGAATCTTTTCATGTTGAATTTTTTGTAATATACGTTATACTTATACAGTTAAATATGGAGCTACCAGACTTTGATCAAATTTTTACTAACTATCAAAACGAGATAGTACAGGATATAAGGGTTGATGAATTATCCTTAAAAGATAAAGCTATGATTATACCCACTATAAAGCACAAATGGGTAGCTAGGATGATGATACATAAATCACAACTTAAAAAATTCGCTGATGCTAAAAAGAAAGCTATTAGAGCTATATCAGCCAATCAACCTGTTGCACTTAGTAAACAAGCTGTTGATCAAGCTACCTTTAACAACCCTGACATTATTAAGCTTTCTGAATGTATAGAAAAGCTTGAAACCTTAATAGAGTATCTTGAAAAGGTAGAAAAACTCACAAGCTCACTTACATTTGATTGTAAAAATGTAATTGACCTACAAAAACTGGAAACGACGTAATGGTAGTTGAGTTTAATTATGATCCGAAACGTAAAGAGGTAAAAATAGTATCAGATTACCTCAGCAACATTAAAGAACATTTTAGTGTAAAGAATGCTGCTGCACGTTTTAATCGGTATCAGAGATTTCTACCTCAACGTATATATGCTATAACAAATTCAGGTTATTGCGGTATCGGGTTAGTACCAGAGATTATAGATTATCTTAAAACCCAGGCTATACCATTTGAAATTAAAACAAACCAGGAATATAGTGATATAGTACGGAAAACTCATATAGTTGGGCCGGGTTTAGATGAACTTGTAAAAAAACTTAAAAGTAATTTTGAGCTTAGAGATTACCAGCAGATAGCTATTAACAATGCATTAGATAAAGGTTACGGAGTGGTTGAACTAGCAACTGGTGGTGGTAAAACCTTAATTATTGCTAATTTAGTATATGCTGCGTTACATCACATAGAGCCTACAGAAAAAATACTAATAGTTGTTCCTGATTTAGGTTTAGTTTCCCAAACATTTAAAGACTTTACATCTTACAACTTTCCTATGGAAATAGTAAGCAAGTGGACTGGAGACTCTGAATTAGACCCTAATGCCCGTGTTATCATTGCTAATATGGGTATTTTACAAAGTAAACAGTCAGATATTACTTGGTTCAACAAAGCAGGCTTGTTAGTTGTAGATGAGTGCCATAAGTTACGTAGAGGTAATAAAGTTTGTAAGTTAATTGATAAAATTCCTACATTGAGACGTATTGGGTTTACAGGAACATTACCAGAAAATAATATCGATAAATGGAACATAAACAATTACATCGGACCGGTAATCTTTAAAAAGACTACTACTGAATTAAGAGAAACAGCTGGTGGAAAATATATAGCTAACGCTCAAGCTTTAGCATTAAACATTGAATACAATGTTAAGCCAGATTATAATGAAGTTTCAGCTTCTCAGCGTTACTTAACAGAGTTAGAATTTATTCATAATAGTGATTTTAGAAACCTTCTTATAAGTAAAGTAATTGATAAGTTTAAGAACAATTGTCTTATATTAATTGATCATATTGCACATGGAGAGAAACTGTATGATAAACTATCCACTAATTTAAAAGATAAGCAAGTATTTTTTATTCAAGGTAGTGTAGAAGTAGAAGATAGATTGAAAATACAACAATTAATGGAACAACATGATAATATTGTGTGTATAGCTATAAGTAAAATATTCTCTACAGGTATTTCTATTAAAAATATACACTATATTATCTTTGCTGCAGGCGGTAAGTCGAAAATAAAGACTTTACAATCTATTGGCCGCGGTTTACGTACAAATGAAAATAAGAGTGTATTAACTATTATTGATATCGTAGATAATTTAGTATACGGCAAAAAACACTTTCAAAAACGAAAAGAATTCTATGACCTTGAAAACATACAAACCACCATTAAACAAATCAACGAAAGCTGAAAAACCAGTGAAAGAAATATCTGAAACTAAAAAAGCTGTAGTAAAAGCTAAAAAGGAGTACTATGTAAATCCTAAAGATTTCACTGAAGAGCTTGAAAATTATTATAAATCTGGCGTTATTTCTGATAACCTTGCGTTAATGATAAAGAACATTGCTTATGGACTTGCACATGCTCCTAATTTTATTAACTATACGTTTAAAGAAGATGCTATAGGAGATTCTCTTATTAATATGTTTAATGCTTTAAAACAAAAGAAATATAGATTTGATAAAGGAGCTAATCCATTCTCATATTTTAATTCAATTTCTTTTAATTGTTGGAGAAGCCGTATTAAAAAGGAAAAACGTATGAGAGATACTTTAGCAGCATATCAAGAAGAGGTTTATAGTGTTATAGGACCACAAGTAGGGGTGGATGATCCTGTTAACCCTAATAAACGTAACAATAATGAAGCTAATTAAATCTAAGGTAGGGATATTTTCAGATCCACATTACGGAGTTCACCGTAATAGCGAAACATGGCACAAGACTGCTCTTGAACATGCAAAGTGGGCTGCTGCACAATTTAAACAAAGAAACATAAAAGATATAATTATACCAGGAGACATATTTCATGACCGTAATGATATTGCTGTTAATACTCTTCATAATGTTACTGATATTTTCGACGTCCTTAGGGACTTTAATATTATCATTACTGTGGGCAACCATGATGCTTTTTATCGCGATAACAGTACTATTAATTCAGTTTCTATTCTCAGAGGCTGGTCTAACATTACTGTTGTTGATACTCTTGTTGTGGCTGATCTTCAAGAGAAAAAAATAGCGTTCTGCCCTTGGGGACAAGATGTCAGTCAGATACCCGAATGTGATATAATCTTTGGCCATTTTGAAATTAATAGTTTTAAGATGAATGCATTTAAGATATGTACTCATGGATTAAAAGCATCTGATCTGTTGAGTAAAGCCAAGTTAGTTATAACTGGACATTTCCATCATAGAGAAGAACGCAAATATAAAGAAGGTACTGTTCTTTATGTAGGATGCCCATATCAACAAGATTGGGGGGATTACGAAACCACTAAAGGATTGTATATACTTGACTTGGAAACTGTAAAATACGAGTTTATTGAAAATACAATATCACCTAAATACAATAAATTAAAGTACACAGATATAGTTAATGAAGTTTATGAAGAAGAAGAACTTAAAACAATTATACAGAACAATATAATAAAGTTTTATGTGGATAAACAAGTAGAACCAGAAGTAATAGATAAAATAGTACGTAAACTATCATCTATAAAGCCTACTGAACTTACTATAGAATACGATTATGCTGAACTTTCAAAGTATAATGCAGAAGAAGCAAATGCTAAAAATTTTAATATAAGTGTTGAAAATTCTATACTAGAATTCATTGATTTACTTGATATTAAGAATAAAGATAAGGTAAAGACTTATATAACTGAACTTTACCACAAATCTATAAAAACATGAAAATTGGACTTGCAATCATAGCCTGTGACAGAATTGAATACACAAAAAAATGTGTAGAAAGTGTAATAACGAATCGAGGTAATGTAGATGAGCTTATTTTAGTTAATGATGGTATTAAAATACCTGACGGTACACTGAGTTCTGATATTGAAATCATGAACAATAGACCTCCGTATCAAACTGTAGGAGTAGCTAAAAACAATGCCATGCGGGTTCTTATGAATAGAAAGTGTGATCATATATTTCTTTTAGAGAACGACATGGTTATTAAATCACCTACTATATGGCAGAAATACATAGATACTGCCAATGCATCGGGTATCATGCATTTAAACTTTGGTTACCACGGACCTGCAAACAGAACATCAGATTATAAAAGTGCTAAAGCTCGCTACATTGTAGAGTATCCTAATAACGTAAAGGTTGCTCTTAATTTAAATTGTGTAGGTGCACTTTCTTATTTTAACAAAATTTTTATTGAACAGGTAGGTTATCACGATGAAAAGTTTAAGAACGCTTGGGAACATGTAGAGCTTTGTCAAAGGGGCATTAAAACTGGGTTCTTACCTGCTTTTTGGTGGTTTCCAGATGTAGCTAACAGTGATGAATTAATAGAAGAAATACCAGGTTCAATACAAAATAGCTCTATATCTCATACTAAAATATGGACTGAAAATATGATTAAAGGTTCTGATTATTACAGAAAACTTCATGGTGTGTCTGCTGTAGAAAATAAAGATACTTCGTTAAGCGTTGTATTAGAAAATTTAAAAACAATTTATAAAAAATACAAAGTATGAAAGAGCTTTATTTAAAAGACAGTACATTTGCTCATTGTTTGTTTAGTAATAACCCGTTACCACCTAAAACATTTACGGACAAAATAAAGTGGAATCGTAATACTGGACCGTCTTTAGAAACTATCTATACTGACAATCATTTAACTGAATGTAACGGTGGTATTGGGTGGTTATTAGAATCAGTAGGTGTATCTCCTGCAAATTACGAATATGTTAAATTAAACAGCAACAAGTTTAAGACAATTTGGACACATGAAAAGGAATTATTAACTAGTCTTAGTAATGCTCGATTCGTACCGTTTGGTGGCTGTTGGATAGATAAAGTTGATTACAATCTCTATACAGAACAAAAAAATAAGTTATTTTCTATTATTGCATCAGGTAAGAATCAGTTACCTGGTCATAAATTAAGACACACTATTATTAAAGCAGGCGGTTCTAAAATAGATGTATTTGGTAATGGTTACAGACCTATACCAGACAAGATTACAGGCCTTAAGAACTATTATTTTCATTTTGTTATTGAAAACTGTAAGAGAGATTTTTATTTTACAGAAAAACTTATCGATTGTTTAATGACAGGTACTATTCCGATTTATTGGGGATGTCCTTCTATAGGCAATTTTTTTAATGTAGATGGGTTTATTACGTTTGACACTTTAGAAGAACTAAAGGAAAAACTCAAGCTTTGTACACCTGAATATTATGCAAGTAAGGCTCAAGCAATAAAAGAAAATTTTAAACTTGCACAACAATTTTTACTAGCTGAAGACTGGATATACGAAACAATATATGAAAATAAAGCTTCTTAACCCGCTTGTTCATCCATTTAATACTCAACACACGTTACCGTGTTTGCGTAATAATTTAACTTTTGTCAACGATAACGATGACAATTTTGACATTGGTCTTGTTTTAGACCCTGCTGCAAATATTACAACTTTTAGACAATGTCTGCAAAAAGCATATGATTGTAAACAAAAAAATAGACCAGTAGTGTATATAGTATATGATCCTTTTGGTTTTGCTGGTCCAGATATTTTTATTAAAAATAATTTATTAGATAAAATTGTTTTGTTTGATAAACAGTTTAAAGATAGATTTCCTACAGTAGAAACAATTATTTCTGAATATGTTATGAATGAAGCATTGTTTCCTGATAAGGTACCAGTTAAAACAGGTAATTTATGTTATTATGGACATTTAGGTTTAAATAGAAAATTACCACCTAATACTGTTCAATTAAAAAACGAACACACAGATATACCTATAACGTTTGATAGTTTAATTGCTGAAGATTTTAAAAAACTATTCAGAACAGTCAGTACATATCATGGAAGCGTTATAGTACCTTCCGGGAGAGATGAAGCTGGTAATGGTATTTTATATCATAATAAAGGTAAGATTGTTGAAGCACTTATGAGTGGTACAACACCTTATGTAACAAATAAAATAGAGTCAATTACATATCAGAATTATATTAACTTTGATATTAACATATCACCTAAGGTAATAAACATAAGTGAAATTAGAAAAATAAATCAAAAAAATATAGCCAAGCTTTGTAAAGTTATTACAAATAAATGAACATATTAATTACAGGCGGTACAAGTATGGTAGGTAAACATCTACGTAAATACCTATCAGGTTCTATTTATAATACATTTTATTTGAGCCGTAAAAACTGTAATTTAACTGATTATAAATCAGTTGAAGAAGCGTTTAATAAATTTAAACCTAATATAGTGGTGCATTTAGCTGCTAAAGTGGGTGGCATAATGGATAACATTAACAACCCGGTAGAGTTTTTTGAAGACAACATTTACATTAATACAAACGTACTAAAAGCAGCTTATAAGTACAAAGCAGAACGTTTTATAGGAATTTTAAGTACATGTATTTATCCTGATACATTACCAGTAAATCAGTATCCTTTAAAAGAAGAAACTCTACATTTAGGACCTCCAGCATTAAGTAACTTCTCGTATGGGTATGCAAAAAGATGTTTAGGTGTACAAATAGATAGTTATAATAAACAATACGGTACAAATTATAATTATCTTATTCCATGTAATTTATATTCCGAATACGATCACTTTACTGGAGATAAAGCACATTTTGTTTCAAGTTTAGTACATAAAATAGCTACAGCTAAAAAGAGAAATGAAAAGTACATAACATTGTTTGGTACTGGTAAACCTTTAAGGCAGTTTATGTATGCTGATGATTTAGCACAAATTATATATCGCTGTATTACTACTAACACCTACCCTAATGCTAATGTTGCTACTAACGAAGTATATAGCGTAAAGCAAATTGCAGAAACCGCTCTAACTGTATGTGATGCAACAGACTTAGAAATTAAATGGGATAGTACAAAACCTGATGGTGGGTACAGAAAAGATGTATCATCTGAAGCACTTTTAAATGTATTTCCAGATTTTAAATATACTCTATTAACTGATGGAATAAAGAAAACTTTTGATAATTACTTTCATGGGCTGGTCACTTAACGAATCAAATTTCACTTTCTTAGACAAACTACAAATATGTTCGTTTTTTCTTAATAAGAAAAACTTTTGGACTATGGCAGATAAAGTACAAGAGTACGAAAACGCCATGAAAGATTATGTGGGTAGTAAATACTCTGTGTTTGTATCTAGTGGTTCAACTGCTAATACTATATTAGCAATGTACCTTAAAGATAAGTTTTACACAAAAGATAAAAACGTTGTAATTTTTCCTTCCACTACATGGATTACTTCAGTGTCTCCTTTCATAAGAGAAGGGTTTGAACCGAAGTTTATAGATATAGGATTTAATGATCTGTCTTTAGATCTTAACATACTCGCCACGTATTTAAAAGAAAATAAAGATAAAGTAGCTTGTGTGTTTATTACTAGTTTGTTAGGCTTTGTACCTGATATTGACCGTATTAAAAAGATAGAAGCAGAATTTGGGGTTAAAATAATGTTAGATAACTGTGAGAACACTCTTGGTCAATACAATCATAAAAACGTTTCAAGTTACTTTACTTCCACTACAAGTACTTATTTTGGCCATCAATTACAAAGTGTAGAGGGTGGTTTTATTTTTACTAATGATAAAACGGAATATGAATACTTTTTAATGGCTCGTAATCATGGTATGGTACGTAGTCTTAAAGAAAATAAAGAAACATATCAAAACCCAGACGTAGATTCTCGTTTTGATTTTAATATTTTAGGTAATAATTTCAGAAATACTAATATCAATGCATTTATAGGTTTATTAGATTTAAAGAGAAAAGAGTTTTATAAAGATAAAAGAGTAGAACTTTACAAATACTTCTACGAAAGTATAACAAACACTAACGTAATGCTTTGGAACGTTAGAACTGGCGGTTCATTTACTAGTCAAGAAGATGTACCTTTTTGTATACCTTTATATTTTAGGTTTAAAGAACATTATAAAGCTGCTCAAAAGTATTGCTTAGATAATAATATTGAATTTAGACCTATTATATCCGGTAATCTTTTACGACAAACGTGTTTAAAGCAGTATTACAGTAAAGACTTTGTTAATAGTGAACTACTGCATAATCAGGGATTTTATGTAGGTTTACATAGTAAAGTAAAAGAGCGGGATTTATTAAAATTTGCTACTTTTCTTAACGAAATACAACTTAAATCGTTAACCAGGTAGACGGGTATAGATCTGCTGTATTCCAGTCAGCGTACCCTGGACCAAACCACTTTTTAGGTGCCACGATAACTTTATTGGGGTTCTTATTAAACCATGCACCCCACCAACTAAAAGTACTATTAGCAATAATATTGTTACTGCACATACTCATAGCGCACATATCCACAAACGGGTTTTTGTTAGTGGAATATCTTACGTTGCCGTTATTACCTAAGGCTTTCATACACCAGTCAATATCATCTGAAAAAACAATATAATACTTTGACGCTGTAGCTTTAGAGGCTGCTGCATAATACTCAGGCCCCATGAGTGGGTGATAATACTGCTTCGAAGTAAAATCACCTCTACGTATGTGTATTGAAGTAGTATCTTCAGGTGTTATTTTATTTTCTGTAAAAATACTTTTTGCAGCTTCTATAATTTCATCCTTAAACGTTAAATTATCTAATATGTACTGTTTGTTGTGTATAAAATACTTTTCACTTTGAAAGTACCCCAATAAGTTTGTATTGTCTTTTATGTTGTATATTTCTTTTTGGAAGTGAAAACCGTTTTCTTGAAATGTATTAACAATTGTATTAGATTCATTGTTACTTAAAAACGGTACTTTTATGTTAAAACCATCAAGTATAGAATAATTAGTACATTTATAGTTTACATCAAAATATGTAGGGTTATTCGGTATCTTAACATCATACCCTTTATCTTTTGCAATAGATATGAGCGCAGCAAACTGAAACAAAGAATTACCCGTATTGCCGTTGCGGCCTAATGCTTTAAATGTAATCATTTCCAGTTCCAGGTACTAACTTCATTAATTAACTCTTGCTTAGACATTTTTTCAATTTTAAGATATTCTAAACGATTATAGTCTAGATACGGATTATAATTAAATGAGGTTTCTTTTCTTTCATGAGTTAAATGAAATAACGGTTTAGACACTCTAGCAATTTGATAGCCTAACGTTTTAAATCTTGTATGAATTTCATTATCTTCATACCCTAAACCTATAAATTTTTCATTAGCACCGCCACCTTCCCAAAACACATTAGTATCAAAAAATACTGCACCACCAACTGAATGCGGATTAAATAAAGTACATTCAGCTAAATTAATATCATCTAAACTATTAGTTTGCTTTATTTGCGAGTGGTATTTCTTAGGTACATCGTAAAACTTTCCATCATACGGGTAAACGATTTGCGCTTGTTTTGTTGAAATTATTTCAACTGACTTTTTAATTTGATTAGGGGTTAATAAAATATCCGCATCATAATGTACAATAACAGGGGTTTTGGCTTTTCTAGCAGCTAAATTAACACCTCTTTGTCTATTGAAAAACTCTTTAGTTTCACTAAAAACGTATTCACAATTATACCGGTTTTTTATTTTCGGCTGTACATCTTGTTCACAAATTACAATATTTGTGTTAAAGTGATACTGCAAATAATTGATAGTAGTATCTAAATTATTAAGACGATCCTCACTATCGATTTTTAATGCTATTAAAAAAGTTAAATCTTTTAAGTCAGTCATACTGTGACTGTATTTATACAGGGAGTCTGAATTAAGCAAGTAGATTTTAATGGATTATAAGCTATATTATAACTAATGCGTTATGTTTATTTTAAGCGTATAAAACTGTCTAATTTCTTATCTGTTGGTAAGAAACCTGTAGAAATTACGTTTAAACCAGGTCTTAATATTATTACCGGTCGTAATTACGACAAATCTGATAGAGCAAACGGTGTTGGTAAATCTACTATAGCAGATGCAGTGCACTTTGCTCTATATGGTAGTACTATACGAGACCTTAAAAAGGAAAACATAGTTAATAACCAAGCACCGGATCAATTGTGTGAAGTTGAATTAGAGTTTAGTTATCAGAGTGATAAAATAAACGAATGTAAAATCATAAGAACAATTAATCCTACTAGATGTTTATTCTATGTAAACGGAGAAGATGTTACTCGTTCTGGTGTACCACAAACCACAGAATTAATCGTAGATACAATTAAGACCTCTTCTGAAGTACTTCAAAATAGTATTATTATGTCTATTAATAATACTATACCGTTCATGGCACAAAAGAAAGTAGAAAAGCGAAAGTTTATTGAAGGTATACTTGGTCTTGAAGTGTTTGGAGAAATGTTATTACAGGTAAGATCTGATTATAACGATACTAAAAAAGCTTTAGATATTGAAACTACTAAGTTTGAAGAAACTGAAAGGTCTTTATTAGATGCTACTAAACAGAAAGACATTTACGAAGAAAACAAGAAAAAGAGATTAAAAGTATTGCAGGATCGGCAGTCAAACAACAAAAAAGAACTTGAGGATTTAAATGTAAAGTTAAGTAAATTTGAACCTGTAAACTCTCAAGCACAAGAAAAAATCGAAACAGATCTAAAGCTTTTAAAAGAAGCTGAGAAGAGTTATAATAAAAAAGTAGCCGGTATTAATAAAGTCGTAACAGAAGCAGAAGCGCATATTAAATTTAATACTGACCGTATTAAAAAAATTAAAAAAGTCGATAGTAAATGTCCTTATTGCGGTAAGGATTTAGCTGAAGCTGCTAACACCCAATACGAAAAGGATAAAGCTGACTGTGAAGTAGAAATAGTCAAATATACTGAAATAAGAGATAAAGAAAAAGAACGGTTAGTTGCTGCTCAAAAAGGATTAGATAAACTTGATACAGCTATACCAGCTATGGAGCGTAAATTAAATGAATTTACTTTACGTAAACAAGAGGTAAAGAACGTCGAACAACGAGTTAAACAACTTGAATCTTGGTTGCAGTCGTTAGTAGTTGATATAGATCAACTCAATAATGACTCCAATGATTTACAGGTTAGTATTGATAAGATATTAAGAAGACAGTTAGATATTAAAAACAGTACAGTCAATTTACAAGAAAAGCTAGATATTATTGAAAATGCTAAACTTATTACATCTGAAGAAGGCGTAAAATCGTTTATCGTTAAAAAGATACTACAAGTTCTTAATACTCGATTGAGTGTGTATCTACGTAAATTAGAAAGTAATAGTACTGTTGTATTTAATGAGTTTTTCGAAGAAATTATTACTAATGAGCGTGGTGTAGAATGTAGTTATTTCAATTTTTCAGGTGCTGAACGAAAAGCTATAGACCTTGCAATGCTTTTTACATTTCAGGATATACGAAGAGCGCAAGCAGATGTGTGGTTGAATTTAAGTATGTTTGATGAACTATTTGACTCATCTTTAGACGAGAAAGGTATTGAGTTAGTACTTGATATTCTTAAAGATCGAGTAGATAATTATAATGAATCAATTTACATCATTTCTCATCGTAAAGAAAGTAAAAAATACTGTATCGGAGGAGAAATTGTTTATCTTGAAAAGAAAAACGGCATAACAACTAGAACTACAAACTATGATAAATCTTAATAACGGAGTATTTGGTGCTCCACAACTACCTTTAGGAGCTCCTGCTTTTGGTAGTCCATTAGTAAATGAAACAGTACAACCTTCTGCTCCAGTTACAGGATTACCAGGCGGTACTAAAAGAGCTGTAAGTTATGCTGCAGATCATCAAGGTTGTGGTTTCTGGAGAATTCATTGGCCAGAAACAGTAATAAACGGCAATCAATTAGGAATTATTAACAATAATAATTTTATGATTTTACAGGATAATTTTTATGATGGAATTAGTTCTGTAAGAATACAAAGACAGGTTACTCCTACCCAATTACAATTTGTACAGTATTTAAGGGCAGTTTCTAACAAAACAAACAAGTTTAAGATTTACTATGATATTGACGATGTAATATATCCAGATGATATACCACTGTACAATAAAGCTAGAGAAGCGTTTGTAGATCCGACTATAACTCAAACAGCTGAAAAGATTATGCAGTTATGTGACGGTATTACAACCCCTACAGACTACATGTCAAAATATTATCAAGAAAAAACTGGGGTAAAAGGTATAACATTACCTAATTACATGCCTAAGTTCTGGATGGACAGATTTTATAGTAAAGTAAAAATTACAGAAAATTACGAAGCAAATAAGAAACGTCCAAGGGTAGGTTATATTGGCAGCCCCACACACTTTAATGTTGCCAATGTACCAGGTATAAAAGACGACTTCGGTGATATTGCAGATGTTATTATTAAAACATCTAAGTACTTTAAGTGGGTTTTAATGGGTGGTGTACCTCAAGAACTGCATCACTTAGTAAGAAGCGGTGACATTGAGTATACACCATGGGCTACTATTTGGAACTACCCTGCTGCATTTAGTAGTTTAAACTTAAACGCGGCTATCGCTCCACTACAAAATAACAAATTTAATTTAGCTAAAGCACCAATTAAGTATTTAGAAGCTGGTGCACTAGGCTTACCATGTATATGTCAAGATTTAACACCGTATAATACATCTCCGGTAGCACCTTTACGTTTCAATACAGCAGATGAAATGATTGATAAACTTAAAAAGGTCTTATCGGATCGCCGTATTTACCTTACAGAATCTGATAGTGCTCGTAAAGTTGCATCTAAATACTGGTTAGAAGATCATATTGATGAGTTCACGAGACTATATTTTTCTTGATATTTTGGTAAATGGTACCACAATATTAAGCTGTGTACCGAAACGTTTATTATAGTTCAAAAGATAGTATCTGTCATCTTTTTACATGGGATGAAAATGGTAATCGTGTTGTAAAAAAACAACCACATTTACCTTATTTCTACATAGAAACTAATCTTGATACGGCTGACGCTTTATCTATTTTTAATACTAAACTTAAAAAGAAGGTTTATAAAAATAGCTACGAACGTAATAGAGCGTCTCAAGATGGCGCTATTAAGCGACTATACCACAACATTCAAGTAGAACAGCAGTTTCTTATAGATACGTTTAAAGACGAATACGATAAACCTGAGTTTACTAAGTTTCCACTTAAGATATTTTTCTTAGATATTGAAGTTTATTCTCCAGATGAATTTCCGGAAGCTAAAGACGCTAAGCACCCTATTAATCTTATAACAGTTTACGATAATCTATCTGAAAATTTTTATACTTGGGGATGTAGTCCGTACAGTACTGACAGAAAGAATGTAATTTACACATTATGTAAAAACGAAGTAGATATGCTCAGTAAGTTTATCGAATTCTTTGAAAAAGACGATAATTACCCAGATATTCTTACTGGTTGGAATACAGACTTTTTCGACTTTCCTTACATTATTAATCGTCTTACAAGTATCTTCGGAGATGGTGCAGCTAAGAGATTATCACCTGTAAATAGCGTATGGTGTAGAGAGGGGATATTTGTTAAAGGACAGAAATTAGATAAGTGGTACATACATGGCATTGCAGCTATGGATTATCTTGAAGTGTATAAGGGATTCTCACGTCAATTACTTGAATCATACTCTCTTAACTTTGTTGCAGAACACGAGCTCGGAGAAGGTAAACTAGCTATTAATGCTACAAACCTAGCTACTTTATCTCAAAGCGATTGGAATAACTTTGTTAATTATAATATTCAAGATGTTGAACTGCTTGTCAGAATGGAGCGTAAATTACAGCTCTTTAAAATCATTCGCATGTTAGCGACAAAAGGACTAACAAGTTTTGAAGCTGCTTTAGGTAAGGTATCTATTGTTACTGGTTGTGTTGCGTTAGAAGCTTATAAACACGGCATGATTATACCAACTTTCGTGGGCGGACCACTAAGAGATGAAATTGACGGCGGTTATGTAAGAGAACCAGAAAGAGGTTTAAAAACTTCTATTGTTAGTTATGATGCTAACTCTCTATATCCTAATACCATTATTACTCTTAATATATCACCTGAAACTAAAATGGGTAAGATATTAAAGCGTACAGATGAAACAGTTACGTTGCTTACAGCTAGCGGTAATACTCATGAAATAACTGCTAGTAAGTTTGATAGGTTTTTAGAAGTTGAAAAGCTAGCTATATCTAAAGCAGGTGTACTGTATACTCAAAAGAAAAAAGGTGTTGTACCATCTTTAATTGATGGTCTTTACAGTGAACGTGTAAAAAACAAAAATGAGTATATAGACTATAAAAAGAAGCTAAGTAAATTAACCCCAAATACAGATGAGTACAAAACGTGTAAGTCTAATATGGAACGAGCTGACACCATACAGCACGTCATTAAGATTCTTCTTAATTCTATCTACGGTGTTTTTGCTAATAAGTTTAGCCCTATTTGTGATAGTGATCACGCCGGTAGCATTACTCTTACTGGTCAGTCGGTGGTTAAACAAGCAGGTGTTATCCTTGATACATATGCTAAAGAGCAATACGGAGTTGACGTTTCTCTTAATATATATGGTGACACTGACAGTACTCATGTTACTATTCAACCAATTGTTGATAAGCTTAAGATAAAGCTATTTGCTGAGGGTAAAGTAACCCCAGAGGGATTAAACCTGATAGATAAAGAAATAGGTACATATTTAAATAGTGAGATTAAGAAATGGTCTGCATCTGAGTTTAAATCTATTGACCCTCGTTACTTTTTTAAGAGAGAATCTATTTGTGATGTAGGTGTTTACCTACAAAAGAAACGTTATATTATACACGTATTAAACGATGAAGGTGCTGATGTTAATAAGTTTAAATACGTTGGAGTTGAAATTGCACGTTCTACTACACCTAAAAAAGCTAAAGAACTTATTAAGCGAGTCATTGAAAATAGTTTGTTAGGTCAAGATCATAATAAAGCTAATACTCTATATAGAGAGGTTTACGATACGTTTAAGAAGCTTTCTACTGATGATATCGCTATTAGAGGCGGTTTAAGTGATATTGAAAAGCATGAAGTCAAGGCTGAAGGATTTAAAATATCAAAAGGTACTCCAAATCACGTAAAAGGTGCTATTTGGTATAATCAGCTATTAAAACATAGAAATCTTGAAAACAAGTACGAAAGAATTACATCTGGCGGTAAAGTAAAGAAAATTTACATTGCAGGTAACAAGTATAATATTGATACTCTATGTTATACAGGTACTTTTCCACCGGAATTAAACGATTTTCAAGTTGATTATCAAGAAATGTTCGATACTATTATAACACCACCAGTTAAAGCTGTATATGACGCTCTTAACTGGCAATTACCACAAACTAATAGCGAAGTACAAACAGACTTATTTAATTTATTCTCATGATTAAAATTTCTCACGAATCTCCTTTAAGTATGCTCGAGATGTCTCGTACATACAACGATTATGATTATGCATTAGTGCATTTATTTGAACATCATGCTGATTATTATTCCTTCTTTGTAGATAGTTTAGAACAAGGTAGACATGTTCTATTAGATAACTCTATATTTGAATTAGGTACAGCTTTTGATTCTAAACGTTATGCTTACTGGATAGAAAAGCTTAATCCCACTGAATATATTATACCAGATGTATTAGAAGATTGTAACGGTACAATTGAATCTGCTAAGAAATGTCTATGGAGAGAGTGGGATTTTCTTAATAACTCTAAAACTATCGGTGTTGTACAAGGTAAAACTTATGCAGAGTTAGTTAAATGTTATGTAACTTTAGATCAAGAAATTGATGTAGATAAATTAGCTATATCGTTCGATTACTCTTATTATCTTAAACTATTTCCGCACCCTAACAAGTGGGTATCTTATATGATGGGTAGAGTAATAACACTCACCCAATTAATGAACGATGGTATTATTAATAAAGACAAACCTCATCACTTACTAGGTTGTGCTCACCCGAGAGAGTTTAGTTTCTATCAAGGTCCTGAATATAATTGGATCGAAACATTAGATACATCATCTCCTATTGTTCATGGTATTAAAAGAATAAGATACACTGACGCAATAGGTAACTGGAAAAAAGAGTCTACTAAGCTTGTAGATCTGTTAGATGTAGTACCAGACACAATACAAGAAAGAATCATTGCAAGTAATTTAATTGAGTTTAGAAATTACGTTAATGGATGACAACTTTAGAAGCTATAACTAATTCTGTTCATGCAAATTACCCCCACCTCTTGGCAGATAATGTTTCTGTTCGGAATTATTATTTTTGGGATTGTATTCGTAATTGTGAACTCCCAGTAAAAGAACTATCTGATGTTAAACCTTACCTAATAAAACACGGTATTGTTGATTTTACCCTTGTAATTTTTTTTAGTGATAATACAATAGGGTTTCGCTTAAATATATGAAACGCAATATAATCTGGAAAGCATTTTTTTCTCAGAGTGGTTCTGAGATATATGAACTATCTACAAAGATAGGGCGATTTCCAGATGCAATTATTACTAATAAAAGCTTTGAAGATTTAGATAAAATTAACCCAAAATTTCTTGAAAGATGTTTTGATCGTTTTATTTTTATACCTAAAAAGCCAACTGTACAAGAATATAGAGAAGCTATTAAATTTACTGATATAATTACATTACACGGGTTTCTTCGTATTGTACCACCAGAGATATGCAGTAAATTTAAAATATATAACGGTCACCCTGGTCTTATTACTAAATTTCCTGAATTAAAAGGTAAAGATCCACAAGCTAAAGTGTGGCAAACATACCCCACAAAAAAGTATAATGTACATGGACATGTTATTCATGAAGTTATACCAGAAGTAGATGCTGGTAGGGTCGTTTCAGAGACAAGTTTTAAAACAGAAGATTTGTATACGGATTTTAAAAGTTTGGATTTATTTATTGAGGATTTACATAAACTTGCAATTAATAATTGGGTTGCGTTTATGAAGAATAAAATATTAAATAATAAACTATGAGAACTAATTATAAAGCTGCTATATGTGGCGCTCATTCACAAGGTAAAACTACTTTAGTAAAAGCTCTAAAGAATGAATTGTTTTTAGACGACAATCATTTTTCATTTAGAACTAATTTAACTAGAGGTTTAAAAGATTTAAATGTACCTATTAATGAAGGAGGTACATCTTTAACGCAATACTTGGTGATGGCTAGACACTTAGAATTTGCTTTAACTCCAGGTAACTGGGTATTAGATAGAGGTGCTTTAGATGGTATATCCTACACTTCATATTTTTATGAAAAGGGTCAAATTAACAAGGAGATATATCAAGCTGCCCTAAGCATCTATGAACAATTAATAAAGACCTATGATAAGATTTTCTATATTGTACCTGAACTTGATTTAAAAGACGATGGGGAAAGAAGTACAGGTAGAGAGTTTTTTGATGGAGTGGTAAAACAATTTGATTTTTATATCAAACATCACTCAATGCCTACAGATAAACTTGTTTATGTGATGGGTACTGTTGAAGAAAGAGTTAACAAAGTAATTACTGAAATACAAAAAGATTTTACAAATGAGCTATAACACTAATAATATTGACAAAGTACTTGGACAAAGAGTAGATTCTCCAACTACTTATACACCTGAAATATTGGTTCGAGAAGAACGTCAACGCAATCGTACGTACCTCGATCTTAAGAATAAAGACCTACCGTTTGTAGGTTATGATATTTGGAACGGCTATGAATGTAGTGCATTAACAGATAAAGGCTTGCCTGTTACTTGTGTTGCAAAAGTAGTATATCCTTGTACAAATGATTTCATTGTAGAATCTAAATCAATGAAACTTTACTGGAATTCATTTAATATGCAGCATATGGGTAAAACCAGTGCTCAAGTACTTAAGAACATTAAAAAGACAGCAGAGAAGGACCTTTCTTTATTACTTGAAACGAATGTAAAGGTAGAACTGTTCTCTCAATTACTGAGTAAAGAACATTTTGATAATAGACTCTTTGATGTATATAATACTGAAGAACCTTATGGTTGGACCGTACTTGAAAATATACCTAAAGCAGAAAAGCTTAAATTTACAGTGTTTAACGAAACACCAGATTTATTAAAAATTAATAATAAATCAGTAGGTACTGTAGAGGGTCATTATATGAGCTCTCTTTTACGTTCTAATTGTAAGATCACCAAGCAGCCAGATTCCGGAGACATTTATATCTATTATAAAGGGAATAAAGCAGTCAACGAAAATTCTTTACTTGAATGGGTTGTTTCATTACGTAATGAGTGCCATTTTCATGAAGAAATTTGCGAAGCCGCTTATAAGCGTCTTTGGGACTTACTAGAACCACAAGAGCTTTTAGTAACATGTTTTTACGCTCGTCGTGGCGGTTGGGATATTGTACCTACTAGAGCATCTCACAAAGATTTATTGGATAGTAATTTAGTTAATCCTAAAGCTCTTTATCATAAATTTCCTCGTCAATAACCTTGATTAAATTAAAATATCATATAATATAACTTTATGGAACCAAAAATTATTGTTTTTCTTGATAATATTCAACGCACTATTGTTGCTACCTTAGTAGAACAGACTGATACTACCTTAACCATTACTAAGCCAGCTATCTTAAACGTAGCTCCTACTAATGAAAAGAAATTACAAGTACAGCTCTACCCTCTACTTTTTAGGGAATTCTTAAAGAACAGAGACGTTGCACCAAACTGGACTTATAGTTTAGAAAATGTAGCTATTGCTTCAAATATTGAACTAGAAGCAAATCTTGTTGCACAATACATAGAAATGTTTAAGCCTGCTGATACAGCAGCTCCTACTATTAAGCTTTTTGACGCTGACGACAAAAGCTAATCTATATGGCACGTAAACCACGTACAGAAAACAATAACGAAGAGACTAAGGTTTCTTCGTTAAAAGATATCTTTGAAGCAGTAGATGCACTTAATACAGATGCATCTATGCTTTCTGAGGATAATTCATTATCTATTGTAGGTGACTGGATTGATACAGGTTCTTATGCGCTTAATGCTATTTTTTCTGGATCTTTATATAAGGGTATTCCTGTTGGTAGGGTTACTGGTTTCTCCGGTCCTTCCGGTGCAGGTAAGACACTCATTGTTAATAAGATCATTGCTAATGCACAAAAGAAAGGTTATTTTGCAGCTGTATGGGACACAGAAGCAGCTGTAGATAGGCAATCTGCAGAAGGAGTAGGCGTTGACCCTAAACGTCTTAAGTATTATCCTGTTGAAACAGTAGAAGATTGTCGTAATCAAATCGCTACATTCTTAGATAAAATTATTGCAGCTAATGATCCTGATCTAAAGGTTATCATTGCTATTGATAGTCTTGGTAATTTAGCAAGTGCTAAAGAGCTTCGAGATGTTACTGAAGGTAAGGATGCAGCAGATATGGGTACAAAAGCTAAAGCTATGAAGTCCATGATGCGTGCACTTACGTTTAAAGCAGCTAAAGCTCGTGTGCCTATTTTGTTCACTAATCACATTTATGACAACCCGACATCCTTATATCCTGAATTGGTTAAAAAACAATCCGGTGGTAGTGGCCCTATTTATCTTGCTTCTTTGTTGGTACAGCTTGCGACTCGAAACGAGAAGATTGATAAAAACGAAGGTGAAGAAGCAATCGCGGTAGCTCATAATGTAAGTGGTGTTACACTTTCGGCTATGACTGTAAAAAACCGTTTTGCACCTCCTTTCTTAAAGGCAGAACTGTATAACAATTTCCGTACAGGATTAAGTCGTTATGCAGGTCTTAAAGATATGGCAGTTGCATTCGGTGTAATTCAGCAAACCGGTTCTACTTTTCAATTTAACGGTGAAAAGATCGGTTATGCTAAAACTTGGGAAAACGATACAGAGTTTTGGGAAAAGAAGGTTATACCAGCTTTAGAAGAAACTCTTAAAGAAAAGGTACGGTATGGTGGGGCGTTAGATGTAGTGCCTGACGAACCGTTAGAAGAAACTACAGAATAAAACAAAAAAAGCTAAGGGCAACCTTAGCTTTTTTTATAATATGAGTTATAATAAAGATATGAAGAACAAACTTCAAGTTAATACTGAATACTTTGAAAGTATAGTAGCATGTAATGCACTTACAAACTCTTACTATACTTCTTTAGTGTTCAATTATTTAACACCAGAAAACTTCAAGCAACCTGGTAATAAGTTAGTAATCAGTATAATAAAGGATTTCTACGCAAAGAGAAACACGTTACCGACTACTACTGAAATAAGAACATATCTTAACAAAGAAGAAGACATAAAACTAATAAAGGAAACGTTTAGTTTCTATAAACAAATAGAAACTGGAGACATAAATGAACTTATTAGTAACACAGAAGTATTCTTTAAAGAAAGAGCTGTACACTCTGCAGTTCTTAAAATTGTAGATGACGTTACAAATGATAAAGCCGATTATAGTAAGTTTTTAACTATATTTGAAAAAGCTTGTAATATTAGTTTAGTAAGTGATATAGGTTTAGACTTTTATGGAGATTACCAGAGGGTTATTAAAGAGCTAGGTGCACACAATGAAGTAATACCTACCGGTTGGGATTTTATTGATTCAAATATTGGCGGTGGTTTATCTAAAAACGGAAGAGCACTTTATTTATTTCTTGGACCTACTAACGTCGGTAAAAGTATATTTTTAGGTAATGTTGCAAGTAATATGGCTGAAAAAGGACTTACAACAGTTCTTATTACTTTAGAAATGCCTGAAATTATGTATGCTAAGAGAATTAGTAGCCACCTTTCTAAAATTCCAATGAAAGATCTTCAAACTAATATTGATTCGTTGGAAACGTATTTAAAGGGAGTAGTAGAACAAAGAAAACACAAGTTAATCATTAAGGAATTTCCGCCTAAAAGTACTACAGTATCTGGTATTAAGAGCTATATTGAGTCTCTCATTAAAAAGGGGATAAAACCGGATATACTCGTGATAGACTATCTTGGACTACTTAAACCAAGTGTGGGTGAAAATTCTTATGAACAAGGCAAAGCAAATTCAGAAGAATTAAGAGCATTAACATATTTTTTTAATATACCTATTGTAAGTGCAATTCAAACTAATAGAGAAGGTATGGAATCGCCTAGTTTAGATACAATATCTGAATCCTTTGGTGTTGCAATGACTGCAGATGTAGTTTGGTCTATACATCAAGAAGAAGAGGACAGGGAATTAGGATATATTAAGGTAGGTGGTATAAAAAACCGTTTAGGACCTAAACACGGTGCAACTTCAATGAAAATTGATTATAACACCTTGACACTCACAGAAGAAAGTGATTATATCGGATTAACATCATATAAAAAAGATAAAAATGCCGATATAGCTTATGATTTGGAAAAAAAACTGGAAAATATAAGCAAATAAGTTAAATAGAATAGTGAGTAGTAACAATATATACGTTTTTACAGATATAGATTTAGACGGAACTGCAAGTCTAATTGCTCTGCATTGGGCGTTAAATGCAAAACCAGGCACTATACCTTTCAAAGGCGTAACTGTTACTAATTTTAGAAAAGAGTTTTTAAAATGGGCTGAAACTGATAGTATCAATAATTACGATGCTGTTTATTTTTTAGATTTAGATACTGGCAACTGTATTGACTTAATTGATAACCCGAAATCAATTATAATTGATCATCATTCTACTCATGAAAAAGTAAAGAGTCAGTATAAAAACGCAAAAACAAATATTACTGTAACGAGTTCATGTGCAAAGCTAGTATATAATCATTTTAAAGATAAATTAACATTAACCCCTGAGCAAAGGCAGTTTATAGTGTTAGCAGATGATTATGACAGTTATCAATTTAAGCATAAAGAAACTTACAACTTAAATTGTTTGTATACTAACACGCAGCGTACATTAGACAAGACTCGTTCACATAAGTTTTTAGAGAGATTTTATAATGGTTTTGATCAGTTTACCCAAATGGAAAAAAATCTAATTAAAGATCATATAACAAATAGAGATTTAACCATAAAAAACTTACAAATATTTTCAGGTACTGTAAATCTCAACAAAACACCCTGGAAAGTTACCGGTACAATGGGAAGCAAGTTTGTTAACGAAATTTGTGATTATTTGATTAAAGAACATAGTTCAGATATAGTATTTTTTATTAACCCTAACAATTCTCACGTTTCTTTTAGAAAAAATAAGAACTGTACAATAGATCTTTCAAAGCTATCAGCTAAGCTTTGTGAAGGCGGTGGACATGAATATGCTGCAGGCGGTAAGGTTACCGACGCATTCATGGAATTCACTAAACAATTAACCTCAGTAGTGTAATGTCCGGTGTAATTGGTGCCTTACAAGATGCAGTTATTAATAACCCGCTAAGTTCTTTAACGGATGAAGAGATAGAGTTTGAATTGATTAAGTTTAGTTCTTTCTGTTCTATTATACATAATAAAAAACTTAATAGTGTTACAATTTTTTCATTGATTGTTAAAAATAAGGTCTATAAAAAGATCTTTATGAGAATGGTACAATTAGATAGTGAAAGAGAAGCGTTATTGCTATTTTTACGGTATAATCCTAACTTATGCCGTAGCAAAGTTGTGAGAGAGGTGTTAAAATCATGAGACACCTAAATGAACGTACCAGAAATATATAATGCTTGGTTGGGTACTGCTAAACGAGCGCAAAATGCTCCGTGGAGGCCTCGAAAGGATTTTAGTACTTTTGAAAGTACACCGGAAGGAGTAATTTGTAAGAGATTGGAACTGTTTTTTAAAAAACTACCGCAGATATCTCCTTACGATTTCTTTCAAGCTCCTTACATTATATATAAAGATGAAACGTACTTCCCTTTAAATTTTTACACCACTCAAAAAGCAATTGCAGTATACAATAATCTTTTAAAACAAAGAAAAGAAGAATCCCCGGATACAGAAGATCAAATAAACGATATTAAAAAGACTTTAAAATATATAGGCACGTACTGTGTGAACAATAAAATAACATTAGAACAATACTGTCAAAGTAATAGCGGATATGTATCTACTCCGTTTGTTGATTATGCTAACGGTTTAATCAACATTTATGTATTGATCAAGTTGCCTTTCTTTGAAACTAACCTAAACTTATTTACCCTTCAAGATAAAGAAATTTATTTAAAAGGTGCTGTTAATAACATTGCAAAATATAAAATGAGATTAAACGCATCTGTTAAAGCAAAAGACATTATTGATAAGGGCATACAACTAATAACTAAAATAACCAAAACTAATAAAATTAATTAATATGAAAACTACATTCAACGCAAGTATGTTTGAAAGCATTAAAAGTGCTTTAGAAAACTCGAAGACAAAAACTAATGGTGGTCCTAGCTATAAGGAAATTCTTTCTATTGATGCTCCTTCTACTGTTTTAGTAAGGCTTTTACCTAATAAGAATAAACCTGCAGAAACATTTTTACACTACTACCATCACGGTTGGAATAATGTAGTTAATGGTAAGTATGTAAATATCATTTCACCAAAAACATGGGGTGAACGTTGCCCGATTAGTGAGTTATATTTTAAGACTTTAAGAGACGGCAGTGAAGAAGATATTGCTCGCGCAAAAGCTAATATCCGTATCAAAGAAAACTGGTATGTTAATGTATATGTTATTCAAGATCCTAAGAATCCTGAAAATAACGGCACAGTTAAAATCTTACGTTACGGTCGTCAACTTAACAAGATTATTGAATCAGCAATTAATGGAGATGATTCTGCTGAATTTGGAGCTAAAATCTTTGATTTAAGCCCTAACGGTTGTAACTTACGTATTAAAGCAGAACTAGTTTCTGATAAGCCAGGTGCGCCTGTTAAATACCCAACATATGTAGCATCAAAGTTCTTAAACCCTAGCCCTATTGAAGGTTTAGATGACAGTAAGGCTGAAGAAGTTCTAAACAGTGTACATGATTTAAACTCCTTCTTAACTCATAATACAGCAGCAGAAATCGAAGAATTCTTAAATATCAATTACTTCGGTAAAGATGCAGCAGCTCCTAAGCAAACGGCACCTGTTGATAATGATGACGATGTACCATACGATACACCAAAATCCTCTTCAGTAAAGCCTGTAGTTAAGCAAGCTGTAGAAGTTGCTTCTGATGAAGTTTCTGTAAATGATGATAAAGTGAAATCAATTCTAGACGGACTTGATGATCTATAATCCTAATGACTGAAGAACAAAGAAGACAGCAAATATTACAAGCACGTCAGCAGGCCGCTCAACAGCGGTCTGCTGTTCCTGCTATGTCTAATGAAGAAGCAGCTAGAATAGCTACTGCACCTAATGGTCTTACCCAAGAACAAATGATTGCTGCAGCTATGTTAGGTAAGCTTGTACAGAACAATATAACAGATATTAAGAAAGCAGCTGTTGGAGGTAATTTAAATATAACCGATGTTAATATGGCTCAATTAATGCCATCTCAACTCGCTAAAGCTGCTGGTATGGTACCTCAACAAAGCCAGCCACCTAGACCTGCTCCAGTACAAGCACAACCTATACCTCAACAATACGCTCAACCGAGCCCACAACTTTTTGTACCATCTGCACCTCAACAACCAGCACCTTTTGTAGTTGCTCCAGAAGTGCAACCTGAACTTTTTACTACTACTCCTCAACCATATAATGACCCTAATCAAATGGAGTTTGATTTAAATAAACAAACTCGTTATGAAGATATTATAAATGCTATTGATAAATTACAAAACTCGGTTAACATATTAACAGATAAAGTTAACGCTTTAGCTGATAACAATAATAAAAAAAAACCGAAAGTAACAAATGGAACTCAAGCTGGCTAAAAAAGATTTTACGGACAACTTCTTAAGTGTAATAGGTAAAGTAGTAGATGTAGCTTCTGTAAAAGTAAATAAAAACGGTTTAAGTGTAATATGTAATAAACCAGAAACAGGAGTACTTGTTTTAGGTAAATACAGTTACCCTTTTAACGTAGATACCGAGCAATCCCTTAATATTGGGGATATTAAGAAGTTACTACGAGTTATTGATTGTATTGAAGAAGAAGATGTAACTTTTACTATTAACAGTAATAATCTTGTTTATAGGTCATCTTCTATTCAGTTTAAATTTCACTTTATTGATGATGCTATAGTACCTAAGACATCCGTAAAACAAGAAAAAATCGATGCTTTAGTGTTGGATTCCTATTTTGATATAGAACATAAGAAATTACAAGAAATCTTTAAAGTAAGTTCATTTACTACGGACACTAATAAGATTTACATTTACGGTCAAACAGACGGAGTATATTGTGAGCTAGGAGATAAAGAAAAGAGTAATACCGACAGTATTAACCTTAAAATATCTAATAAAATAGAAGGTCAACCATTACCTCAAGTATTACCTTTTACGTTAGATGTTTTTAGAACTCTATCAGGTATACGTTTTAATAAAGCTAGAGTAGGTATTAATCTTAAAACTAAAGTAATGGTGTTTTACGTTAAACCTACAGAAGAGTCTGAATTTAAATTTATTATCTCAGGATTAGTAAAATAATGGCTAATAAAATTACAACTCAAAGCTACTTTATTAAGAGACTCAAAGACTCAGGTTATGTAGTGTATAAACTCTTTGACGAGTACAGTGAAACAGATCCTCGTAACTGGACAGTAATGATTGATCCAGGCAATGCATCGATTCTTTGCACTTGCTATGTAAACGATCAATCTATGTTTGGAGACACATATTTTGAAATATATGATGGAGGTCAATTTATACCTGAAAAATTTAAGTTGAAAACCGACTCAATTGAGGTTATAATAAGTTATCTTGTAAAATACGGTATTAATAATAAATCTGAAACATATATTAAAAACAAACATGATTAAAAATCTTTTCTCTACCCCTTTATATATTGCTAAGTTTGAAGAGCCTGTATTTAGCTTAGTACAGGAAAGTTTTGAACAAGTATATCAAGACCTTAAACAAAAAAATACATTTGACAGACAAAAAGGCTGGAGAGGTACTCACTTAATAAATGATCCTACTTTTAATAGTAATTTAATTACAGATTACAAGATTAATATATTTAAAGGAGAGTTACTTAAGCACGTAATTACATACCTTACTCATCTCAATTATAATAAAACAACAAATTATAACATTTCAGAGTCCTGGATGACCATTTCAAATAAAAATGACTATGCTTATGCCCACACTCATGGTCCAGTCGACTTATGTGGGGTTTATTATTTTAAAACAAATAGTAAAGATGGAAAAATTATTTTTAGAAACCCTAATTTTATGTTAAATGCTTCCTGGTGTTATAATTCAATACTTGAGTTAGAGTATATAACCCCGGAGGAAGGTATGTTGATTTTATTTCCTTCTTGGTTATTACACAATACTGAACCTAATACTACTGATAATGAAAGAATTAGTATTTCTTTTAATTTACTTTTTAGTCGACACTCAACTGTTTCATGAAAACATATACAACAGGAGAAAATTTTATACACGTGAAAAACACAAATACTCAAACATACGATTGGCTTGGCGAAGATAAAGAAAATACTAATACTATAGATTTTAGTAAAGCAAATTTAGGTTACAAGGAACCTGATCGTAACTACGATACTAATCTTAAAGTAGACTCTAATTATATTGCTACTTTACCTGATTTACAGAACGGACCTTCATCTCTAATACAAGGTGCAAAGGTAGCTATTCAACAAGTAGGTATTCATAATTTTAAATTACCACTTAAATGGACAAAAGCAGATGGATCAGTTATTGAATTAGAAACTGCTGTTACAGGTACAGTTTCTTTAGCTGCTGAAAAGAAAGGTATTAATATGTCGCGTATTATTCGTTCTTTTTATGAGCATAAAGATAACGTATTTGATGCTAACTATATTGAAGATGTTTTAAAACTTTACAAAAAGAACTTACAAACATTTGACGCAAAGATTATTCTTAAAATATCTTATCCTATCATTCAACAGAGTTTGCGTTCCGGCAATGCAGGTTATCAATACTATAATATTGCTATTGAGTGTAACTTAAACCAACAAGGTGTATTTGATAAAATTGTACATTTTGATTTTGTTTATTCCTCTGCTTGTCCTTGTTCTTTTGAATTAGGTGAACACGCTCGTAAGCATCGTAATAAAGCAGTCGTGTCTCATTCACAACGTTCTACAGCCCGTATATCGTTAAAATACAACGACCATATTTGGTTTGAAGAAATACAGCAAATGTGCTTAAATGCTCTTAAAACAGAAACACAAGTAATGGTTAAGAGAGAAGATGAACAAGCTTTTGCTGAATTAAACGGCGCATATCTTAAGTTTGTTGAAGATGCATCTCGTTTATTGTACGAGGAGTTCAATAAAGAAAAGCGAGTAGTAGACTTTAAAATTGTATGCAGTCATTTAGAAAGCTTACATTCTCATGATGCTATTGGATGTATTGTTAAAGGTATCCCTGACGGCTTTACAGCTACTGTATCAGAGGCAGAATTACGTAGTTTAGTGCGATAATTCTGTAAATATATATGGTGAAAAAGAACATTAAAAATTCAAAAACTACTACAACTAGTAAAACTAAAAAAACTTCTTCACCTTCTCCTACACCAACGGTGGTAGTTACAGATAAACTACCACCCACACCTCTAGACGTAGCAAAAACTATAGTTGATCCTGAACAGAAAAAAATACAAGATATGCTTCTGTTAGCTCAACTTGAATATGCAAGTATTAAGAGTAAAGTAGTAAAAGAAAAAAAGAGAGAAATCGAGAACCTTGAACAAATGATCAAAGAGTTCATGGGTCCGTTTATGATTATTGGTTACGACCTTAATAATAATCCAATTGAAATGGTTTCTGCAGATTCTTCTGCTGATCAAGATGCAATACTTGAACGTTTAAGACGGGTAATGTATAAAATTAATCAAAACATTGCTAATTCTAACGGTAGTGATCCGTATGGTTTCAATCCTAATTAAAAAAATAAAATTACGGCTTTTAAATAAAAACCGTTACATTTACGTAGTTTTACAAGGTAAATTTAAGGGTGAGTGGCTGGTAAAGATAAAAGAAAGTGAGGAGGAATGTACATTTTTTTCTTTACCTGATAAACATACACGAATTATACCTAAAACAGAGTTTAACTGGGGTATTGCTAATAAAGTATTAGAACCTGTAGATGTACTACCTAAATCGGTGTATGATGTATGTTTAGCTGAGTATTATAACTCTTTAACTACATCTATACCAAAAAAATAACAATTTTACCGGGTATTTTTAGGGGTTTATAGTAAATATACACATATATGTATCCTAAAGTAGAGCCTAGACCAGTTACTTGCACCACTTGTGGTCAACCTCATGTACATCCTCGTGTTATGCGAGTTAATAACGGTAAAAATATTGTTAATGAAGCTCACTGGATTTGTCCAAAATGTTCTAATAGATTTATGGTTGGAACAATAAGTATTGAACCTGGTGAAAACAAGAAAAACTAAAAAACTATTAGACGAATCCTCCTATTATACAGGAGCACAAACTGGTTCTCAAGCGCCAGAGACTACTTCTGCGTATGAATTTAGCAAAGATTCAGTTCCTACGCTAAGCAAAATGTCCTCTGTAAAGGATAGAGATAGACAGTTAGGTTTAGCAGAAGATTTACCATTCCCTCTTCAAGATTCTTTAAAAGATTTAGCAAATCTTTACTTAAAAACTCAAGATTTAAGAAATAAAGCACGCCAAGCAGAGAGTTTACCGCTTTTTAAAGGTAAAGAAAAAGAACTCAACAAGTTTCGTCGTAAGTTAAACGGAATTATGGTAGCTTGTCGTAAATTAGCTGCTGATTTAGACAAGTTTTCTCTTGCACCAAAGTAAAAAAGACCGTTTAATACGGTCTAATGAATAATAACTTATTAGCCTTATTAAAGTCTATAGTTATAACCATAATAATTTCATCAGTTGCTGGTGGAATTGCACAGTTTACAGGCCATTCGTTCGGTCTATGGTTTATAGCTATATTTTTAACACAATTCATAGGTTTTTACCTATTTAATACATATATAGAATATAAAGCTGCTCGTGACAAAAGAGTGTTTCAGTTAAGAGAGGTTGAAATTATAGCACAAAACACTATGAAAGTAGAATGTGCTGCATGTCATAAAGAAAATGAAGTACTAATTCGTACTTCTGAAGAAAATCGTTTTGTTTGCGGCCACTGTAATGTTAAAAATTCAGTTTATTTAACGGCAGAAACAGCAATAGTAACAGAACCAATGTATGAACCAGCTCCGATCCCTAACACAACATCAACAAATGGATTATAATACCGTAGAAGCTACGACAAATAAGATTACTCTTTATGAATTTGCTCGGTGGGCAGCACTACTTGAAGCAGTTGATATAATTGCTGATAAATGTGAAGATAAAGGTATTAACTTTGATAGCCCAGAAGGTATGAAATTTATTAAACCTTTAGATATACAAGATTATGTTAATAGACGTACTGATACGCTTATTATGAAATTTAAAACCGCTAAAGACATTGAACATAACTTATACAGCATAAAATGCCTACAAATAGAAAAACAATTAAAACGCTTGGAAGTGAGCGAGTAATAATTCTCAGCGGAGAAATTACCGAATCTAGCGCTGCAGAAATAGTAAGACAGTTGTTTCTGTTAGATAAAAAGTCTAATAAAGATATACTTTTAATTATTAATTCTGATGGTGGTAATATTGAAGATGGTATTTTTTTAGCGAACGTGTTTAAGCTTTTAAAAAGTGATGTAGCTATACTAGTACCATCTAATGCTCAAAGTACCGGTACCTTTTTACTTGCATCAGGTACGAAAGGTAAGCGTATTGTAATGCCAGGTGCTGTTGCAATGATGCATGGTTCAATTTATTCTATGTCTGAATTACCACATAAAGTACAAAAAAGCGATGTAGACTTTCAAGAAGGTCGGGAAAACTATATTGCTCAAAGATTAGCAGATTGTGGTTATAAACATAAAGAACATAGCCTTACTTCAGAATACCATCATTACGTAGGTATTGAAATTATAAATGTAGGTTTAGCAGATATAATGATTAATTCTCTTGAAGAATTACATAAAATAATTAACATTTAATATATGAATACATTATATCGTACTAAATGTTATACTATTGGAGCAATGGAGTATGCTGATGGTAGTAACTGGAGAGAAAAAGTAGAAAGCTCTTTATTACCACGCAACATTACAGTTTTTAACCCGTACAAAAAACCGTTTATTAGTGATAGCGACGAATCACCAGATGTACGTATTCGTATGCGTCAACATATGAAAAACGGAGAATACGATAAAGTAACTGAATGGGCTAAGACTATTCGTAGATTTGATCTTAACTTAGTAGATAGATCGGATTTTATTATTGCTTATATTATACCGAGCACTGCTAGTTGGGGTACAGCTGAAGAACTATCTACCGCTGTAGCTTCACGAAAACCTATATTTGTCGTTATTGAAGGTGGTAAAGAAAATACGCCTTTATGGCTTATGGGGCAACTTAAACATAAATATATATACAACACTATTGATCAAGCTCTCAGTATGATTGAAAACATCGATGATGGTAAAGTCGTTATTGATAGCCCGACATGGCGTTTATTAAAAAAACAATACAGATAATATGGCATACTCAGCAAGACCAGTTAAAGATTTTTTACAAGTATTTGATGCACTAACCGGTGCACCTTACTTTTCAATACATCTTGGTTCAAGAGAATTAAGCTCGTTTTTTATGAATGGTAATACATTAACCGTTACATATAAATCAGGAACTACAGAGGTTTGGAATTTAACAAAACGTCAAAAAGTACGGTAATGACTCAAGAGTTTATAATAATGGATGCATCTGTTACGTTTGTAAATGCACGTAACATATTACAAGAAGGTTTATTGTTTTATGGTAATAATGACTGGGGTAAAGACTTAAATAAGGCTAAAAAATACCCAGATACGAATGAAGCAATAAATGAAGCAAGAATTCTTAAACAAGAATTACCTGTAAAGGTACTTTTAGTACAAAATGATAACGGCCGTATTGGAGTCGGAGAAGTTAAATTTTAATTAAATAACATTAAGATTCATTGCTATACTAACTCTATTTTCATTACTCATATTTTTATTAACCATATGAGAAATATTAGACCTAAAAACAACTAAATCGCCTTCTTGAGGATAAAATCTAAATACTTTATTAGAAGCTTTTGCGTATTCAGTTGCTGGCAATGCAAACATATCTGAATCCGCTTCATGGCTTTTAAGAATAAGTTCCCCGCCATTTTTAGGCGCTTTTACATAATATACTAAACTAAAATGACTATTGTTGTGTATATGATACTCTTGAAAATTGCCAGGTAAAGCTACGTTAAGCCAGGCATTAATACATTCAATTCTCTTATTTACCACTCCAAATTTTGTAGCAAACATAGCAACTTGTTGTTTACATTCTTCAATTAAATCTTTAAACAGTGGGTCTCTCGTTAATTCATATGTATACATTGTATTAAATGTATCACAATTCCAGTTTGATATTACAGGAGAAAATTCTTTAAGTTCTAAGGATTTTTTATAGAATAGTTCGTTCTTATCTTTAAACAAATGTAGTATGTTTTTTTTGTATAGTAGCTCTACGAACATTACGTTTATACCAGTTTGTACTTGTTCTGTTTGTGTAGGTTCTTTATACATAATATAATATTAACTACTTGTCATTAGATAAATCAACTAAGCTTGAATTGTTTTAATAGATTTATAAATGTAATTACACGTGGAACATTTTCATTATAAGATACCCGGTTGGTTTACATTTCCGCAACTATATGCTCATATGGTTAAGCAGTATGATAATGCACATTTCGTGGAAGTAGGGGCGTTTCAAGGCGCTTCCACTGCTTATATGGCAGTAGAGATTATTAATTCTAAGAAAGATATAAAACTTACCGTGGTAGATGTATGGAACAGATTTACTGTTGACGGATTAAATCTTAAAGATCCAAGTAGTGTACCCGAAGATTTAGTGTGGCATTTGTTTAAAGAGAATATTAAACCTGTAGAACATGTTGTAGAACCTGTACGTATAAATTCTGTAGAAGCTGCTAAACAATTTGCAGACAGTTCGTTGGAGTTTATTTTTATAGATGCTAATCATGCATATGAAGCGGTATTAGAAGACCTTAAAGCTTGGTTTCCAAAATTAAAGAAAGGTGGGCATATAGCAGGTCATGATTATTATAATGATGAAGGAGTACGACAAGCTGTAAGACATTTTTTTAATAAAGATGATGATAGTTTGTTTTGTGGAGAACAATGTTGGTGTTACTTTAATATATGAATTTTACTGAAACAATTATACAAGCGGTTAAAAAAGCTGAAGCTCAAGAATCCAAATTAACTTCAGAAATATTAACTTTAGAAGGAATGTCTGGTAATAAAACAAGGCATTTTTTTAATAATATTATTAATCAAGAAACTTCTTACCTGGAAATAGGTACATGGAAAGGATCTACATTAATATCTGCGTTATATAAAAACACTCCTGCTTATCATATCGCAATAGATAACTTTACTCAATTTACCGGTCCTCGATTAGAATTTCATAAAAACACTAGACGATTATTAGACTATGACAATAGAGCTAATTTTTTGGATGCTGATTGCTTTGCAATTAACCCGTTAGACTTCGGTATTAAAGATATCAATACATATTTTTATGATGGAGAGCATAGCTATGATTCACAATACAAAGCTATTGCTCATTATTACAATAGTTTAGCTAAAGAGTTTATATTGATAGTAGATGACTATAACTGGGAGGAAGTTCAAAGAGGTACTATGGATGCTTTAAGAGATAACAATATATCTATACAGTATCATAAACAAATAGTAGCTGATACTACAGTTATTCAAGGTCCAAGCGGACCAATGACATTCGGTGATAAGCTAGGGTGGTGGAACGGGCTATTAGTAGCTCATTGCATTAAAGGTTAATTACCATAAGATTTGCATTTTATTGCAAAACTGACCAGCCCTATACCAAAGCTCATACCATACCCATCTACGAAACCAACGTATAGGTTTTGTATGATTGAAGTATTTGTTAATCCACCGTTTGTTATTTCGACGTAATTCGTTAGTTATTTCATTCCACTTTTCGATGCGTTCAGTGTTATCGTTTTTTTCAAACTTAGACACTTCAATTTTATCAATCTGACCGTTAGTGAAAGTTGCTGTAAATTCTACCCAGCAATCATTATTGCCGATCTTTTCGTTTGGTACATAATCATAAAAACTAAGCTTACCGTGGTAGTTTTGATCTTCCCAATACTCCCCGGAACGTTGTAATGCACTACTCCAACCATTACAGGTTTCTGTATCTACTAGTTTTACTTCTTTAAACTTTTGTAATAACAGTTTACCATTTTCAATCTTGTAATTAGCTAATCCCTCTATTAATCCTTTAATTTGAAATTCATTACAATTGTTAGGTAATCCCTCTTCCCACATTTCATCAGTCCAAGGTAGTTTATCTTTAACTGTTATTGTATCGTACATTCCCATAACATATAATATAACATATATTTAGCTAAATGCAATTTTCCTGCACGGATTATATAAATATAATATATATGTCACGTAATGCTTATAAAATTTTATCCGAAAAATATTCTTTAGTTAATGAAACTCCAGTTGGAGAAGAAGCTATTGAAATTACAGATGTACCTGTACATCATGACGGAACGAAAAGTACTCATAATGTCGACATGGCTTTAACTAAAGCAATGCAAGCTGCTGAAGTTGCGCCTAGATTAGCTGAAATGCTTAAAAATTTAAGTCCAGAAGCTCCTTTACATGCTTGGATGGTAACTCATATTACTGAAGCAGCAGACATGCTACAAGATGTTGAAGCTGCTTTAGCTAAAGACGAAGAGGTAGGAATGTAATTGTAATTGATTTTTATTGAGTTCATACTAAAATATTAGTATGGCCTTTAATAACCTTGACAGTAAAGATTACAAATTTGTAGTAGTTGGAGGTGGTACATCAGGCTGGTTGACAGCTTTATTTTTACGTAAAGAATACCCAAATGTAAGTATAACGCTTATAGAAAGCTCTGAAATAGGAATTCTAGGAGCCGGAGAAGGTTCAACACCACATTTAGTAAATTTTTTACAAGAGTTAAACATTTCAGCAAGTGATATTGTAAAGCACGCTGGTGGTACTATAAAAAACGGTATTAAATTTACCAACTGGAACGGCGATAATAAATATTACTATCACGGATTCAGTACAGATAATTATAGTGTAAATTATAATCAAAATACAACTATAGGTCAAAGTATATTATCATTAGAAGCTTTAGAAAGAATAGCAAACAGAGAGCCTTTAAATAAAATAGACCTTACATATATTACTTGTGAAGATTACACAACAAAATTCGTAGTAAGCAGTAATATTGAAAACAAAACTCAAGATAATACATATCATTTTGATATCTTAGGACCATATGCATTACATTTTAATGCAGTTATGCTTGCAGATTTTTTAAAATTTGTAGGTAAAGCAAGAAATATTAAAGTAATTGAAAGCACGGTAAGTAAAATAAATACCGATAAAGAAGGTAATATAACTTCTTTAACATTAATAAATGCAGACCCTACAATAAGGTGTGATTTTGTCTTTGATTGTTCAGGTTTTAAACGTAAAATTATAGGGGATTTTTTTAATAATAACTGGAAAAGTTATAAAGAATATTTACCTGTAAATAAAAGTATGACGTTTTTTTCACCAATTAAAAATGGTGAAATACCACCATACACAGAAGCTATAGCTATGAAATATGGTTGGATGTGGAAAATACCTTTACAGGATAGATATGGGTGCGGGTATGTATTTGATAGTAATCAGATTGATGACGAGAGTATTAAAAAAGAAATTGATGAATATACAGGAACAGATACGGTTATAAACAGGCAGTTCACATTTGAAGCTGGTCAATACGAAACCCCCTGGATAAAAAACTGTGTCGCTATTGGGCTTGCAGCTGGTTTTATAGAACCACTTGAAGCTACATCTATATGGGTTACCATATCGTCTTTAAGATATTTTTCTCAACATATAAGAGGTTTAATATTCTCTGACCCGTATCAAATGAAATCCTACAACGATTCTGTATTAAAACTAAATCAAGAGATTTTAAATTTCATCTATTTTCATTATTTAACTGAAAGAACGGATACACCTTTTTGGGCAAATTTTAATACAAATAATAAAGCACCTGAAATGGTACAAAAACTTCTTGATAATAACGACGCATTAATATTATCTAACGTAACAGAGAGTGGTATAAATAATATATACTTTACTATAGACAGTTGGTTGCAAGTAGGTACAGGTATTAATTTTTATGACTGTCAAAAAGCAAAAGAAGCTTTTGACTCATTTAATATAGGTATTAGAAAAATAAGATATAAAGCTCAATTACAAAAATATATAAAAAATATTCAACTTGTAAGATCATCTTTAATCAATCACAAAACACTTCTTTCTTATCTTTCTGAAAGATATTAAATAGTATGGATCGAAGAGTTATTGGAGATATTGCTGAACAAAAATTTATACTTCTATGTATTAAAAATAATATAGAAGTTTGTAACGTTATTAACAGCGGCTTACAACACGATCTCCTCGTGAGATATAATAATTCTTATAAACGGGTACAGATTAAATCGCGTAAACTTGTTGATGGTACAATAAAAGGCATTAGTAAAATCAAACAACAAAACAATAAAAGTAAAACCCGTATTGTGTACAGTGACAAGAACGTTGATTTGTTTATTGTGTATTGCCCAGATACAGATATGTTTTATAATATACCGCTCAATGTATTAAAAAATACAAAACAAAGCTTATGCTTAAGAGTAAGAGAACTAAAAAATAAGCAAACTAAAAATACAAAATACGCTAAAGATTACGAATTTACTTTTTAAATCTTTAAGCTGTTTGGCTTTGTAGCGCGTATATAGACTTCCCCGTAAACTTCTAACTCACCCATAAGAGCTTGAAACTCTTTTTGAGTTAGTTTATCTAAATCTGCTAGTTTTGTGTGTAACTCTTCAGCTTTTTTCTTATAATGAGCGTTGGCTCTATCGCAATCTTTATTAGGAGCGTTTTCCATTTTTTCACACTCTGCATAAGGTTTAGCTTTTGCTGCAAAGTGAATAGCGGTTAATGTACTAAAACCGCCTTTTTCCTTAGCACTGTGTGCAATCTTAGCAGCTCCTGCAGCTCTTTTATCTAAAAACTGTATAAGAGATTCTTCTGTAGTTGGATCAGGTTGAACGCGTTTTTCAATCATTAATTGATATTGTTCTGATAGTACTTTTAAGTTGCTATTCATTGTAAATATATTATATTACTTACTGTTCTTTAACATATTTTAATGGGCCTGTACCAGATTCGACTCTGTGGCAGATGTATTAGAAGCAAGCAGGATTAGTAAATCCTTTATAAATTACTACAAAAACAACCGGCATTATTCAAAGCCTCAAGAACGCAGTCGCTTCTGTGAAAGAATCTCTTTCATTCAGCGAAAGCTTCGCACTCGCAGCTGCTTAAGCTCGATCGGTTATAGTATAGATTCTCGCTATATATTGTAATCGTCATTCAGCGAGACTGACTGTTCAATGGTAGTAGAATAGCAGGAACACTACCAAACAACTTGTATATCAGCACTATGGGTATACACTTTAATAATAGTGCTAAGCTTGTAGAAACTGGTAAGAACGTTACGGAACACAGGGGTGCAACTCCCCTCAGGTCCACCATTTTACGGCTGTTAAGGTGACACTATAGGGATCAAGGATGTAAACTTTTTTCACCTTTCTGTTTACGGTATCAACGAATTGGCACTCGAGCTTGCAACCTATAGCCGTTACATTTTTTTTGGGTATATCGTATAGCGGCAATTACGGCAGACTGTAAATCTGCTGCTTCACAGCTTCCTTGGTTCGAGTCCAAGTGTACCCACCATTTTGCATATTTGTAAATGTATTACAAATTTAGGACTGATAGCTCAGCGGTTAGAGCAGGGGACTCATAATCCCTTGGCCAGGGGTTCGAATCCCTTTCGGTCCACCATTTATCATCCAAATAGAAGTGATAGTTTATTCCTATGGATATTTTTATTGTTATAGGAAAATCTTGAGTAAATATTTGTGCTAGTGACAACATCTAGCACAACAACCAAAGCCTCCGGGCTGCGGTTCTCAACAAAACAACACATATGCAAGCAATAATCATAACAAGTTATCTTGCTGTTGGTGGTCTTGTTAGACTCGCATACGAGGACTATAAGATAGGTAACAGTAAGACAAAGTTAAAGTTCGTTGAAAGTATTAAAAAGATGTGGGGTAAAGCAGTAATAGTTTGGAAAGAAGCTATTTCAGCACCTCATCAACATCTCTTTTAATATTATAAGCTAGTAAACTACACCCGGCTTGGATTTCTTCAAGCCGGGTTCTTTATTGAATAATATAAATCTTTAGTAAATAGTTTTTATGAGAATATGTGTAATAGGAGCAGGTACAGCAGGGGCTTTTTCTTTATTGTGGTTGTTTGAAAAAATTAAACTCAATAAACTAAAAAACGCTGAAATTCATTGTATATATAACCCTAACATTTCTACCACTCAAGTTGGAGAAAGCACTTCAAGATTAGTTAATAAAGCGCTCTTTAATGTTTTAGACTATGACATATTAAGAGATGCACCAAAGTTTGATGGTACACTTAAATGGTGTGCAAAGTATTTCTGGGAAGAGGCAAATGGTAATAATTTTACAGTACGCCATAATGAGCCTGGATTTCATATAAATAGTGAAAAATTCAGTTTTTATGTAATAGATGAAGTTGAAAAAAAATTCAATAACTTTGTAAAGATAAAAGATAACGTAACAAATATTACTCAAGATGGTTCTAATGTATATGTATCTTGCGAAAAAAATACATATAAATATGATTATATAATAGATTGTAGAGGTACACCACCTAACGTGGAAACAAATAAAGATTATAAAGCACCAGATTGGGTTTCTGTAAATTCAGTAATAGCATACCCAGAGCCTATAAAAACAGACGAGCTATACACTTCCGCATATGTACATAAAAACGGATGGATGTTTGGTATTCCTTTGACTACTAGAAAAACTTGGGGGTATCTTTATAACAATACCATTACAAGTGAAGAAGAAGCAATTAAACATTTTTCAGAAATAAGAGATATTGATACTTCTAAGTTAAGAAAACTCACTTGGAAACAATACTATAAAAAGCTTGCAATGGATAATAGAATATTATACTTGGGTAATAGGTTGTATTTTTTTGAACCGCACCAGGCAATGCCACTGCATTATTATGGTAACGTGTTAATGTTTTTTACTGGAGAGGTTTTTAATAACCCTGACCCTAAGTCTATTTCTTTAAAGGTGAATCAATTTCACATGCGTAGTGTAGAAGAATTACAAGATATGGTTGCTATTAATTACGCAGGTCTTAACAATATCAAAAGCCCTTTTTGGGATTATGCATTAGAAAAATCTCGAAAAAGATTAAATAGCTCTATAATTTTTAAATTATGGTGTTTGGAAAATAAGGACGGTATAGTAAGCTCTTATTGGTCTCACCCAGAAAGCATATTAAAAGATTATTTTGATGGGTACAAACTAGAACCAAAAGACTTTTGTTAAAATGAAAATTTGTATAATCGGTAACGGCACTGCAAGTGCTATAGCTTTATTGCAAATTTTTGCAGTTTTAAAAAAATCCAAACAAAAATTAGTAAAAAATTTAGAGGTGCATTGTATACACGATCCTAACATTACACCAGTACAAGTTGGAGAGACAAGTACATCTTTAATTTACGAGCTGCTTTATCATGCTTTAAATTTTGATATAGTAACTGAAGGTGCGGAATTAGATTGTACGACTAAATGGAGTGTTAGATATTTTTGGGAAGAAGCAAATGGCAAAAATTTTATTGTACGTAGTGCACCTGGTATAAATTTTAATAGCGACACTTTTAGTAAATTTACTTTAAAAAGATTAACTGCTTTATATAATAATTTTAAAGAAATACATGACACTGTTATTGATATAAAGCAAGATGAAAGATCGGCGACAGTTTTTGGTGTTAAAGATAAATATAACTACGATTTTGTAATAGATTGTATGGGCACTCCAACCCCTGAAGAGTTAAATTCTAAAGAATATCTGTTTCCTGATTTTAAAGTTGTAAATTCTGTAATTCTTTATCCTGAAATTAAAGAAAATTTAGATAAATTTAACTTTACAGGAGCTTACGTACATAAAAACGGGTGGATGTTTAGTATACCATTACAACATAGAACAACTTGGGGATATCTTTATAATAATAATATCACAAGCGAAGAAGAAGCAATTGAACATTTTTCAAAAATAAAAAATATTGATGCTTCTAAGTTAAGACGGTTTTCTTGGGAACAATATTATAAAAAAAATGCAATGGATAATAGAATATTGTATTTAGGTAATAAACTTCATTTTTTTGAGCCACATATGTCCTTACCTTTACATTTTTATACAAATGTAATGCAAAACGTGACTGATTATATATTAAGATTAAATTGGAGTGAAGATTATAGTAGACTTACATTAGCAATAAACGAATGGTATGTAAACAATATTGAAGCAATACAATCGTTATTAGCAATCAACTACGCAGGTCCTAATAATATTAAAAGTTCTTTTTGGGAATATGCTAAACCAGCTGCTTTAAACAGACTAAATAACTGTAATAGATTTAAAAGTTGGGCTGTTAATACTGTTATAAACGGTAAACCAACCACATCTTTTTGGAAAATGAATGATTTTGTAATTGATGAATATATAAAAGGTTATCAAATAGATTTGACTAAATTTGTAAATGTGTAATTATAAAATTTATGCCGCCATCGTCTAACGGTTAGGACACCGGGTTTTCATCTCGATAATAGGGGTTCGATTCCCCTTGGTGGTACCATTTAATATATCCTTAACTTAAAAACAAATTAAAAAGTTAAGGTTTTTTTGGCAAGGCTATATAAATATATAGTATGAAGAAACTATTAACATTCCTCGCATTAACCTTAATCGCAATCGTTGCACAAGCTGCTCCTGTTAGCGGCGACTTAGACGTTGGATTTACCTCGAAATTAATTCAACAAGGTCTATTAGTCGGTACTAACTACGCAACAGCTGGTGTTGGCACAAATGTATATGGCATTGATCTTGCTGTAACAGCATTTGATAAAGTCAGTTCAACGACCACGTATTCGACTGCTGTAGTTGCTGGTAAATCAGTAACAACTGCAACAACCGATGCTTCTGGTTTAAAACGTGTTTATCTTGATGCTGGTTACAAGTTCACGTCTCCTCTCGCTGACTTAACGCTTGGTGCTGAGTTGAGACACGTAAATGCAGCTGAAACAGTTGGTCAAGCTAATCACAACTTCTTACCATTTGTTAAATTAAGTGGTAGCTGGTTCGGTGGTCACCTTAACTGGCAAGGACGCGCCCTTAACGATACAATTAATCGTAGCAACAACTATGAATTCGGTGTCAATACACCAATTAATACGTTCGGTGCACTGAAGGTTGTTCCAGCACTAGTTGTTGGTTTCAATGATCCAGGTGCTGCTACTATTGCTGCTCTTAAGAGCGTTAAGAAATACTATCAACCAGGGGTTGGACTTGAGTTCCACGGTGTTGCAGCAAATCTATTTGCACAACGCACTGACTTAACAAGCTCAGCTAACCAAATCACTGGTTATAATATTGGTTACAAATTCAAGTTCTAATTAGTTAGAACAATATAAATTAACCCCTCACTTCGGTGTAGGGGTTTTTTTATGTTTAATTACTTTTGTTTTTTACGTTCGCTGTAATCAGAAATGTGCCACTGTAATGCTCTATTCAATTTATGAGCAAATTTTTCAGGGGTAATACCTGCTTTTTCTTGCACTTCAAGCTCTTTAGTTAATGCTTTTAAAAAATCTTTAGTTAAATTAAAGTCTCTTGGATAAAACATTCTTTTTTCTTGTTTTATTAATCCATAGCTTTCCATTAATTGTTGAAATTTCATAAAAGTGATTTATTATACTTACACAACGTTGGATAATAAAAAAGAGGCTACTATAGTATTACTACAACAAACTAAGATTATATTGGGATTTTTAAGGGTATTTAATATTACTTTAGGTTATCTTAGGGTCTTTAATACATTTTAACAAATCCAACTTATACTTGATTATTTAAAATAATGTGATATTATATTAACAATATGAGCAAAGAAGAGTACGTCCAACTTGATACCGTTAAACAGGCTCTTGAACAAATTGTTCGAGACGAAGCTATTGTTAAAAAAGTGTTAGCAGCTTTAGATGAAGCTACATTAACAATAGATGAAACATCCCCAGAAACAACTAAAGAAACACCAGAAACAGAAGATGATGGTGCTCCTAAAGTAAAGAAACAATACGTAATTCTTGTATCTGATAAAGAGGGAATTATTACTAAAGACTTAGTAGGGTGGGTTGTACAAATACCAGAAGATGATGATGTTACTGAAGTATTAGAGTCTATTAAGAAAGGTGCATACAACTTTAATGCTTCTAAGAAAGGACAAAAATATCCTGTATCTTCTATCGGGCAAGCAATTGCAAATGTAGGCAATAAGTTCTTTAAACCGTATAATGTTAGTATTAAAACTAAAGAGCCTGTTTACGTTGTAACAACAAATAACAATTTACCAAGGAGTTAAATTATGTCTGGTAAAGGTAGTAAACCAAGACCACTAGCGGTACCGTACTCAGAGTACTGTGATAGGTGGGATGAGATTTTCAAAAAGAACAAACCACAACCTGTTGTAAAAATAGATAATAAAACTAAAAAGCCTCGCTAATGCGAGGCTTTTTTTATTACGTTTCTTTTCTTAAAGAGCCGTCATAATGTTCAAACCTATCATGATTAATAAGGGAAGCTAATAATACTGCACCTTTTAATTCATTTTTTAATGTAAGTTGGTACATATGAGACATCCATGTCTGTTCATAGTAATACGTCCAGTTAGTTTCTAAAAACATTTTTTTATTACCTTTTTTAGATACAATCTGAGGCCAATTACAGTAATAGATTTCTCCATCTGCCCAAGCTAACCCTTCCATACTGTTTATATTCTTAAATAGTGTACGAGGCGAATTTGGATCTGTACCTTCAGGTGGTAATGTACATTGATCTGGCCAGTTTTTTTCTCTTACTTCTTGAGGTACATTATACCATGCCCATTGGGTGCCATTGTTTCCGTAAAATTCAGTATAACTAAATTTTAAAAAATCATAATCATAACCAGCAATTATTTTAATAGCTTTTACATATAAATCTGGTACATAACTTACAAAACCGTTATCACAAGGCTTTGCATCGGAGTTCTTTAAAAGCATATCATCTTCAAGAAAAATGTAATAATCCCATTCTGTTTTATCAAAATGCTCTGCTATGAACTGTCTACCTCCACATATACCTAAGTTATCTTTCTTTATATGCTCAAAGCCGTACTTTTCACATAGAGCTGCATAAGCAGGGGTAGTGCTAGCATCAGTACTGTTATCTAGTAGATAATTTACAGTACCTCTAATAAAATTAGGTTGTTTAAGATAACTCTCAACTAACGTTTCAAACTGTTTTGGAGAGTTAAATGTAATAACGTATAATGCGGTTTTTATTTTATCTAAAAATACGGGTTTAACTTTAGGTTTAGCAGATACTACCAATTGTACATCATTGTTTTTAAGTGCTTCTGCAAAATAATTTATCAACCCGTTATCTTGTATTACAAAACGATTGTATATATCTGGCTGTAAATAAGCCATGATAGTAAAAATACTTTCTTCTGTGCCCATGTATCCTTGCTTCAAAGTTGCATTAAGCAAATGATAATATGTATTATTAGCCTTTCGAATTATATCTTTATGGCCACCAAACAAGCCACCTCTACATACATAATCAACGGATTTTGCTTTAGCAAAAGTGTTCATACCAGTTCTTTCAAACCCGTGTATCTCAGTATTGCCAGTGTAAGGAAAAGAAACGAATAAAAAACTTCTTAAGCAAGGTTCTAATTTATCTAGTATTTTATCATGTGTAAAATAACCTTCATGTACCGTGTTAGTAATACCCCCATCTAACCATATATAGTAATCAGTATTAAACGGATTTGCACAAACAGCGTCATGCAACATAAACATTTTTGACATAACCATAGGGTTATAATACTCTAATGTAGCTTGTGTGCTTTGACCTAACCAATCTGCTTGTTTTCTCCATTTTTCACTTAGACGTATTTTTTGTACATCTTCATAAAAACTAAAGTTTGTTTTAAATTCTTCTACTTCTTTAATACGAACTGAAGTATTATGCGGGGTTCTATATTTCCATACAAGACTTTCGTATTTCTTTTCAATGTAAATATACATTTTTACATTTGTCTTTAAAAGAGATATAAAATTAGTTATATAATGTTCAAATGGTCTTTTAAATCCGTCTCCAGCTTGGTCTCTCTTAAGATCCCAAATACCAGTAACTACAGTTAAATTTTCACTGGTAGTATTAGTAACATCTACTTTTACAGTTTTTGTACCCGCAACGGTAGGCGTGTTTACCGTTATTGGATCATTAGTGTACATTCTTTGACTTTTGTTCATTGGTTCTTTACAATTAAATTATCTTCAATAATAAGACAATCAAGTTTAGTAGTATTAAATACTTTAAAAGCGTCTTTAACAGTTGTTAATATAGGTTTACCGTTTACATTAAAGCTTGTATTTAGTATTACTTCATACCCGGATTTTGCACCAAAATCTTTAATTAAATCATACAGCCATGCATCATCTTCTCTCTTAAGTGTTTGTACTCGAGCTGTTCCGTCTATATGAGTAACAGATTTTAATTTGCTTTTCCATTCTTCTCTTACATCAAAAGCAAAAGACATATATGGTGAATATTCAGTTATATCAAAATAATTGTTTGCTGTTTCTACTAATGCAATAGGCGCAAACGGTCTATACCATTCTCTATTTTTTACTTTCTGATTCAGTACATCTTTCATGTTTTCTTTACCTGGATCGCAAATAATACTTCTGTGACCTAATGCTCTTGGTCCATGTTCACTTAAACCTCTTAGTACTCCAATTATTTTACCTTTTTGTAGTAATTCAATTACTTCCTTGTTTGTAACTTTGCTAATTTTACATTTATTACTACATTCATACATGTATTCTCCTATAGAACCATAATCTAATATAGGGGTACCTGTTCTAGATAAATCTATTTGGGTGGGTGGTTTTAAATACTCTAATAACATACCTGCAGCTTGTCCACAATCATTTGAGTTAGAAGCTACAAACATTTGCCTGTTATATTTTTTCTTTATATTTGTATTTAACAATACATTAAGTGCACAACCACCTGTTACACAAATAGGTAAATCTGGATAATCATTTATAATTGAATCTACCTTTTCAAAAAACACATCTTCAAATGCTTGTTGATGTGTAGCTGCTATGTTGTATGCTGTATAACCACTCAGTCTATATATATCATTAAAATCAACACCGATTGCATCCTTTAGGATTTTAATTTTTTCCGTATAATTATTACCGTCAGGTTTGCTGTAATAAAATTGTTTAAACGCTGGTAGCCAATCAGGATTTAACTTGCCGTATCCGGTCAAGCCCATTAATTTTCCTGAGTAAATTAAATTGCCATCGCTTAATGAATTTTCTCGGTTTATATCTTTTAAGTAATGTGCTAAAATCATATATGCAAAACCTAAATCTATATCTATTTTGCTTATAAGACTGCAACCTGTTTCTCTATCTGCAAAGTAGATATTAAAAAACCCATCTTCCCCACCACCATCAAAAGAAATAACTAAAGCTTTATTAAATGTAGATTGGTAAAAGGTTCCGCTCGCATGCGCCATATGATGTAATGCTCCGGGTATACACTCTTTTGTTTCAATATTTTCATGAAACATGTATTTAGTGTTATTATGGTTACAGTCTGTTCTACTCCACAATAATACATCTGGTATTTGATTGATATTATTTCTTAGTTTATAGTCTTTAATAATTAAATCTATAAAAATATCCGTAGGCCAAATAAACTTGTACTGAGAAAGACCGGAGTTTTTATACCCTACATATCTTTCTACTTCATAAACGTCGATCTTACCCTTATAATAAAAAGCTATAGCAGCGTTATGAGAGCCATAAATAGAAACAATAAATTCTTTATTTTGCATTTGAAACATTATTATATTTTTCAAAAATTTGATAAAAAGATTTTTTATATTTTGTTAGAGTGTGTTCAAAACCTTTACTGTCTTCATGATACCAGTTTTCAAATAATTCTATTATATAACGTTCAGGCTCGTTAGTAACAAGTATAGATAGTATTTGTTCTTCTGTATATAAAGCATCATCAGATAATACTTGTATAGTTTTCTCTTTAAATTTAGTAATTAAATCTTTAACTCTACTTTTAGTACCGCCAAATAGTCCACCTACAACATGTATTTTACCTATATTATGAGAATTATTATGAGTGTAGTATTTTGCAGCAGCGTTGCCGTATCCCTTATTTATAGTCTGATCTAAAGCAATAGTAAAGATTTTATCTTGTTTTATTACACTATCGTTAAGGTTGTTTAGTAAGTTTCCGTTAAATATATTGAAATAAAACTGCTTAGTATACCAGTCATGTCCGAATGTATATTTTTGTGGCCATAAACCTATATGAGAGAGTCCTATGTCAACCCAGTAAATTGTTTCGTAATCTTCATTTAAATGATTTTCCAACCAATACAATTTACCGTACTGTATCTCAAAGCATCTATCCGGTTGAAGATTATTAAACCCGCCAAGTATACTGTTTATCTTTACGTGATGTATGAAATTTTCTAAATTATAAACAATAATTGTAATTCTATTAGTAGTTACAATATGCTCACTTATAAATTTTTCAATTATAGGTTTTTCTTCTTCAGAAGTATAAATTACAAAATCAGCAGGCATTCTTACTAGAGAAACAAAAGATCTTAAGTAGTTTTCTTCTCTACCAGATCTACCACCGAATTTCGTACTCCATAGTTTACCGTAATAGCTAGTAACAAATAATGTTTTTGACATTTATTAAGGAATTAAATTCTGTATAATAGGATCTCCCCACCCTTTACTTTTTGTGTGAGGCCAGACTATCCATTTTACAGGAAGATTAGGGGTAATGAACTGTCTCCATATTTTATAATACATGTCAGGATCTTTACGCATACTTTCAATTTCATCTATATCTGCATCTTCTCTATAAATCTCTTGACCGTTTTTATCTGAAAAGGCTATACACCAAAAATCATAGTCTTGTTCTGGTAAAGCTTCAAAAGGTATATCAATACAATGTCTAAAAAGAGAAATGATAGATTTATCCCAATCCTCTACCTTAGGGTTAGGGGCTGGTTTATTTTTAATTGTATATTCTTGTACCCCACGCTTTTTAAAATCAATACCTGCGTATTGTTCATAGTCGTGTAATGTTCTTACAGTACCGAAATCATAATTACCAAAGCTTATATCTCTTACTTCTCCGTCCATACTAAAAAACTTACGGTTACGTAAGTGAGAAATTCTATTTTCTATAAACCATGTCGGACTATCATCCCATTGTTTAGGTCTATAGCTACGGCTATACTCATGCCATGCAATAATTTTATGAGGGTGAAACAAGTCGTAACCGTGGGTATACGCTCTTGCTGCTATACTAATTTCTTCTCCATGGAACAAATACTCTGGGTCATGTTGAACTTCTGTACAAAATTCCCCCAATGTAAAGCAAAAATGCGCAGAATACCAACGTGCAGGTACAGGTTCAGTTAAATTTTCCCAATTTTCAATTACAGCGGGCCTGAAAAAAACAGCTCCTTCAGGTATAAACCTATCAAAATCCATTCTAGTGGGGTACATTGCTCTTTCAGCAGGATCATTTGAAGGGTTATAGCTAGGTAAATAGGCAGTAAGTAAAGGTTTTTTATATCCTTTTGCCTGTAATTGTTCAACCATACCTATCAAAAGAGTATCCCAACCTTTTACAAAGCGATGATGGGAATCTAATTGTAGCGTGTATTTTGTAGGGTAACCTGCATATAATTGTTGTATTTTGTTACGAGCCCAGCATACACCTTTGGTGTGAATGTAATCTAAATCTATAATATTAATATTAGAATATTGTTTTAATTCATCGATATTTTCTTCAGGACCGTGTTGCCATGCTATACAAAACCTTAAGTTTTCTGGTGCGTTTGAGTTCTGTATACAATTCTTTATAGTAGGTACTAATTCTGAATCTCTGTAAGATGCTATCTGTATAAAGATAGTGTTATCAGTTGTAGTTGTATTGTTCATAATGTATAGATTTTAAAATTAATTACCATAGTTAATAACTGTTTCTATCCTGTCAGTTAACCAATCTTTAGATTTACTATATGGCCATACTACCCATTTATAAGGTCTTTCATTTGTACTGAACTCTCTCCATATATGTGCAAACTTGTCGTTTGGATTTTCAAACATAGCGCGTTCAATTTCAGCTAAATCAGCATCTTGTCGGTATAAATCATTACCGAGTCTGTCTTGAAATGATATAGCCCAAAAAGTATAATCTCTTAAAGGCACTTCAGGTTTAAACACATCTAAACAATGTTTAAAGACAGAGCATAAGTTTTTTTGAAACGTTTCTTCGTCTTGAAAATTTATAGGAGGTAAAATTTCAGCAACTGTATCTTTATGTAATTTACGGGTTTTAAATTCTACACCAGCATATCTTTCAAATTGAGAGAGTGTTCTTTCCGTACCAAGACCAGTATTTGTTTCTTCGAATTTTGCTAATTTATTATCTACCCCGTCAATACCTAATAACATTTTAACTCTTGCATAACTATACATGTTGAGATTGTTCCACATTGAACTATCATCCCAATGCTTTCTTTGACCTTCTCTAGTATATTGATGCCATGCAATAATTTTATGAGGATGAAACAAGTCGTAACCGTGTGTGTAAGATCTTACAGCTAATGTAATTTCTTCTCCATGAAAATATAATTGACTATCATATGGCACTTCTTTAATCCACTGTCCGCGTGTAAATAAAAAGTGAGCAGAAATAGTACGCGCTGGTACTGGTTTGGTTAATGTCTCCCAATTTTTAATAGTTGAAGGACGTTGAAATATAGGACCCTCAGGTATAAACCTATCATAATTAACTTGCCAAATATCTATTGTTCGGTTTGCTGGGTCATTTTTAGGTTCATAACTTGGCAAATAAGAAGATATAATAGGTTTTTTAACACCATCTGCAATTAAACCTTTATACATTGCAATAATTTCCGTATCCCAATTTTTTATAAAACGGTGATGAGAATCTAATTGTAGGGTGTACGTTTCGTCCTTATATTCCTCTTGTATTGCTCTTCTTATCCAGCACGGTCCTTTTGCAACTGTGTGCGGGTATGATACAATAGTTACGTTTTCAAGATTAGCAATTTCATCTACATTTTCATCTGGACTATGTTGCCACCCGATCGATATATGTAAACGTTCAGGGTGCTCAGCTTGAGCTAAGCAATTTTTTACTGTAGGTATTAATTCTGAATCCCTATAAGCTGCTATTTGTACAAATATAGTTTCTTCCATAAAAATATAATAAAAGAACTTACTTAAAAGTCAATATTTTTCCACTTAATTTGTACGTGGATCAGAAGGAGGAGTACGACCGCTTGGATCGGATTTATACCCATCAGATACCGCTGTAGCAGTAGAAGCTGAACTACCCGCATTAAGAGCTTCTGCGGCTGTACTAACTGCAGAATTACTAGCAAGCATTGTTAATGGTATATTCTTATAATAATGTTGATGGGTTTGATTAATTGCTAATGTACCACCAGAGATATTAATAGTATTTCCAGATACGTAAGATCCACCAGGGCCTGTACCAGAACCTGTAATAGTAGCCCCTGTAATAGTATAAGTTGTATCGCTTATTTTTGTAGCTTCTGTTAATTGAAATTCAACAGGAGCTGTTATATGTTGTACGAACATTTCCCCGTTTGCATAAGCACCACCTCCAATAATAACATTTTTACTAATACCTAAATTATCATCAATAACTACTTGTTGTCTGTTACGAGTTCTTATAGTCATTAAAGTTGCTATAACAGATAAGTTAGTACCACCATCAATATTAGTATCATCAGTAGATGCTATATTAACTTGTTTACCTGCTACAGCCATTATAGTGCCGCCAATGTTCACAGGGCCGGTTGTTTTAATATCAACCCCACCTGAACCAACTAATAAACTGTATTTATTACCTATGGTTTGAGTTAGATTACCACCAGGCATATCATCTATAAATGTATACTCTATTGCCGGTATTGTAGTTGTAGTTAAAGTTGTACCAGAACCTGTAGCGTTTCTGTATTGAGAAACAGTTTTGTTAGTTAAGTTATACCTAGTACTTGCAAATGTATTAAACACTAAACCTACATTAAGGAATTTATGCTTAGTTACTGTTTCAACATAATTACCACCGAATCCTAGTTCTGCTTCAGCAGCAGCTAAGGCAGCAGCTTGAGCTGTTATTGTTGCGGCTAAACTATCTTTACCAGCAGAGCCTTCAGGTAATGCTAATAAGTTGGCTATAGCTGTATAAGCAGTAACCCAGTTCTGCATCGCGGTAGTATTTAAATTACCTGTTTTAATCAAGTAATCTCCCTGTACAGTATTATCGAAATTTCTATCTACAAATAAATTATTATGACCTCTTATCGTTTCAAATTTGTCTCTCAGAGTAAGAAGTTGTAAATTTTTAGGACTAAATAAAGAGTTAAATTTATTGTTAAATTCCAGAAAACCACCCGCAAAGTGAGTCACTTTAAACTGTTCTCTATCAGTAGTATTGATAATTTCTATAGCTGCACCTCTTTGGTTAATAACCATTTTATTACGATATGTATGGGTATTAACATCTTCAGTTTGTCTAAGGTTTTTGTTTACATTTTCAAACGTTTGAGGGTAGTCTTGATAAGCGCCATCTTGAGTGTTAAATATACTTGCAAAATCATCTTGACTTGAAATAGTGCCCATATAGACAGGGTATACCGGCATGCCGTCTCTAAAGAACACCCATACATGAGCTCCTACTTTAGGTATAGCAAATATACCTTTAGCAGCATTAGAATACGTAGACGGCCTATACTGTGCACCGTTTTGATTAACCATGCTTGTATTATTCGCAGTAGTATCTGTAAAAGCATCGGTTAATTTAGTGCCGTATTTTTCATATACAAAACCAGGTTTTTCGCCTATACCTTCACTATTTAAATTAAATTGAGTGTAATTATTTGAAAAATTTGTACCTGATAAACTATATGAAAAAGCAGCATCTGATGTAGTAGCTTGTGTAGTGTAAGCGTTATAGTAACCAGTTGCACTTTCACCTACTATTGGAGCACATTGTTCTGCCCAAGGTAATTGATCTTTAACTGTATCTAAAACTAAATTTAAATCTGAACTTATATTAGTACCAGGAAATTTAAAACTACGATCTGCACCTAATTGAGCCCATTTGTTATATACAGACCCGTTTATATGCGGTACCCATACTTTTACTCTACCACGATACTCCGGGTCGTTGTTCTGTACTACTATACCTAAATAAGTTGAATTAAAAGTTTGCATATTATGTTACTTGCAGAGCACTTACTGGAAGAGTTATTTGAGAAGAAATAATAGAGTTTGTCTGGTCTACTAATAAACCGAATTCTAAACTACTATCGTCATAAGGCATAAAGCTATACCAATTATAAGGGGTAATAAGATTACCCACTACATTGTTATTAAAAGGTAAAAACATACTTAATATTGGGTATGTACCGTTAATAGTATTTGCTAAACTAGCGCTTGAATTAAATCTACGTAATTGATCAGATGTAGGAGCTATAAGACTACTGTTATTCGGGGCTGTATCAGTACCCTTAGGTCCAATAGCTGCTATATTAGTAGCAAATAAATTGTTTACAGTAGCATAAAAACTTTGAATATTATTAGATACCGTCGGGGGTATTAGCGAACTAATTAAACTACTATAAGGTACCGTTACAGGGTCTTGTATATAATACAAACAACCTACAGACTCTGAAAAAGACTGGTAATAAGTTGGAAAACTAGTAGTTATAGCGCTTAGTACATAACTATTAGAGTAATACATTGCTTCATCCCACCAATATTTGCTCCAGAGATAGGGTAGATTGCCTATAGTGATACCGCTTAAATTAAACGCTATATTATTAGCTGTTACACCTGCTAATTCTGTAAAAAAGTCAATTTGAGAACCTATAACATTTGAACTATATTGAGTAGCGTAATACGCTTGCGTAACACTTAATTGAGTGCTCAGTGCATTACTTAACGTGTATCCATTCCAATAGAAAGTGGAATTATATAGATCAAACGTTTTGACTACTGTGTTAGCCATTATATATACTTACCTAGTAAACATTATTGTTACAGTACATTATCTTGTATCTGTATATTCTTATCCGCATGTGGTTTCACAGCGGTAATTGTATTTGTATAACTATTTTGAGTAAAAGTATGGGTAACCTTTATTATATACCATTGACCGAGAAGTTTCTCATCAAAATCAGCATCTACTGAACCTGTACGTCGATCCAACCCTATAAACGTATTTGCCATACGTACTGTACTACCAGGTACAGTAAAATTAATACATTGATTTAAAAAGAATCCTGATTTTAATATTCTGTTCCTAGCATCTGGATATCTTTCTAGTTTTGTAGAACTATAAGAATATGGCTGTTTATAAGCTAAGCTTTGAGTTTTAGTTTTGTTCAAAGAAAGCATGGCTGTTGGAGATTTATTATTACTAAACTTGTTTACGTAGTTTGCCTGAAAGTAATCTTTAGTGCTTTGTATAGTAGTATCAGCTACATCTATATTAAACTGTTTTGTAGTAGTACTATTACTTGAACAAGGTAGATTAATAAGTGTAAATGTGTTATCTAAAGCGGACATATCAACAAATTGATAGTTGCTAATAGAACTTAAATAACCTAAATTTAAATTACGATCTTTACCGTTTGATTGTGGTGTTTTAAATAATGATGGTATAATAACCCCAGTAGGTGTAGTAGACGTTATATAAAACTGCTCTGATTGTAGGGGACCAGCTTGACCATTATCTACAGCTAAAGAAAGTTGACTTGAAAGAGATGTTAGTATCCATTTCTTATCGTATCTCATTCTATATAATAGAGGTACGTCTCCGTCTATTTGACCATATTTTTTACTTGCTACGTGTTTATTAAAAAGATAATCTAAATCATCAATAGAGTTATTATTAGTAGGTGGGGTATAGAATATATTACTTGCGCCTGGATCCCAATTATCACTAAATATTTGCTTACTACTTCTAGCATCTAAAACTGTACTAATAAGATCTTTTATAGCTAAACCTGTAGGTATTTTACGTTGGGAGTCTGGTAGTATACTAGATTTACCGTTTAATTCAGGGTATAAATTATATAATGCATTGTTAGTACACCAACCACTTGTAGTTGTTTCTACAAAAAGCTGGTAATCATATTCCCACAAATACAATTTAATTTTTTTATTTGAAAGTGTATCTCCTGGTAAATCTTCTACATCATATACAGAAAATATGTAATGTAATTCCCAACCATCAGAAGGGAATGGATCGTCTTGTATAGTTGTTGTAGGACTATCATATACTGGTTTAATGTATACTAATAGCATATCTCTACCATCATTACGAAACTTATAATTAGCATCTGCACTTACGAATTCATTCGGTCTACGTTCTATTATATTTTCTTTGTTGTCTAATATAATAGAGCCACGTTTAAACCACTCTCTAGAATCTTCTTCAATAGAAAGCTGTACTAAAGCAGCTGTGTTGATAGGAAACATTATACCCTGTGCATTATACAGGAATAGATTAAAGTTATATGTTTGACCATTAACTCTTAGCTGACTTGTAATGTTTTCTGCTGCCATTAAGAATTGATTATTTGATTAAGTACTAACCGAACATATTCTGGTTTTAAGTACTTTAATTGAGTATTTGGTTGTGGAAAAAATACAGGGTTCTTAATATTGTTAACTGCACAAATTAACCACCATAATAATGTAGTACCGTAAATTCTGTAGGATATAAATGTATACGGAGAAGAATTAGTAGATACAGTATATGTATCATAATAACTTTCATCTATAACAGCTGGAAAATTAACTTTACTTAAAATGTTATAAAAATAATCGTTATTATCATTTTTATATACATTAAAAATGTTTTCATATCTAAAACTCTCTAAAGGAGTTAAAGCTGTAATATCGTTTTGTTTTTGAGGGGTTTGATTCATTTTATGATACGCTTATACTAACTGATTGTTCAGGATCAGCATTAAACAAAAATAAGTTTTGGCTATTAATTAAAACACCTTTAAACGTTAAAGTTATATGATACGCTTCAGGAATCATTTTAATTTTAGGACCAGTTGTATTACCGTTATTGACAACTTCGCCGGTAGTAATATCTATTAACCTTACATTACCTACATTTGTAACTGATATGTTAGATAGAGTTGCTATAGGTAGATACTTATAACCTGGTATTTTTACTTCATACAAGCAAGGGGCATCGAGAAAATTAATACCCTTTCTGTTAGGTAAATTTTGATACGTTAACAGGTAACAAAGCTCCCAGTTTTTCTGTATAGCTGTAACATCGCTATCTGTTGTATTATATAGATAAAAATCTACAACAGCATCTTCCATTGCTGAAGAACCTTTATACGCTTGAGGTTTTTCTGCCACAGATACACCAGCAGTTGCAGCATACCCCATAGCAGGTAGGTTTTTAAACACTTGAGTACCGCCTTGAACTAATTTACCTATTACTCCAGGTCCGCCCGAGGTTTTTGCGTCTGTACCGCCTTCTGCGCCTTTACCACCACCTAACATTGTTTTTAAACCACCAAGAACACCACCAGCTGCATTTACAAAGTCACTACCTGCTTCACCCCATTGATTACTAACTTGCACTGTTCCATTGTCTGAATAATACGGTAAAACATAACTAAAACCTGTTGGTACTATAGAATATAAACCATCATACGGAGAAAAAGGTCCTGTAGCCCAGTCCGGTAACTTTGATACTGCATCCGAATTACTAATTTTTTGAAGCTGTTGGGAGGCTGTGTTTAAAGCTTTTTGTGCAATATCTCCTAATGCGTTATTATTAGTAACATCTTTTACAGCTGTACTAGCATTATTAGTAAATGCTTGACCAGCAGGTGCACCTACAGCTGCTGCTACTTGTACATTTGTTAATTGACCTCTCGCGCTATATAAATAACCTTGTAATTCACTAGATAAATTCTGCCTATATTCAGTTAATATAACTTTAGGTATATGTTGGCGACCATCTGGAGGTGTCAAAGTCCAATCAAAAGTGTTAAACACATCTATTACACCGCTAACATCGTTTTCATCATAACTATCATTTGATACAGGACCTAATACAAAAGAACCTAAATCGTTAGTTGGAGAGTTCCATTGAAATAGTATAGGATTGTAATTAGGTATAGAAGGAGTGGCCATGTTATAATAATCCTCTTGTGTACATTAAGGTTTGTCTATACTTATTACGTTCTAGGTAAGGAATGTCTCTATTACCGGAATCTCCGTTTATAGTAATGTTAGGATTACTATTAGAAATAACTTGATTTGTACTAGTTGTAGTAGACGCTATACTTGCTTCTCCTTTTCTTGTATCTTTAGTTTCAATTTCGATTTGAACTTGAGTTAATTTTATTAAACTATCTAGTTTAGCTGCTACAAGTTGAAGGTTTTCATTAACTTCTCTCATTTGCGGTACTTCTACTGATGGTGTAGCTGCTTGAGTAGATAATTTGTTAAGATTAGTTACCTGTTCATTTACGGTATTAACTTTGGTTGTTTGGCTAGTTGTAGTTGTAGCGCTTTCGCTTGCTCCGCTTACACTAGCTGCTGTTTGAGTAGCAGGAGTACTTGGAGCAGCTGCTGTTTGAGTAGCAGGAGTACTTGGAGCAGCTGCTGTTTGAGTTAAAACAGCAGCTTGAGTTGGAGTCATTGCAAGTGCTGCCATTACAGCAGTTATTTTTGCAACATCTGCCTTGTTAAAATTATCAATAAGAGATTTAATACTATCAGCCACATCATCTATACTATCAGCGTGATCTGCTATACTAACTATTAAATCTAACGGATTAGTACCAGTTACTTTACTTGTAATTCCGCTAAATACGCTACCTACCGTATTTGATAATTTATCTTTAAGTACACCTATTACGTCTGCAAACTTTTTAATAGGATCTAAATCTACTTTAAGACCACTAAAAGAGATCATACTTTCTTTTACTTGCTTCAGTCCATCAGCTACCTTAGTGAAATTATCTGCTTGTTCTCCTATAGCTATTAGTTGCTCTAAAGGAGGCTTTTGACCACCTATCTTAGAAGCTAAACCACCTATAAGGTTTCCAAAACCACTTGCTACTGCTCCACCTGCAAATAAAGCCATAGCACCAGCAACTGCTGCTATACCACCTGCTGTTTCTTTTAATTTATCTCCACTTACTGTACTTAAACGAACAATACTATCAGTAACCGTGTTAATTACATTAACAATAGAATCTCCAATAGCTTTAATAGAGCCCTGTACTGTATCTCCTATTGTATGTACTAAATCCGTTATACCATCTACCCCCTTAACAAATATATCTTTTATATCGTCAACCAAATGAGTTGCAAGAGTAATTACTCCAGTTAATATGTCAGATAAACCGGCAACTGCAATCTTTATACTTTCACTCAAATCTTTTAGTACTGGTCCGACATATTTTATAGCTTCAGTTAAGTTTGTACCTAAAAACGTTACTACTTTGTCTAATATAGGTACTAATGCTAGTAATACTGGTTTTAAAAGATCTAAAGCTGTAACGAGTATATCTTTAATAGCTCTACCTAATTCTAATATGTACGGCATTACTATGGCAACAGTTTCTTTAAACAGTTTAATAATTTGTACTGCAAAAGGAGCCAACTGTACAAATGCATCTTTAACAGTTTTAACTATCTGTACCACGTAAGGCGCTAATTGTACCACTGCTTCTTTAACTATTTTAACAATTTGTACAATAAATGGACCTGCTATTTTAACTAAATTTTCAATAGTAGTACCAATATTTTTTATAACATTAATTAAATACGTACCTATAACCTTAGTAAGTTGTATAATTACAGGCCCGGCCATAGTTAATACAGTTCCAATAGCGACCCCTACGGCTTTAATCATATCAGGTATCTTATCTATTGCGTGCATTAGTACTGTACCTAATACTTCTGCTAATTTTACGAAGAACGGCATTGCTGCTGCTATTGCAGGTGCAGCTAATCTTAAAGCTAAAGCTAAACCGTTTATAGCAAGCACCACTAAACCTAAACCTATAGCAGCTTGAGGGTTTGCAAAAGCTTTTAAGCCAGGTCCTAGTATTTTAAATCCTTCCCCAATACCTGCCAAGAAACCACCAATTCCTTTACCTACTCCTGCTATACCTGCACCAATACCTTTACCTAGACCGGCAAACCCGTTCCCTAAACCTTTACCTAAAGAAGCTAAGGCAGGTCCTAGAGATTTTACTGCATTTACTATTGTCGTGAAGAAGCCTGCTACTCCACCAGTATCTGTTTTTATTCCTTTTAAAGCTAAAGCAATAGACTTGCCTAATTCTTCTGCTACTTCTTTTTTTATACCAACTATAGTAGTAGGCGTTACTTCAACTTTACCGCTTTCTGCATTAGCAATTTTTGCTTCTAAAGCTGCTTTATTAGCAGCTTCACTTTCATCTCCTGTAGATTGTTTTGTAGCTTTAGACACAACATTGCCTAAATCTTTCACCAATTTAGTTTCATCATCAGCTTTTTCTTTATCTTTTTGTTTTTTACGGTCTTTGTATGTTTTCTCTTCTTCTTTATCTTGAGTATCTTTTTTAAACGATTTAAAAGTATCAAGTAAAGTGTTTCTAAGATCCGGACCAACAGCTTTAGCTATATCATTTAAAACAGCAGTTTGCAACACTAATTGATTAACAACTCTTGTATCTCCTGTAGATAACTGTTTTTGTATTGCTTCTAAACCTTTCGGTAAATCCTTAGATTGAGCGAGCATACTATCTAACCACTTTTTAGGTATAGGGCCAGCATCAGCTGTTTTAGATGTAGCTGCAGGCTTAGCTGGTGCTACTCCTTTATCCTTGTTAGTATCTGCCATATTAAATACTTAGGTACCAGATGTACCTCTTAAGTATTATTAGTTAACAACAAACAAGGTAGTATCAATAGAAAGTAACAAATCACTAACAGTTTCTTCAGTATCTATATCCGTTCCAGTAACAGTTAATATATCCTTCTGTATAGAAACGTATTTTTCCATATAATTTAACACGTTCTTAATAACTGTAGTAGGAATTTTTTCTAATATAGTGTGTCGTTTGGTAAACGGTAAAGACTTATAACCAAGAGACTCATCTGTATTATCATGAAATACACTAATTTCTTTAATAAACTTTGATACTTCCCCAATAAATGCATCACCAATTGTTTCTGTTAATTGAGTGTTTACAACTTGTTGATCATTTAAATCTTTTTCTCTAAGTTGTTTTTCTAGATTGTATTGTTCTACAAATAAAGGCATACCGACCTGTACAGTAAAAGGAGTGTCTGAAATAGTTTCAGGATCAAGAGTAGAAGAAGCCTTAAATTTGTCTACAACAGATTGAAGGTCAATCTTGTATTTTTTATCATTTTGATTTAATGTGTAGGTTGCACCGCTTGCAGCTATCTTAAGCTGTACAGCAATTGCAGCACTATCTATAGTTGTTAAAGAAATTAATATGTCTTTCTCAGTGCAATTCTCTACAATAATATTATACAAGGCAATAGTAAAACGTGTTTGAAATACAGGGTTATCAACTGCTGCTTTTAAAAGGTTCTTCTGTTGACCGGTGTTGAGATTTTTAAACTTTACTTCTCTTTTTAAACTAGGTATATATACTGGTACAGTTGCGTTCTTATTAATTGTATCCAGTACGGAAATAATGTTATTAAAATTACTGCTCATTTATATAGATTTACTAAAAGAATCTGGTTTTCAAGTGAATTCACTTGGTGTTTCTACCCCGACCTTACTACCGTTAAATGACGGATTGTTACTAGAGGTGCCTTCTGCCGCTTGTTGTTCTTTTTGTGCTTGTTGTACAAAATACATCCAATAAAGTAATTGTTCTGATGGTGGTATACTATCAGCGTATTCCGGTGTAAAACCTGCTTTATTAACTAAATTAAAATTTAACCTATACAAGTTGCCTAGATCGTCATTAAAGACTGATTTACAAAACTCAAGTAAAACAACCACATTAGTTGAAACTGGTATATCTACAACATATACCTTTGCAAACGGAGAATGTATTGAAAGTAGCTTTGTTTTGGATAACTCTTCTTCAATACTGCTTAAAGATTCCTGCACTTTAGTTGTTACGTTTAACGGTAACGTTTCTACAACCTGCACTCTTTCCTCAAATGAAAGGTCTTTAAATAGTATATCTTTATTATCAACACAAATACTATCAATACTAGACGCAAGACGGTAGGAAAATAACTTTTCTTGATCTATATCTATAAAATTAAATTCGTCTTTTGCTTTAATAATGCTGTGAGATATCTTTATTCCATCACATTCAACATTACCATTATATTTAAAGTTTTCAAATTTACTCAATACTTCTTCTATCTTTATATTTTTTTCAAATTCTTTCTTTGTTATAGGGCAAGTTGCTTTCAATTTAAGATCCGGATTAATAGAAATTGCTCTCATATTAAGTAAAAGAATAACCTTATCTATAACATTAAGGTCTTCTTGTAGTATCCCGGGAGAAACGTGTTCAATTATAAAGTTAAGATGTTGTAAAAACGCTGTACTATCAGTGTTATAAAGGGATTTAACTAAATCTCTATACAACTTAGATGTAAGTTCTTTTGCCCATATTTTTTTATCAAGGCCCGGTAGTTTAACTCCATAAACAAATCCCATAGTTATATTTTATTTATATAACCAGTAAAAATATCTACTTAATAAGACAATCCACCGGAAGCAGTACCAGAGCTGTAGCTTATACCGTACGTGTTGTATTGGAAAGATACTTTATTTGCTGTAGATGCTCTATCGTCTCCATATACATGTGCTATGGTACCTACTCCTGTAGGTGCACAACCTTTAAACGAAAATATTTTTCTTATATTGTTGTTGTTATTTTTATCAAACAATACTGCTGAAATATCTGCTTTTACGTTTTGAGCTGAGTTAGGATCTCTATTTATTAACCCATAATGTCCAATCAGCGCTACCCACGGTCTAATAACAAAGTCTATAAAAGAACTGTTGGTTTCTAAAAAGTCTATATCTAAACTATTAAAAGGCGCTCTACCCGCACTAGTAAGACCACCTATTAAACCACCAGAAGGTCCAGATAATACGTTTTGACGAGCTATATCTACATTTTCAGTAGGAGAGGAAAACCCTTGTGCAAATAAACAAGCATAACCACCGAACGGTGAGTTTTGATTAGATGTAATTACCTGTATTAAAGCGTCTTGTGTGTTTTGTATATTCCACTGATTTTCAAAAGAGGCCGGAAATGTATTACCGTTAAGAAACGCTCCAGGTAATCTATCAAATACTATGAGAAAGTTAGACTGTAACGGTATTTGAGTGTCTGGAGAACTTAAAAAGCTTAAAAACGACTGTACGTCAGACCCTATACCGTTCCTATTTTGTAAAGAACCGTACGGTACTATTTGAGCGTTTGGACCTATAATATATGCCATAATGTTAACCTAATAAAGATTCTGCTATGTTTATTACATCTTCTATTTCTGAAATATCTGAGCTTGGAGCTGTAGTCCAATACTGATACGCTATTGTAGCTGAAACCTCTTGTACTCCGCCATCTTTAGTAGCATCAAACCCCATATCTCCTACACCAGTAACAAAAGCGCCGTGTAGTATATATGTTCTAATTTCATTTAATTGATCGTCTACTAAGGATAGTTTTATAACATTTAATGTAGGATCTCTAGGCTCCATATTACCAGTAGACGTTCTTATATTAAACGTATCTGACATTGACGACTCTAAAAGCTTTCTTACATGATAATCTTGTGTACAATAGAATGTTACTTGCCAGTTATTATTGTTATCGTATTTAACCGTACCAGGTATTTGAAAGTCTACTCCCATGAAGTTAGCAGTTACAGTATTAATTGTTTTACCAGGTAAACTAGCTGTTTTTAAAAATACTAAATCTCTTGGTCCTAACTCAATACCATTTACTCTAAACGCCACTACTTTAAATTGAAAGTCTCGCGCAAAACCAACCTTTTGCGCTTGCCTGTAAAAATCTGCAATAGTCTGATTTGTTATTTGACCCATAATTACGGAATGTTAAATACTTGCTGTACTACGTTAGTTAATAAATTTAACTCATTAGTATTGCTACTACCACCACTATTTAAATTTTCTGATATAACATATTGAAATGCTACATTAACAGACGCAGTAGCAATAGTACCACCATCTGCCATTTTATAACCTATACTTGAAATAGCGGTTGGGAAAGCGCCTTTAAGAGTGTATGTTCTTATTTCTTGTAAGTAGTCTTGACCACCTGGTGCACTTGTTGCTCCACCAATACCTAATATATTTAAAACAGAGCCTACTAAACTATTTTGAGACGTACTTGAGTTATCTAGTACTGATAAAACTACATCACAGTCCCACCAATTCGGTAATGCTGCTACACCGGAATGCTCATCAAAGGTTCCTACCGACCAATTTTCCAGAACTTCTCTTAGTATGTACTCTTTATCACAGAAAAACGTTACAGTCCAACCACCACCGGAATCTGGGTAATTTGCTGCCATTGGTATATTGAACTTAAACGATTTAAAGTCTACTGTAGCAGTGGATATATTACGGGCAGGTATTGTTCCTTCCTGTACATAGAGATATAGATTAGCAGTAGTATCGTTAGAAACCTCATCAAATACTTGATTGGTGATTTGCTTAACTCTAAATAGATTTGCTCTAGCAAATCCTTTAGATGTTGCTGTTTTATAAAAATCTATTATTCCATTACCTAAGGCCATTATTAATACTTAATGTACGAACAATAAAAAAGCCCTGTTTTACCAGGGCTTTTAGTATAATTAAAGTACTTTAATTATGATGTTTGAGCTTCATGTCTCCAATACTGATAAGCTAATTTTACATCAAATTCTAATGGTTTACCATCACCAGCATTATCATAACCTGTTACTTCTGCAATGCTTTGAATGTATACACCAAATAGCTTGTATGTATTAAGAACGTTTTGGCTTTCATCAATTAAGTCAAGTTGAATGACTTTATCAGTACCACGTAGACTTAAATCTCCAGTACTTGTTGAATCATCAAACACTTCATTAATTTGCCAGTTTTCTAATTTTTGACGAATAATACCATTTCTATCAGCACGGAATCTTAAAGTCCAGCCTTCTGAACCTGGGTACTTAACTGTACCAGGAGCATTAAAACTTAACCCCATATAAGCTACTGCCTGATTAGTAATATCGCGCCCTGGAAGAGTTTTGGTGGTAACATACACAAAATCGTCTTCGTTAAATGATGTCTCACCAATAGAGCGAACTCTCATCATGAAATCACGTGCGAATCCGCGCTGTTGTGCTACCCTGTAGAAGTCTTGTATTGTCTGTGGCATAATGTTTTAAATATTTACTATTAAAGTTGTAAGAGTTACTGTAGTAGTTCAGTAAAGTTTTGAGATGTCTTAGTAGCGTAGAAGTTAACTAAGATAAACTCTGCAGTACGAACTGGTTTAATGTAAATGTCAACAACAAGTGTATTATCATCGATAACATCTGGAGTGTTGTTAGTTTCATTACATACGATTAAGTAGTCATATAGACCTTGTGTATTCTTAGCTAACTCAAATACAGGTGTTAATGTATTAACTACTCTACTACGAGTGAATGTAGTGTTTGGTTCAAATACGAAATACTTTAACGTTGCTTGAGCTGTCTTTTCAAGGAACAAGAATAAACGACGTACATTAATACGATCGAATGCGCTTGGGTTTGTTAATAGAGTCTTTTGACCAAATACTGTATATCCTTGATTTGGGAAGTATACAACAGGGTTAATTGAGGACTTGTAAAGTAAGTCCCGTTGTTTCTGTTGTGGGTTAACACCGAGATCTGAAAGACCGTTGATAATACCGCGGTTAAGACCTGCAGGAGCTGTCCATTGATAATTGTTGCTATCGCTAGCTGTTATCATTGCTGCTGCATACCCCGAGAATGGTAACCAAACTGATTGAGATGTAAAGATGTCCTGAGCTTGTACCCAGTTACCATATGCTACACCATAGCTTGAATTAAACCCAGCATACGAGTTACGTAGTGGCCAGTAAATGTTTTGCGAGAAGTTATTGTTTACAATATCATTAAGCGTCTTAAAGCTTGAGCCTGTTACGAAAATATAACGTAATGGGTCAGAAATAAAGATATGATCTTTACGTTCAGATGTTGCAAAGTTTAAGAACTGAGAAGTAATTGTATTCCAGCTCTGTATTAATGTATTGCTTACTGGGTTACCGTTAGAAGCTGTAAGAGCGTTAACTTGCGCAGTTAATGTTGAACTTATAGCGTTATCATCGAATTGAGATGTACCAAGTACTTGAGTACCTGCATAAATCGTTGAAAGACCAGCATCAACTGTAATATCAATTGGTACTAGATCTGGATTTGCTGCTACGTTTTCTAATACGTAATTTAATTTAGCAGAAACGTTACCAACAGCCTTAGAGCTAATTAATGGTAATGTATCAGCAAATACACCAAGTGGGAACAGACTGTTAGCAGGTAAGAATGTACCAGCTGCAACACTTAGGTAAGCAGAGGCTGCTGTATAATAAGTGTAATCTGGATCTGTTGAGAGAGTAGCAGCCATCGTGCTAAGCGTATTTGGCTTATAAATTCTTACTCTCTTAGTAGAGTTACCATTAGCATCTAACCAATTTGTTAAGCTAGAGATATTCGGGTTAACAAGTACTTCTAGGTTAGCAGAATTTGCAGCTAATGTTGGCAAGTAAAGAGATGTTGGAACACCACCGTTTGGATCTTGCTGTAAACGTTGAGAGTAGAAGGAACCTGTATAAGATTCTTGTAATACGTATGATAACGTTGTAGCGCCAGGTGAGAATGGACTTGGACGCACTTTAAAGAGCGAAATGATAACATTATCGCTATAACCTGATGCAGCAATGTTAAATGTTGGAATATTTTCAATATCTCTTGAAATACTACCAATGTTTTGAACGTAAGTTGCGCTTAATGTAAAACCTAAACGAGTATTAGGTACTGTCGTGTAAGGTGAAAGATTTGCTGTCTGGCCATCAACAAAGTAGTTGCTGGTGATTGTTTCTATTTGAACTACATCATCATAATCAGATGTTGGGTTATTGCTATAACCGTCACCAATGTTTAAATAATAACCGTTAAACATTTCATCGATAGTAGCTTTTGAAGAGTTAACAATAACTAAACCAGCAGCACTAAGACTGTTAACTACACCAGCACCAGAAAGAATAAAGCTACTTAAACCAGCATTACCGGTTGTTGTTGTCCAAGGAATACCGCCTTGAGTAATTGTATTGTATTGAGCTTCTGTTAAAGAAACAAGAGCTGGTGCACCAAGATAATAACCTTGAGCAGAGCTAAGTGGAATTGTACCCGCGACTGCAGCAGCTGCACCATATGTTGAAGTATTAGAAGGAACCGCAACTACTGGGAATGCTAATGCACTATAATTGCTTGACGTACCTGCACCGGTACCTGCACCGTAAGGTAATCTAACAGCTTGAATAGTAGGATTACCACCAGCTGTGAAAAGCTGATTTACAGAATAGTAGAAATAACGTTCTGCAGCGTTTGTTGGTGTGCCGAATACGGTTTGGAAATCGCTTAAAGAAGCGAGTGTTACAACTTCGTAAGTTGGACCTTGTGGAGCGAAACCAGTTACTAAAACGTTAGTACCTGCTGGTGTTACTGCTCTTGTAGAAAGGTCAATTTCACGAATTTCTACACCTGGGGATTGAATTGTACGTAGTGATGCCATATGGTTTAAAGTTTCTAATATTATTTATGAGTTTTTGCCCCCAAAACGCAGACTTTATTAAAGTAATTGAACACTTAACTGATTAAATGCAAAAGTGAAAGAAGACTCGATTTGATCTCCTTCCCGATAATTATAACCAATTTCCCCTAAACTTGTAATAAAAGCTTTTGAGTAATCCCATTGTATTTTTTTGTTATTATACTCATCTAATCCGTATACTGTAATGTTCGTTTGATAATCGTCTATGTTTGTGAACATATCCGTTGCAGCTAAGCCTTCATTGTTGTATGTACTGGTGTAAGAGTCGTTTATAATATTCAACCAATACCATAAAACCCACCAATTATTAAACTCATTATCAACAGTAAAGTTTACTGTTATAGCTTTGTAAGCACTTCTAGTGTAACTAGTAACCTTAGCTGTTTGTCCACCGTAAGCTAGATCTATTTCAGCAACTGTTGTATCAGGTACTACAGTTCCGTAAATTGAATACTGTAACGTATCTAAATTTATGTACTTGCTGCCTCGATCACCTTGATCTGGTTTATTAGCTGTTTTAAGAATAGAAGGTAACGTCAAGACAAGTAAAAACTTGTCTTTCCTATTTTTATTAAGAATGGATTGTTGTACAACTGTACTCATTCATTATCCATTAGCTCTTTCAATTGGAGTAGCACTAGAACTGTTACGTAGATTGTTTAAAACTTTATCAGCTAGACTTACAAATGTTTCCCCTACTACAATTTTATTTAAATCTTGTATTCTTTTATCTTGATCAGTTGTTCTTCTTGCTTTTGGTATACGAGTTAACTGTCTTAGTTCTTTTTTAGCGTTTTGTTTTTGTGCTGGGGTAAATTGTTTACTTGGTGTATTTATAACCCCAGGTTTTGCTTTAGGAGCTTTTGGTGCTACTGGCTTTGGTGCTGTAGGTTTTGGTTTAACCGCTACTTTTGGAGCGCGAGGCTTTGGTTTAACTGATGGTTTCGGCTTTAAAACCGGAGGTGTAGGAGATGGAGTAGGAGTTGCTACTGCTGGTGTTAGGCTAGGTGCTGGTGCTGTTGGTGCAGTGTCATTACCAGAAACCTTAATACCTGACAATAAACCGTTTTTATACGTAAACTGTACTGTATTTTGATTGTTATCAGTTACGTTAAGTATTGCACCGCTTTCAATTTCTTTTTCTTCCTCTGGAGTAAGATCGATAAGTTTAAATTTATTTTTAGCTGCAACTAAAGGTAATGAAATATACTTTTCATCACTTACAGTAGAAAGATCAGCCGTAGTCATCTTACCAATTGGTTTAGGTTTTTCTTTTTCTTCTCCTGGTTTAGCTTCAGTACCACCGCTACCACCGAGAGCTTTTGCAATTAATGGCATTGCCATAGCACCAAGTGGTCCACCAGCTAATGCACCTAATGCAGCCCAAGGACCGTATTTACCTAAAACTGGCAGAGCCTCTTTTCCTAAATTCTTAATACCTTGCCATACGCTCTTTAAACCGGAACCAATAGCTCCTAATATGCCTTCATTAATATAACCTTCTCTGTATAAACCTAAAAGATTCTCTTCAAAGTTTGGATCATATTTTTTAAGTACCTCTATATTGCCATTTGATTCAACAAACTCTTGTATACCTTTACGTACTTCTTCTTTATTAGAAAGTGTATCTACATATTTAAGAATCGTTTTTACGTGTTCGCTTAAGTAAGCTTCTTCTTGAGTTTTTGTAGCAGGGGCGTGTTTTGCAATAAACGCATTTAAAGCTTGCACGTTATTTTGAGCTACGATTTTCTGTAATTCAACTTTATCTTGAGGGTTGAGTTTAGAAACAATTGCTTGTATTAAGCCAGGTAATTGAGTTTTATCCTTTTCTACTGCTTTTTCTAAATCTTGAGGGGTTTGAGGGGTTTGTTGCTGTTGTTGTTGAGCAGGAGTAGCTTGAGCTGGTTGAGGAGCTGTACCAGCAGCAGGTGCAGTTGGTTGAGTTGTAGCACTTGTTGCAGGGGTTTGAGTTGTTGTAACCGGTGCTGCAGGGGCTGGTGCAGCAGCAGGGGCTGGAGCAGCAGGTGTTACACCTGGTACTAAGGCTTCTGCAAATGCATTAAAGTACAAATCATTGATAGATTCTGTAATATAAGATAATTCGTACTTAATTTGTAAAACGTTCACGCTCTTCATAAAATGTTAATTTAATACTTACTCAAATAAAAGGTGTTTGTATGTGGATTAAAACCTAAATACATACCGCCATTGCTTAGGCCTCGTGGGTGACCGGATTTAATCTTATTAATATCAAGATTATATTGTGCAATAAGTTGCATTGCTTGATCATTACTAATAGGTGATTGACCGGTTTGTTTTTTCTTTAAGTTGTGTACTGGTATAGAGTCTTTACGTTTATGTACAGCAGCTACCATACCAATACCCTTTTCTGCTTGTCCTAATTTGTTCATACCAGCAGTTGGACTCAAATGACGGGGGCCTCTACTACCTTTACCTCCTAATCCCATAAACTCTTTAAAGTTTTCTTTTTGCATAGCGCTGTCTAAAGAAAGCTTTTTACTCTTTTTATCCAATATACCTTGTACCATTCTTTCAACATCACCGGTTCTTCTAAGTTCTTTAAATGCAAGGTTTTCTGGAGATAATTCACCAGCTTTTTCTAACCCTGCTTTGCGTAATTCCATAAACTTTTCTTTAGCTTTTTCAGCACATTCTACATCACAATCTGAGCTAATTGCATAATCTATAAGATCTTTCATAGCTTTGATCTTCTTGTTAACCAAGTCTTTATCAATATCTTGCTTGTCTTTCGTAGGTCTAGGTTCTGTTATCCATTCATCGTTTTTTATAGAATACACACCAGTAGAATGATGTGGTTCGGACATATCTTGTATATAAACCTCTACATCATAACCTTTTATAGTAATGTCTCGAGTAGTGTTCCATATAGTTTTCTTAGCATTAAAGTAATCTTTTAATAGTTCCTCTTCTACATCATACTCATTATAATCAGTTAAAATATGTAGATCAAAGTCACTATACTTGGTATAGTTATAGTTAGCTAATGAACCTGTAAGAGTTATATCCTCTACATCTACATCTATATCTAATGTTTCTAAAAAGGCTTCTGCTATTTCCAATAGCTTTTCCTTTATTAGAGGTTTAAGCTTTTTGTTTTCCCATACTAAAGGATTTAACTCTTTATGAAACTCGTATGTTAGATTGTTTGCAGACTGCTCCATAGAATGTAAATATTTACTGTAAGCTGGTAAATAATATAGTAAATGAAAACCGACCAAATTAAAGATCTACAAGCAAAGTATAAAGTTATTGCCGAATCATGGGCGGGAGTTGGTAGTGAAGCAGGTGGAGGAGATACAGCTAGTGAAAGTGATATTGACCCTACTCAACCAAAAACAGCTTTGGATTGGAAATTAGCTGGTTTATTTGAACCAGAAACACCTGAAATTAAAGCTCAAACAGAAACAGCTTTAAAAGAAATAAACGAACTGTTAAATAAATTTAAAAAAGAGTTAGAAACGTGGCAGAAAAAACACACTAAGCTTGGTGCTGGAGATACTGTTTCTAGAGAACAGTTATCTCAATACATAGCTAAGTCAGTACTTGGTTTGACTAAATTAGATTAATTTTGTTTAAGGGTTTGCGTTTGGATAGGCTGGTCTACCAGTAGTATTAAATAACAATCTTACTCCGCCACCTCCACCACCGCCACCGCCGGTAAAACTATCGTTTGAACCGCCTGAACCTCCACCACCTGGACAGCAGTCTTTACCGTAGTCTGAACCGTTGCCACCTCCACCACCGCCAAAGCCTTGTTGAGCATTGCCTTGACCGCCAGGTGCTCCACCGGTGTAATTACTGTCTGTTAAATGTCCATCTAAGCCTACACCACCACCACCGCCGCCGCCTTGATAAGGAGAACCACCACCGCCGCCGCCACCAGCCGCTCCGTCATAACCAGCAGCGCCAGTATTGCCTACCCCGTCTCCATCTCCACCGTCTCCGCCATGTCCGCCTTGACCGAAATACCCACCTGCACCGCCTCCACCGCCATGTGCACCGCCTCCACCGTTACCTGAACCAAATCCATTTGCACCATCATAACCATGACCACCACCATTACCACTAGTGTGCCAATTGTTTACATGAGACTGACCACCTGGACCAGCGTGGTTATCTCCATCTCCGGCAACGAAAGCACCTCCGCCACCACCACCTACTACTATTGAAATATTTTGACCAGGGTTTACACCATAGTAACCAGCATATGCGAGACTATACGCGCCTGCACCTCCACCACCACCTCTAACTCCACCACCACCACCACCACCAACAGCCACTGATGTTATTGAATAAACACCACTTGGTACAGTAAATGTACCTGAATCATAAAATACTTGTGAAAAAGCAGGCGGGGTTTTAGTAGGTGAAGGTGTGGTTGTTGGTGTAACAGTTGGAGTTGGTGTACCTGTTTTTGTTGGGCTAGGCCATATACCTTGAGAGCGGTTTAAAAAAACGTCAGTTAATGAAAACAACCCTGCAGCAGCACCAGTTGATAGAACTGGTGTAAATGTACTGCCTATAAATGAACCGTATTTAAGCATTTTATTAAATTAAACTTACTTTAAGACGATGGAAAGCTAGGGGTTGGTGTTGGGCTAAAAGTAACACTAGGGGTTGGCGTAAATCCAATCGTAGTAGTTGGAGTTGGAGTACTAAAAGGTGTAAAAGATGGTGTTGGGGTAGGAGTAGGGGTTGTACCGAATGATGGAGTAAGAGATATAGTAGGACTTGGAGACGGTGTTGGTATTACGTTGTTTGAAGAAGTTGGAGTTGGTGTGGAACCTATAGAAGGAGTAATAGACGGTGTAGGTGCCATCTTTATAGGATGACGAGATGGATGTAAGTAACCTTGCCATGTACCTCTATACCATGTTTGATCTGTTTCAGACCAAAGCCATCCTGGATCAATACCTGTTGTCTTTATCGACGGGGTAGGCATAGGTATTGGTGGTTCCCAACCAGTACCATTTGCTCTTCTTACCCAGGAGGGGTAGGGTTTAGGTGGGTAAAATATGTCTAGAACTGGATCGTAATGAAAACCTATTGAAGCGTATGTATGCCGTATCGGAGTACCACCATCTGGTATAAAATTACCAGTTCTTGGATCTTTAATTGTTGAGGAGAAATGTTTACCGTCGTGGGTGTTAAAACTAGTTTGTATCCATTTACCTCCAACAATACCTAGATCTTGAGACAAAAATTCATGACCTCTATGTTGTTGATGGTCCGGTACTTTAACCACTTGTCGTACTATATTGTGATCATCTACTAATGCAAATGTTGCCATAATTTAATATTTATTGTTAATTTGTTGTTAAATTTTATTGTTAAATTTTATTGTTTAAGGGTTTGCGTTTGGATAGGCTGGTCTACCGGAAGAGTTAAATAACAATCTTACTCCGCCACCTCCACCACCGCCACCGCCGGTAAAACTATCGTTTGTACCGCCTGAACCTCCACCACCTGGACAGCAGTCTTTACCATAGTCTGAACCGTTGCCACCTCCACCACCGCCAAAGCCTTGTTGAGCATTGCCTTGACCGCCAGGTGCTCCACCGGTGTAATTACTGTCTGTTAAATGTCCATCTAAGCCTACACCACCACCACCACCACCACCTTGATAAGAAGAACCACCGCCGCCACCGCCACCAGCCGCTCCGTCATAACCAGCAGCGCCAGTATTGCCTACCCCGTCTCCATCTCCACCGTCTCCGCCATGTCCGCCTTGACCGAAATACCCACCTGCACCGCCTCCACCGCCATGTGCACCGCCTCCACCGTTACCTGAACCAAATCCATTTGCACCATCATAACCATGACCACCACCATTACCACTAGTGTGCCAATTGTTTACATGAGACTGACCACCTGGACCAGCGTGGTTATCTCCATCTCCGGCAACGAAAGCACCTCCGCCACCACCACCTACTACTATTGAAATATTTTGACCAGGGTTTACACCATAGTAACCAGCATATGCGAGACTATACGCGCCTGCACCTCCACCACCACCTCTAACTCCACCACCACCACCACCACCAACAGCCACTGATGTTATTGAATAAACACCACTTGGTACAGTAAATGTACCTGAATCATAATATATAGCAGCATATGGAGGAGGGGTTACAGTAGGTGTAACAGTTTGTGTTACTGAAGGTGTCGGCCACATACCCTTTCTCTTATCTCTATACACATCCATATTATCCCATATACCTTTAGCAGTACCACCGCCACCGCTCTGAGGAATGTTATATATACCACGTATTTGACCGTTAATAATCATTTTTTAATTAATTATTAAGTATAATTAAGAAATCGCTTCGTAAGATACAGTTACGTCAATTGCTGTACCGGTTGAAGCATAAGCATATAAATAATCACCTTCGTTCATATATATCATTGAGTCTTTACCAACTAGAACGATAGAAGCATTACCAGGTACTGCAATTTGATATGCAATGTAGTAGGAAGTACTTGATCTATAAAATATTAAGCTACAATTTACAGTAGAGGTTGTTTTGTTAGCCGCTGTAACAGAAGCTACTTTCCAAACAGTGTTAGAAGGAACTGCACCTGCAACGTTAGAACCAGGAGCTGAAGTTGAAATACTTGAAGTGACTGCCGTATTGCCGTATATGTACGTTAGGCCTGCAATATTTGGATTTGACATATGTGATTATATTTATGGTTTAACGACCAAAAATCAAAGCTATACCTGTGGATTTAGTAGCGCTTCCACCACCGGCAGACCATAAAACCCTTGAACCTGTAGAAGTTAGTACTTGTCCATTAGATCCAGCAGAGCCGTTTTGATCGTATATTGCACCACCTGGATATAAACCACCTGATGTACTGAGATAACTTCCTCCTTGTAAATTATAATTAGAACCATCCCAGTATAGATAATGGCTAGTATCTACAAAGTAATATACACCAGTACTACCACTACTACGACGTGCTAAAAAGTCACCGCTGGTATTTACATATGAACCGCCAGGTAAGTTAGTTGTACCGTTTACAGTTAAATTATATATATTTGAAGTACTACTTGGTTGTACATAATAGCCTGTATTACTATTATCGTAGTAAACACCTGCATATAGATTACCACTGTTAGGTACACCATATAAAGCAATTGTATACCAAGAGTTCCAAGTTGTATCAATACCTTTTCTTACGTTTAGTTTTGGATAACCACTACCGTTTGAAGCGGTACTACCAAACACCATTTGATATGATGCATCACCGGTACTACTTGTAGTACCGTCCCACGGATGAAAGTTTAAAACCCCGGCATAATTACCACCTGTACCTGTAGTGCTAGCATTTGCGAAAGCCCATCTAACAGCGTTTGTATAAGAGTTCGGGTAATATATAGATGCACCTGCATCTCTATTAGAGTCTGCAAATGTTTGCCACACACCAGGTAAATACAAATTACCATTAAGGGTCATGCCAGCAAACGTGACAGAATTTGATGTGTTTAATGATTGGTTTGCTCCAGGACCGCTAAACCCTGACCAACCAGAAGTACCAGATGCACCTGTCTGACCTGAAAAACCTGAGTAACCAGACGTACCAGTTGCCCCGGTTGAACCATTAGCGCCACTGAAACCTGAGTAACCAGACGTACCAGTTGCCCCGGTTGAACCATTAGCGCCACTGAAACCGGAATAACCTGATGTACCGGTTGCACCGTTTGAACCAGTTGCACCACTATAACCAGAGTAACCAGACGTACCAGTTGCTCCAGTTGAACCGGTTGCTCCAGTAGCACCGGAGTAACCTGATATACCGGACCAACCAGACCAACCTGAAACACCACTAAAACCTGATTGACCTGAATAACCGCTGTATCCAGAAATACCTGAGTAGCCACTTATACCAGAGTAACCAGACGCACCATTTGACCCAATTGTACCGTTAGTACCAGAATAACCAGAATAGCCTGAAAAACCAGAGTAGCCAGATACTCCAGAACCACTATAGCCAGATACTCCAGAACCGCTATAGCCTGAATAACCGCTAATACCGCTGTAACCGCTGAAGCTAGAGTAACCAGAAATACCAGAGTAACCACTGATACCGCTATAACCTGATATACCAGAGTAGCCACTGTAACCTGAAGTACCAGAATAACCACTTAAGCCAGACCAACCAGAATAACCGCTATAACCTGATATGCCTGAGTATCCTGAAATACCAGAGTAACCGGAGTAACCGCTTATACCGGAGTAGCCGGAAATACCAGAGTAGCCACTATAGCCTGATATACCAGAGTAACCTGATATACCTGACCAACCGCTGTAACCAGAAATACCAGAATAACCACTTATACCGGACCAACCACTATAACCTGAATATCCTGATATACCGGAATACCCACTTATACCACTGTAACCAGAAATACCTGAGTAACCACTTATACCACTGTAACCGGAGTACCCTGAAATACCACTATAACCAGATATGCCTGAGTAACCTGATAATCCTAAACCGCTATAACCAGAATAACCTGATGTACCACTTACACCTTGACCGATTGGAGTACGTAATGCTGAATACACCGAACTACCGTTATATTGATATGCAGCTGTTACAGGTGAAGAGCTTGAAGTATAAGCTGAAATTTGTAATAAAATACGATCTGTTTGAGCTAATCTTGTAATTGTACTTGTAACATAGCCTAGCTTTTGATACGTTGAGGTTGTGTCAGAAACAGGGCCTGAATCAGCACTTAATACAAATGCGCTTGTTGCGCTTGTAGCCATTGAATACGTATATACACTAGCTACGAAATTAGCTGTACCACCTGTTACATAACGATAAAAATCAAATTCCCATAAACCAGCTGGTATTTCAACCACACTAGGTTCATTAATAGGTGTTAAATACCAACCAAACGCAGTTAAGCCTGTACTCGAGGTAATTATTATATTATCATCATTGATAGTTGTACCACCGCCACCAGGAAATAATGACATTACTTCATATATAGCTGGGTTTTGATCACTATTTACCTCTTGTAGATAGTACGTTCTACCATAAATTGATGCACCTGTAATACCAGAGTAACCGCTTATACCACTGTAACCAGAAATACCAGAGTAACCTGAAATACCAGAATAGCTACTATAACCAGAGATGCCTGAGTAACCACTTATACCTGAGTAACCTGAAATACCAGAGTAACCTGAAATACCAGACCAACCAGAGTAGCCGCTATAACCAGAAATACCACTAAAGCCTGATTGACCAGAGTAACCGCTATAACCAGAAATACCACTATAACCTGAAATACCAGAGTAGCCTGAATAGCCGCTTATACCAGAATAACCACTATAACCAGATATACCGGAGTATCCTGAATAACTTGAGTAACCAGAAATACCAGAATAACCGGAAATACCACTGTAACCTGATATACCACTAAAACCAGATTGACCAGAGTAACCGCTATAACCAGATAAACCACTATAACCTGAATAGCCTGATATACCACTATAACCTGAAATGCCAGAATAACCACTGTAACCTGATATACCACTATAACCTGAAATACCGGAGTAACCAGATATACCGCTAAAGCCACTAAAACCACTAATACCACTATAACCACTTATACCACTATAACCGGAATAGCTAGAATAACCACTTATACCGGAGTAGCCAGAAATACCGGACCAACCACTGTAACCAGATGTACCACTATATCCAGAAATGCCTGAGTAACCGCTTATACCTGAATAACCAGACCAACCTGAAATACCACTAAAGCCTGATTGGCCGGAGTAACCGCTTATACCAGAAAAACCGGAATAACCAGAGTAACCTGATATACCGCTAAAACCACTATAACCAGAAATACCACTATAACCAGAAATACCGGACCAACCAGAAATACCTGAATACCCGCTTATACCGCTATAGCCTGAGTAACCACTTATACCACTGTACCCAGAAATACCTGAGTAACCGCTAAAGCCTGATATACCACTAAAACCAGAAAAACTAGAATAACCAGAAATACCTGAATAACCAGAAATGCCGCTATAACCGCTATAACCACTAGTGCCGCTGAAACCACTTGTACCTGAATAACCTGATATACCTGAACCGCTGAAACCGCTTATACCGCTAAAACCTGAGATACCGCTAAACCCAGAAAAACTGGAATAACCAGAATAGCCTGAGTACCCAGAAAAGCTGGAGTAACCAGAAGCGCCTGAGTAACCTGAAATTGCATTTGGATTTAAGCCTAGATATCCCATGATGTTTTGTTAAAATTTTAATTAGCAAGTTCCAGTACAGACATTATTGCGTCTATACTTGAAGCGTTACTACTTTGTACTTTTATTGAATAACCAGATAATAATACTACTTTTTGCTCACCACCAATTACAACTAATGTTGAACCGTTTGGTAGGTCTACGTTCTTCATTATATATGTATCGTTTGTTCCATCGTTTATAGAAACATTTGCATTAACAGGAGCAATAGTAGTATTTGCAATTGATAAACCTATAACTGTTGCTCCACCTGTCGCTGAACTAGGTACTGTATAACTACCAATTGCGGTTAAAGTTGTTCCTATACTTCTTGATGTTTGTACTGTAAAATTAGAAGTCATTCTGTTTAATTATTTATCGATATTGTAATAGTATAATGAGGTATTTGTTTATATTATTTTATCCTAATGCTATTGAATACACGAGTGCTATAGATGAATCACCACTAAAACCAGAATAACCAGATGTTCCAGGTGAACCAGGTGTTCCAGGTGAACCTGCACTACCAGAATATCCGCTATAACCAGATGCTGCAGCAGCTCCAGAAATACCACTATAACCGGAATAACCGGATATACCTAAACCGGAATAACCACTTATACCTGAATACCCTGATATGCCGCTATATCCACTTGTTCCAGAATAACCGGATATACCAATATAACCGGAAATACCAGAATAACCACTATAACCGGAATAACCAGAGAAACCTACTGAATTATATGTATATGCAAAAGGAGTGGCCATTACGTATTATTTATAGTAAAAATTGATTTTATCACCAAGTCTTTGTAGTTGTACCGAGCATTTGATAGAACGGTAAGTTTGAATTGTAGGTTGTAAAAGGTGCAATTGCAGATGCAGCAGTATGATCTGTATTAAAGCTTGTAGTAGCGTAACCACCCATGTTTGGCCAAGTTGTTGCACCAGTTGCTAAATAAGCATAACTTGCACTTGTAGGGTAATTGCCATAAGCAATATAACTTGGAGCAGATAAAGAAGATGTTGGTGCTTTTCTTACAAAATAAGTATTAGAAATCGTTCCAGGAGTAGTGTAGCTTGCACTACCAACGCTAGTATATGTACCAGATAAATAAGATGGTCCTACTAACGGGAATGCTACTACTGCTGTACTTGTTACACCACTTCTAGTAGCGAAACCTATTAAATAAGTTCCAGTTGGTAATGCAGTACTAGGATTAGAAGACATAGCTACAGAGAATGTAGCATTAAATGAATTACCAGTTTGAGCACCAAGAAACTGAGTATTAGACATACCATATGTAACAGTGCCTATTAAAGTTTGCACTTTAGCATATTCTCCACCTGTAACTTGAACCCAACTATTAACTGACGCTGCATTATACGCTGAAATAGAACTAGTTGCAGTTAACGACCCAAATATAGTATCTGTTATATTAGTTGTTTCATATAACACAACATTATTTAAACTAATATTTTGTAGTAACATACATTATTTTTACTGGTCTATACGGAAACTTCTACAAAAGTTAATTGAATTAGATCCACCCGTCCAAGCACCAACAGCGCAATATGTACCACCAAAATTAAAACCAGTTATATTATAACTACCTTGTAAGTTGTTATTTAAATAGAAGTCCATATAGCGGCTACTACCTACTGTTCTGAATTCTAACTTTAATGTATAGAACGTAGCTGCACTAACTGCTGTTACAGATGAATTATATACTGTTACACCACCAGAACTACTATTTTGACCCGCTGGGTTAAACGGAATACTTAACGTGTTAGTGTTACCATTCCAGCATAATTCAAATTGTTCTGCACCACTATAAAAATGTACATGTGTTGCGATTGCACTTAAACCAGTAAATGTTGAGCCTGTAGGGTTACCTCCTGGTATAGCACTTAATGCACTACCAATTAAAAGGTATGGACCGTCTGCACCTGAACCACCAAAACTTGCAAGATTTGCCTGTACTGTAAAATCTGTTGTATAGTTTATACTAGAAGCATTCCATACAACGAAACCAGCATAACTGCTTGTAGCTGGCGTTAATTGTACACCATAGTTACTACTATTGTAGACTGTATTCCCACCAGTAGAACTGAGAGAACCACCCGTAGTAGTAGGGTTACCGTTTGCTAAACTACTCCAGTAAAGACCTGTTTTAACAGGCGTACCTGAATAACCGGAGTAGCCGGAATAACCAGAGATACCAGAATACCCACTAACACCGCCAAGTCCTACTACTTCTACTTCAAACCAAGGGTTTGTATTAGTACTAAAATCTGTATTACCATTAATACCAATAGTGCTTATAGAAGTAGATAATAATTGTAAAGCTACGTTAGTAGTTGTTACTGGTGTAATAACAGCTTGTGCTACCCCGCCAAAAGCTAGATATGCAGCGTTACTTGTAGTTCCATATAAAGGACTTACACTACCAATTTGTGTACCTGTAGTTGTATTAACCCAACCAAACGAAACACTACCACCGCTTGGGTTTGCTGATACAGCGGGTACTTCTGCTCTTAAACTATATGTATAACCAGCAGATAGTGTTATAACACCTGTTGAAGTATTAAGAGAAATATAACCTTGACCGAGATTTGCATCAGCAGTATTAAATGCAACTGTAGCACTTAATGACATACCCTGTAGTGCTGTTTGACGGCCTCTTAAGTAAGGCACTGGTGCAGCTGCATTAGAACCACCACTTGCTACTCCGTATATTGTACCAGTAGCTGATAAATTACCTAAAATTGTTACAGTTGAACCGTTATCGGTAATTAAACCGTTATTGATTGTGTTTGTACCGACCCACTTTGCGTAATAACCGCTAGTGCCATTACTAATACCGCTAATAATAACTGGTGGGTACTCTACAACAATACCAGCTGTTGTACCTACACCTATTAGTATTGGTTTAATAAGAGAACCACTTGCAGTTGGTACTGTAGTGGTCATTAAACCGGCGGTTGAATCTGAAAGGTAATATTCAGCCCCGTCTGTTATACCAGTTAAACCGGTTATATAACCGTTAATGATATATGTAAAGTTATTTGAATCAGCGTATTGCACAACACCAATTGCATCTGTAGTAGCTGGATTATTTGCTTTAGCTAAAGCATAAGCACCGCCTGTAGTTCTGTATATTACTTGACCAGCTGTAAAGGAATTTGAATAACCTGTAACAGTTTGTTGTAATGGCGCAGCAGTACCGGAATACCCCGACCAACCACTATAACCAGAAACTCCAGAGCCACTATAACCAGAATAACCACTAACACCGGAGTAACCAGATATACCTGAGTAACCAGAATAACCTGATATACCACTATAACCGGAATAGCTTGAGTAACCGCTAATACCGGAGTAACCGGAAATACCAGAGTAACCACTTATACCACTAAAACCGCTATAGCCAGATGTACCAGAATAACCACTTATACCGGACCAACCACTATAACCTGAATATCCTGATTGACCACTAAAGCCAGATTGACCAGAGTAACCGCTATAACCTGATATACCTGAGTAGCCTGAAATACCGCTATAACCGCTTATACCAGAGTAACCTGAAATACCTGACCAACCGCTATAACCAGATGTACCAGAGTAGCCTGATAACCCAGACCAACCACTATAGCCCGAGTAACCTGATTGGCCAGAATAACCGGAAGTACCGCTATAACCAGAGTAACCAGATATGCCTGAGTAACCAGAAATGCCTGAGTAACCACTGTAACCAGAGATACCACTAAAGCCTGATATACCGCTAAAACCACTTATACCTGAATAACCGCTATAACCAGACATACCACTGTAACCACTGTAACCGCTATAACCAGAAATACCAGAGTAACCACTAATGCCGCTATAGCCTGAAATACCAGAGTAGCCGGAGTAACTTGAGTAGCCAGAAATACCGGAGTAACCAGAATAACCACTTATACCACTGTAACCGGAGATACCTGAGTAGCCTGAGTAGCCACTATACCCGCTTATACCGCTGTAACCTGAAATACCAGAGTAGCCACTATAACCACTAATACCACTATAGCCTGATATACCACTATAACCGCTGAAGCTAGAGTAACCGGAAATACCTGAGTAACCACTGAAACCTGATTGTCCGGAATAACCAGAATAGCCTGAGGTTCCACTAAAACCTGATTGACCAGAGTAACCAGAGTAGCCACTAAAACCGCTTATACCGCTATAGCCTGAATAACCTGAAACTCCAGAATAACCAGACGTACCAGAATAACCAGATGCACCAGAGTAACCTGAAATACCTGACCAACCGCTGTAGCCTGAAATACCGGAATAACCACTTATACCACTAAAGCCTGATTGACCGCTATAACCGCTGTAGCCTGAAATGCCGCTATAACCTGAATAACCGCTAATACCACTATAACCACTATAGCTAGAGTAACCTGAAATACCGCTATAACCACTTATACCACTATAGCCACTTATACCAGAATACCCACTATAGCCAGAAATACCACTATAACCACTATAACCAGAAATGCCTGAGTAGCCGCTAATACCACTATAGCCTGAATAACCACTTATACCTGAATAGCCAGAATAACCAGAGATACCAGAATAACCTGAGTAGCCACTAATACCGCTATAGCCTGAGTACCCACTAATACCACTATAACCAGAATAACCGCTTATACCGGAGTAACCACTATAACTACTATAACCGCTTATACCGGAAAACCCTGAGATACCACTGTAACCACTGTAACCAGAAATACCGCTGTACCCGGAGTAACCTGATATACCAGAGTATCCACTATAACCTGATATACCAGAATAACCGCTTATACCAGAGTAACCACTTGTTCCACTATAACCACTGTAACCAGATATACCAGAAGCACCAACAGCACCTTCGTATATACCAGTAGCAATATTACTATAATGCTGAGTGCCTTCGTAATAAGCTGAAACAGAATAGTTTGTTGTTAATGAAGGGTTATATACTGCTGCTATTAATTTAAACCTATCATTAATATTAATGTTAATAGGCGCACTAATAGTATACCGCGTTGTTTGTTGGGCAGGTGGGTAAACTGTATTGGTTAATGTTGCACCTGTAGCTGAAAATAATAATGTAGAGGTAGTATCAGTATGATAAGCGTAAAGGTAATAAACAATGTATAGGTTCGAACCACTTGCTGTTACATAATACGTATTAAACTGCCAAGTACCTGCTGGTATAGTAGTTTGATCTGGATCTAAAACACGCGTTATTTGCTGTAATAGATTTATACTTGAATTAGCTGGTGCAGTGGCTGTAAAATATACCTCCGGATCGTAGTCCGGTTGACTAGCCATGTAATCATAGCCTGCTATATCTGCTGCACTATTAGTATAATAATATGTTATACCAACTGCAGGTATACCTGAGTAACCAGAAAAACCTGAGAAACCAGAATATCCGGATGTACCAGAAAATCCTATTGGTCCTTGAACTGCTTGATATACGAAAGTGTTACTCATTGATTATACTTAGGTTTGACTGATGTAAGTCATAGATCCATATAAGAAGGATGTACTTGTAAATTGTGCTACTGTAAGACCGTTAACGCCACCTGCACCAGGACCAGTATCTTGATAATATAAAGTGAAGTCTTGTGCGTTACCTTCATTACCACCTTCTATTTGAGATACAGATGTAGACATATTTCCGTACCGGTACACGCTTAATGTTCCCCAAACACCACTACCATTAACTACCGGAAAAGGTAAATTAGTCAAATATACCTGTCCGCTTGCGGTGTCTGTAGATGAAACAACTATAGAAAATGTTGCAAATACACTACGTCCGGTTTTATAATAATTACCTGTAGTACTAGACATATTATACTTAAACCCAGTGCCGTTTGTTGCTGCAGATAATTGCGGTACCCACGTTCCGGAAACTGCATTAAATGCTGTATTTTGAAATGATCCGTCTCCAAATGTAATGCCAGCGCTTGCTACAGGTACTGTTACACCTTTATCATTAATGATTAAATCAAGAGTTTTTGTATTTGATGTATCTCCTTTTGTAGCATTATAAATGTGCCATTCTGTACCAACAGAAGAACCACTAAACGGCTCTGTAGCTACGCATTCTATAGTTGACGGGCTACTAGTACCACCAGATGGGTTTGTAAAGCCGCTTAAAGCATTATACCCGTTTGCTGTTATTCTAAAAAGAACATCTCCAGATAATACATTTGTAGGGGTTGTTGCTGAACCTCTAGCACTACGTCCAATAAGTTGAGGGAATACATTAACACTACCACTTGAACCGAAAGCATCATATATTATACGATTATTTAAATTATCGTTACCAGTGACATGAAACATTACACCGGGGTTAGTTACTACTTGTGTAGTACGGTTACCGCTACCAACAACTGCAAAAGCGCCTAACGTACCAGCTGAAGCTTGGGAAGTATATAATGTAGTCTGACCTGCGCTTGTAGTTTGAAATATTGTATTACTGTACGGGTCTATTATTTGAAACCCTGCACTGCCCTGTGCTAATGTAAGAATGTTATTAGTATTATCTAACGCAATACCAGATGCTCCTGTATTAACATTAGCTAAATTAAGAGAACCGTAACCTAACCAAATATCTTTAAATGGTCTGCTAACTGTACCTATAGACCAGGCACTTGTTGAAGGTACTAATGTTTCTTGAAAATAGTTATAACTCATTTTATGTTAAGTTCCATTGATTGTTAAATATAAGAGTTAGACATGCATGTGGTCCAACTAAGTTTGCCTGAGTTAAAGCATCTATTCTATTTGGCGTTGTTGCAGATACAGTAATTGCATTTGTTGTACCATTTAACAAACCAGACTCGTCTTTAATAATATAAGTTGTACCGGTTATACCTACTGGTAATTGAATTAAAGCTAATCCGTTGTAATTTACTCCAACATAATAGTCACTTGCTTGTACAGTATATGCTGATAAAGAAACTGATGTTGTTGGGACTCTATAAGAAGTAACTGCAGAGTTTTGTATACCACGCTCATTAACTACTAATGCGGTAGTAGAAGTAATAGCGCGCATAATCGGTTTTGAAACAGTGCCGTACGCGCTTGGAGAATATGTTACAGTAGCACCAGCTGTTACATCACTTAAATAATAACATTCTCCTGGCGTTAAGCCAGTTAAACCTGTAATTAAACCGTCATATACAATTAAGAAATTTGAAGATGTAGCTGATTGAACCACGCCAGTAGACTCAGCATCTGTTGCGTTATCTGCTTTTGCAAGATACCAGTTACCAGCGGTATTATCTAAACGTACTACTTGTCCAGCGCTAAATGAATTACTATATGTAATTACCTGGCTAGAAATATTAATAGATGTACCACTGTAACCAGAGATACCAGAGTAACCGCTTATACCGCTAAAGCCTGATATACCTGAGTAACCTGAAATACCAGAGTAACCACTGTAACCAGATATACCACTATAACCAGAGATGCCGCTGTAACCACTAATGCCTGAGTAACCACTGTAACCAGAGATACCAGAGTAACCTGATACACCGCTATAGCCACTGTAACCAGAGATACCAGAGTAACCGCTTATACCACTATAGCCTGAATAACCACTTATACCTGAATAACCTGAAATACCGCTATAGCCAGATATACCAGAGTAACCACTATAGCCAGATATACCGCTATAACCGGAGTAACCACTTATACCGCTATACCCGGAAATGCCTGAATAACCAGAAATGCCTGAATAACCACTATAACCAGAAATGCCTGAGTAACCGGAAATACCAGAATAACCACTGTAACCAGATATACCAGAATAACCTGATACGCCTGAATAACCTGAAATACCAGACCAACCAGAGTAGCCACTTATACCTGAGTAGCCAGAGATACCACTAAAACCTGACTGACCAGAATAACCTGAGTAGCCGGAAATACCGCTATAGCCGGAATAACCAGAATAACCACTTATACCGCTGTAACCTGAAATACCACTAAAACCAGATAACCCACTATAACCTGATATACCGGAATAACCGGAATAACCTGATGTACCAGAATAGCCTGAAATGCCTGAATAACCACTATAGCCGCTTATACCAGAGTAACCGCTATAACCACTTATGCCAGAAAATCCTGAGATACCAGAATAACCAGAGTAGCTAGAATAACCACTTATACCAGAGTAACCAGATACACCGCTATAACCACTTATACCAGAGTAGCCACTTGTACCTGAATAGCCTGAGTAACCAGATATACCTGTTGCAGCTGTATATTGTACAGTACCATCAGGCCATATTATTGCACCACCAGAAAGAGCAGTAGCACTTAATTGAAAAGTATAAGAACCGTTAGTTAAATTAGGTACATTAACACCAGGAAATAAAACTAAGTTAGTATCTGCTATACCTGCATAGTACCAATATATATAAGGTGTACCAGCTACAATAAGCCGTACTTGCATGGACTGGAACCTTACACCAGACGGTATAGTTGCATTTGCAGCTGAAAGTGCTGCTGTAACAGTTGCGCCTGTATAAGGACCTGACCACGTATCAACCGGTAGTGGGTCAACTGGTTGTATACCGTATGGAAGTTGTAGGCCTGTTGTTAAAGACATTTTTTAAATATTTATTAAGACCACGTAATTTGATGTGTAGTCGATGGTGAATATGGAGTAGCGTTAGACAATGTATATACATTGTACGTGACAGGTACTAAGTTATAACTGTTAACGCTCCAAGCCGATAATACATAACTAGAAGTAATATTAGCATTTAAGTTACCAGTATCAATTACTTGAGTAATTGTATGCGGGCTTGGGAACGCAACTGTAAACGTGTCGTATGTGGTGCCTGTTACTAAGTTAAACGGATTAGCTAAACCACTTATAAATGATTTGCTAGGTAAAGCTCTAATATTAGCTGTATTGACCGGTAACACTGAAGTAGGTCCATACCATACTAAGGTGTAGAAGTTTACTGTGTTTGTACCAGTCGCGACACTACTTGAAATGTAATTTTGATATGAGTCGTATACTGCTAAACGGTATGCAATAGATGTAGAAGCACTTAACGTTGGAGCGTTATGTGTAAACGAGGTCATTGATGATGTACCAGGACCTATTGATATTGCAGAAGTTAAGTTTGTATAACTACCACCATTAACATTATATTGTAGTACATATGCACTTAATGGTACATATGTGCTATTATTGTTATTAGTTATAGTACCGGTAATAGTAGAAGCTATATTACCTAATTCTCTTGAAGCGTTTGTTTCTGGAGAAGTTGTTCCGCTTGCTGCTACTACCGACAACGATACAGTAGGGTTGACATAAGATGTAGGGGTTATTGTTTTTGTAACCGGTGTAGCAGATTGATTGTTAGAATCTACAAATGTATATTGATATTGAAAATTTTGAGTATTATAATTCGTATCTGTTAAAGTATGAGTATAAGACATACTTGTTGCAGATATTGCTGGTGTACCGCTTAATAATACTGCATATGAACCAGAACTATTTCTTCTATAATATAATGTACCAGATAAAGCTGTAGCTCCTAAACTATTAAGTGTATAACCAAAGTTTATTACGTTACTAATTGAAGTTTGATTAAATGCTATAGTTGTAGAAGAAGATATGCTAGCTGTTGGAGGTATTTGTTGTTGACAAGCAAGTAATATGACTTGAGATGGTGTTAAGCCAGCTGCCGGTATTGTCATACCGTTAGAGTATTGACCGAAATAACCTGCAGAAATATTAACAACTATATTACTTGAAAATGTAGGTTCTACTCCAGAGAAACCTGAAATACCGGACCAACCGCTAAACCCGCTTGTGCCGCTATAACCACTCGTACCACTATAACCACTCGTACCACTGTAACCACTAATACCACTAAAACCTGATTGACCAGAATAACCTGAGTAGCCAGAAATACCGCTGTAGCCGCTGTAGCCAGAGAAGCCTGAATAACCGCTAATACCTGAGTACCCACTCCAACCACTATAGCCAGAAGTACCAGAATAACCAGAAATGCCCGACCAGCCAGAATAACCAGACCAACCACTTATACCACTAAAACCTGACTGGCCAGAATAACCAGAGTAGCCACTAATACCGCTATAACCTGAAATACCAACGTAACCACTTATACCGCTATAGCCTGAATAACCACTGTAGCCAGAAATACCACTATAACCGGAGTAACCACTAATACCACTAAAGCCTGAAATACCTGAATAACCGCTTATACCACTATAACCACTAATACCGCTAAAGCCTGAAATACCAGAGTAACCAGAGTAACTTGAGTAACCAGAAATACCAGAATAACCGCTTATACCGGAATAACCAGAAGCAGCTCCTGCACCGGGTTGCCCGCTATAACCACTATAACCAGAAACCCCGGAACCACTAAAACCACTAAAACCAGAATAACCAGATAGACCTAAACCAGAATAACCGGAATAACCAGAAACACCTTGCGGTCCAACAAACCCGGCCGCTGAAAGTGCAGAAAGGGAAGTACTATAAGAAGAATAAGTGCCGTCTGAATTAGGCTGTTCTAAATATATTAAATCATAAGGTAGCGGAGTTGCTGACGGTAACTCGTGCGGATAAATATAGTTAGGCGTATCTGAGGACATTTAATTTAAATACTTATAGAAGAGGTTATTAAATAGATAGCACTTGTAGAGCACTTAGAGCAGGATTACTCGATAGTAAAGCAGTAAGAAGTGTTAATTGGGTTTGATTTGCATTTGCAATGCTTATAGCTTGGTTAGAAGAAGAAATATAGTTGCTTGGACTGTTTGCTACTACATATGAACCGGAAGCAGCTAATGCACCTGTATTAGCACCAGACGAATTTGTTACACCAATAAGACGTACAAGAGAGTTTTGATCATCGTAATCTCCGTATACACTTGTATTTGCATCCGTGTTATCTCTGTAATCAAATACCTGTTCAGAGTCTTTATCAACAAATTGAGTATATACTTTTGTTTCAAGTACTTTAGGTAAGTTATTAACTGTACCGTCAAACTTATTATCATATACTTGATCCATAAGCTTTTCACGAGGTGCATTAATTTCGTAATTGTAATCAAAGCGTTTAGCTTTTATAGTCCATATATAATGCCCTAACAATTGATTTGCTTCTTCACTACCGCTTTGATCCAAACGTTCCGTTATTTCATATATCTGACCGCTTCTACCATTCGGTCTAGTAGATCCGTATTCAGATAACTCAATAAGATCTCCGGATTTCGGTTCGTAATTGGCTGCTGAAAGTGCACCACTTACTGCAGTAACTGTTGATGTAAAAGTGTTTATAGCTATTAATGCTGTTAAATCTGCTTGCCCTTCTAAACCAAACCTACTTAATATAGCATTGTCATTACTAACAGTAATAGCCATTACCATCGGGATAGGTGGAGCATATTGTACTAAAGGCTGTTCACCGTAAAAATAATCATGGGCGGATAAGTTATAACCATTAATATAATAGTTAATTTGCTGTCCGAACATATTAATTTGTTCTTTCCACCAACTATTAAATAAAGCTATTTGAGAAGCGTTGTCTGCTACATCTAAAACTCTTATTGGTCCTACAGTACATTCATACCCGCCACTCACTGTTGGTCCTACTGTTCCAGGAGCTACATAAGTACCAGTATCTATACAATATTGTGATATATAAGGCGAAGCCACGGAAATATTTACTATAATATGTAGAAATAAAGATAGATATACTAAATAATATTGATAATGAAGATTAAAAACTTTTCCGACCTAGGTAATATATACAGTGATATTGCCAATGAAGAACGCTCAAATGTGGTTGTAGAAAACAATCAAAATGAGGTTCTCTTAACTGATACTACCCATTACTTAAATGAGGAATTAGTTAAACCAGGTAGTGCAATGGGTGGTGGTCCTGGCACTAAAAAAGTAGATGGAAAAGATGTATCCCCATTACGTCCAAAGAGTGGACCTGAGGGTCTTAAAGGAAATAACTTTAAAAAGGTTGATAAGTTACAAGATCCTGGTTCAGATAAAGCAACAATGAAGAAAGAAGAAGAACATGAAGATAATGCTGAAACCAACGAAAAAGAAATGGATAATGCAAAACTTACAACTTCTGAAGAAAAAGTAGGGAATTCTGTACACGAGAACAATAAATATAATTACAAACCAAAGTTTACTATGTCAAAATCAAAATTCGATATCTATTACGAAGCCGCTATTCAGCGCGCTCCATTCAATGAAAACATGGAAGATGAAGCAGATGATGCAACCCTTCCAACTGATCAACATGAACCAATGGATGCTACAGATGCAGCAGCTGATGGTGCAGAAGATCAAGTCGGTGGTGAAGAAGAAAACTTCACGCATGAAGAAGCTATTGAAGCTTGCGAAAAACTTTTAGCATTCCTCAAGAAGGATAAAGAAGTTGATACAGCTCACGGAGATCTCGGCGACGAAGATCAAGAGATTGCTGGTTCCACTGAAGAAGAGGAAGAAGACACAATCGCTGAAGACGTAGATGCTGAAGACGAAGGTCACGTTCTTACTAAAGCTAATGGTTCCTTAAAGAAAGGTAACCCAGATGCAGTTAGTAAGCCAGTTGTTGTTGGTTCAAAAGGTGCAGCAAAGACCACTGGTGCTGGTAAAGCAGTAGATGGTAAGTTACGCAACGAGCCAGAACCAAAAGAAGTAGAAGGTGATGAATCTGCACTTCATGGTAATAAGAACAAACTTCAGAACACTAAGAAGTTCACTGCTGGTGCTACCAAAGAGCCAAAAGTCGGTGAAGATCTTTTCGGATAAGATTTAGACATAGTACAATTGCAAGCCCGTTGGAAACAACGGGCTTTTTTATTGTTACATTATAAAACCACCAAACCTACCTGATGCACTATCATAGTTAGGTACTTTCCAGCCCTGTGCTTTTAGGTCTTCTAAATCGCTATTGTCTTCTCCTTTAGAAGCAAAAAAAGCAGGGTTACGAATATTTTGTTCGTCTTTTATTTTACCGTTTGAAAGTTTATTATATACTGTATCAAGTTTAGGAGCATTAGCCTCATACGGATCAAAATTATATGGTTTAACTTTTAAAGGCTTCCCTGTACCGTCTTTTTCAGTAACTTCATAAAATTGTTCTACTACTTTACTATCTAAAGCAAATAATGCCCAAATTAAAGCTTCTACTCTATCATCTAAATACCTATCAGATTGTTTTTTCCATACCCCGTTTGCTTGTCTTATATAGGTTTTAAATTCCTGTAATGTAGGTTTATCGTATATTTTTAAACAACGTAACACATTCATCCAGTACCTAAAATTAGCCATTGAATTGAATTTACTGTTAGTGTGGGAGAATACACCTAAACGGTTTTCTTTATCTATTTTATCAGTAAATGTACCCATACTTGGAGTGTACTTTATAATACTTTCATAATGGTGAGTATGCACTAAAGCGTCTATTACTTGTGCACCGCAATTATTGCGTTCGACTAATAAAGGAGGAGACCCCCACTCTCTAGCTATATCTACTAGTTTTGTTGCGAAATTATGAGGGTCTAGTTTATTATTAGCATATACAGCAACTTGTTCTATGTTAGTTAAATCCGTAATATCCACTACTTGTATAACAGAGTTAGACCTACCAATACCCTCTCCAATATCAACGCCTATTGTATAGAAATGAAATGCTTGTCTGTCTTTAAAAATACGATATGTACCGTCATCATCCATTAAAATAGGTTCTATAGCATTAGCTTCCATTTCATCAAACTGTTCTTTATCAAAAGCGTTTTCACCTGCTGCTCTAAATTCGTTGCCGTACTCTTGATTAAATGCTTCAGCAGAACCAAGAGCTTTCATCGTCATTTCTTTCCATTTTTCATCTCTACCAGGAACCTCCCACCAATCTACACGTTCTTGATGCCACCCACTCTCTCCTTTTACAGCTTCTGTATATATGTTATAAAACAAATTACCTACCCCGTTAGGTGTAGATAACATAAAGATTTTAGATTTCTTAGAAGACGAAATTACAGGAAATACTGATTCCCAAAAGTCATTCATAAACTCAGCAGGAATAAACGCAGCTTCGTCAATTAATAGACAGTTAATGGACTCACCTCTGGCAGCATCAGACGTTGTAGTACTAATACCAATTGAACTACCGTTGGCTAATTCCAACCCTGTTTTAGCATAATTAACAACACCAGGTTTTAAAAAATTTGGTAACATTTCATACGCCAATCTAATACGTTTAAAGATGTTAATAGCAGTACCTTCTTTATTAGCAATTAGTAGTACTCTATAATCATCCATAAAGCATATCATCCATAATGCAAATATGGTTAATATGGTTGTTTTACCAATCTGTCTAGAAGCTAGTACTACATTGAACCTATTCTCTACCAACGCTTTAAGTATACGTTTCTGATAATTGTAAAGCTTGATTGGTTGTTTACCTTCGTCGAGATTAACAATATAGAAAAACCTAGCAAAATGTAAAATGGACTTGCGTGCTCGTTCTAGGTCCTCTACCATCTCTGGAGTCCATTTAAACTCTGTTTCGGGTACAGGTAAGTTTTTATTGCCTAAGTAAAACGTCTGGTCTTTAGCTTTTGCCATTTATTCCAATACTTACGTTGATTTCCTAAAAATATATACTATAATAATATATCATAAAATATGGCTAAAATTATTAAAACTAAAAGCAAAGGTAGTTATGCCCTTAGCTTTCCAAATGGTAAGATCCTTAGATTTAAAGACGCAAGTTTATACTCTCGTGTTAATGAAGTGATTGCAAAAGGTAGATTTAGCAATCCTGGTGAAATGTTTGATGCAGCAAAGAAATGTGCAAACGGTTTTGAGTTTGCAAAGTTTGAAAAGAAAGTTGCTGATTCTGAAAACGACTTTAATCAAATTGATTTTGAGGGTTAATTTATGGCAACTAATAAATGGGGAGTGATCATCCCAAACGGTCACATTAGTAAATCAAAAGCTGCAGAATACCGCTCTCGTGGAGGTGTTGCTAAAACAATACGGGCCACTCGTTCTGATAAAGGTAGAAAAAGAAAGTAACATGGCATATAAACCTAAAAATAGTATTCTCATTTCTGGTACAATGGCGAAGTCAATGCGTAAGCTAGGATTGCCAAAATACAGAAAACAAAGATCAGATAAGGGTAAGAAACGCTAGTAAGTATTATAATGGAAAACGAAATAGTAGTAATAGAAGATTTTATTAAAAAAGAACAGCAAGATCATATTGAAAAACTTTTATTGCATTCTAGAAGTTTACCCGTGTATTACCAACCAGGTACTACGCCTAGACCTGAATTTATAAATGATAAAGTTATTGATACTCCACAATTTGTTCATCAATTTGTGAGCTTCAATAAAGCGGTTTCTCCGTTTTGGATTGATGTGAAACCTATTTATAATAAATTATGTGAATTGTTTAATGAACAAATGTTTATAGTTAGATGTAAAATGAATTTTAATTATCCGCATCGAAATTACAATAAAGACAGTTTTCATAACCCTCATGTAGACTCTCCTTATAAAGAAGTATTAGCTTGTATATATTATGTAAACGATAGTGACGGGGATACGGTTTTCTTTAATGAAAAAGATGAAGTATGTAAAGCAGTAACCCCTAAAAAAGGATCTATTTGCTATTTTAATAGCAATATTGTTCATACAGGACAACCACCTTTTGAAACTAAAATGCGTTCAATAATAAATTTTAATATTACTCGGAATAAAAATATAGATCTAGTTCTTAAAGCAAGAGAAGCTGATGAAAAAAATGTATACTAATAAAAAAGTAAGTTTATTATGGAAATAACTGTAATAGAAAACTTTTTAGAAAAAGAACAACAAGATTTTTTAGAAAACCTCTTAATTTTTTCTAGAAAAGTGCCTTATTACTACAGTAATTTTACAACAGAAAAAATTTCATTTCATACAGATCAGGTTAAAGATACTAGTCAATTTGTACACGGGTTTGTAAATTACAACAAAAAAATATCTACTAAATGGGAACATGTTGAGCATATTATTACAAAATTATCTTCGTTATTAAATGAAGATATGTATATAATAAGATTTAAAGCAAATATTACTTACCCTCAACAAGACTATGAAAAGGATTGGTTTAACGGTCCACATATAGATACTCCTTTTAAAGAAGCAATATCAGTTATATACTATGTAAACGATAGTGATGGGGATACAGTTTTCTTTAATGAAAAGAATGAGATATATAAAGCAGTATCACCTAAAAAAGGTACCCTTGTTTACTTTAATAATGATATTAAGCATAGTGGTAAACTTCCTTTTGAAAACAATTTAAGAGTACTACTTAATATATCTTTACTACCAACCAAATATATATACAAATATAAAGATAGACTTTAAGTCAATAAACTCAATATTAACAATTAATAACATTTAATTATGGCATATAAAACTAAAAACAGTATTGCACCGAATAAGATGATGTCTAGATATGGACGTATGATGGGACAAAAGTCCCGTGCACGACGTTCAGATGCTGGAAAGATACGAACACGAAAGATTAAATAAAAAATAAAAGCCGTAGAATAAATCTACGGCTTTTTTATTAGGCGTAAACACCTTGTGGTAACGGCTCTTTATTGTATTCATACACCATGTTACCTTCTTCGTCATATATTTTAGCAACATGGCAAGGCCAACGCTTAACAAAGTCTGTAGATTCTTTGTACGAGTTGTGTCTGTGAGTAACTCGTTCTAGCGCGCCGTTTACCCATGTAAATACATGTACAGTGTGTTTAGTGGTCTTGTGTTTATTAGCCTTCATGATTTAAATTGTTTGAACCAGACCTTAGCAGTCTGATTAGTATACTTAGTCAAATTCCGTTGATTAATTCGTACATTTAAACCAGGAAAATAATAAGATGCTAGTAATGCTTTACATATATCATCACTCTCTGTAGGATCTGCATTAAAGATACAACTAGACCAAGGCACTTCTTTTGTAGCAACTAATGGTACACCTTGGCTAATTAAATCAGCTCCTACTATATTAAATGTTTCGCTAAAGTTACATTGCATACCAATGTCCATAGACCTACAAAGTTCTAAGAACTGTTCTCTTTCTGACCACTCATGACATATAAGCTGGTGACCGGAATCAGCTAATTGCATAAACAGTCCTTTAATATTATTAATTACTGGTTCACCTTTCATTTCAGTACGACCTATATTAACATGAAAACGTAACTGTTTGCCTATTTTTTCAGCAAACTTTAATGCACCGAAAGCTTGTACTAAATGGTTTTTTAAAGGTCTAATAGCACCAAAACAACCTACATCTACTACTTGTAATTTTTTTATAATACCACGAGGTGCCCAATACTCTTGTGGGTAATAGTTAGGTAAATAAATTACTCGTTCATTTACTTGTTTTTTAGTCCACTTATACTTTATTTTAGCATATGTTTGTACTTCATTATGCATACGAGGTGCATTCACACCTAACGAAACATTAGAGTAGGAAAGGTAATCTCCTAACCAATTCATAGCTATACCTTCACCTGCCATAAAAGGCATTTCAGAATGTAAACGCACTATCCACTTTACAGTAGGGTGTAGAGGAATAAGTTCAGCAAACTTTTGCGGCACCACCCACAAGGCTTCTATTATAACGTGAGTAGGTTTGTGTAAGGTAACTAACCGATCAATACAATTATTATCAATGGCTACTTCCATAGAAGCTTTAATGCCATTTTTATTAAGCATATTAACCATAAAAGAAGCTGAATTGTAGAGTCCGGTACTCAAACCTTTAGGGTTATAACCCATTGGATTATAATCTTCTCTACGTTTTAAAATAAAAAGTATATGCTGCGCGCCCATGAAAGAAAATATTTATACCACCGGATAGAATAATAAAGATTAAGATTCGTTTAAATCTGTTTATAAGCCGGTTCAAATATAATACACGTCCGGGGTAAATCGCTTTGGTGGGTAGAAATGGCATGCATTATATGCGGATCATGTACTACAAGCATTCCGGCTTTTGGTTTAAAGTGGAACCGTTGTTCTTCTGGATATTCTAAGTAATGTTTACCAACACCTATAGACATATCTTTTTCATTAATAAAGATTAACTCTGCACTATTATCCGGTACTTGATGATAATAAATGGCTACTAAATCAGGCTTCTCCTCGCCTGGTAATTTATGTCTGTGGGCCTGTCCATCACAACCTTTAAACATTCTATTGGCCCATGCCCGATGAAACTTATACGCAGTAACATCTCGGGTTCTACTAAGATTATAATCTATTCCTGCAATTCTTAATTGCTCTATTATCCATACCCCTAAAACATGATCTGTTAGTTGTAAAAAATACAGTATATGTTTTCTAAATTTACCACTGCATAAATGAATAGTAGATAGAGCATTTCCGTTGCGTTCAGTGATAGGAGTTTTTGCGTTAACTACTTGTGGTAAGTTAAATAGCTCTTCTACTTTTGAATCAAAAAACTCTTTACCAGGGTAATCATCAACTCTAGTAAACTCGAACACATCTATAAAGGTATCAAAGACTGGTATTTTCATTTAAGTAGTAGGATCGTTCCAAAGACGTTGACCGGATTCATTTAATTTACGATAATCTCTATTAGAGGATACTTTATTAGCATTAAAGTTACCTAATAATTTATTAAAGTCAGTTATATTGCCCATACCGCATTCAAACTCTGGTTGTACAAAGTTACGCGGTAAAGGAATTATTTGAAGTAGTGGGGTACCGGCTTTAATAAAGGTTCTGCCCTTGAGTACGTGCCAGAATAGCTGAGCATTGATTTGTGGGTCAAGATAAGGATCCACTATGCCGGTAGCCACCGTAAAGCGTGTTTCCCCAGAATGTAACACCGGGCAAAACATCCACACATAGTTTTCATCTGGTACAATGTTCCACCCGGTACCTATTTTAATCAACGTTTTAAGAGTATTGTCCGGTACAGGGATATAATTGTGGTACTGTTCTTTGGGGTGATAATCAATAGAGGTTTTATAAGCAGCATTGTCCGGTACAAAGAACACGGTATTGAACTTCTCCCCGTCCCCGTACGTTTCAATCACCACATCATAGGGTAGGGGCACGATGTAGCCGGTATTTTGAACAGTACGAATGCCCGGGCACCGTATAATAAAGCCCGTGGACATGACCAGTCCCTTTATCTTATCCATGGGGCATGTTTTGAGCATTTCTTTTTGCAAGGCCATGTCCTTGGCATTGCGCTCCATCCACTCCCGTTTTAGGTCCTGGGCTTCAATAATAGGATGCGCAGCCGCCAACCCCGGTATTGGGTTAATAAACCTCACCTTATTACTTTTCTTCTTAAACAAATTAAATAGATTCATATAGAGTTACTTTTATCAAGCGTAGCTTGATCCTCCCGCCGCAGGCACCCCCCAGCTACGCTTAATATTAACTTATTAGATAACTACGTTATATCCCGTTTTAAACCAGTTAAAGTTCGTAGTAATTAGAAGGGTACGGGTTAATAGTATTCATGGTCTTCTTATAACCGGATAGGTTAACCTTATTACTCTCCGTCGTCTCCTTAACAGCCTCATTATTACTAGCATAACTGTCAGGCTTATTACTAGACATACTACGGTTCAATTGAGCTATACTCTCGCTTAGTTCCCTATCTTTCTGTATATCAGTTTTATCCACCTCCCTACTATACACAAACTCTGCAATCTGTGCCAACCTCCATGCCTCAGTAGCTACAGTAAACTTGTCTGTAGAGTGTGTGGTGTCCATCTTCCCGGCAAGCGTCTGCAGAGAAGCCGTGTATAGTTGCTTGAAAAATTCAGATTTGTACATATGCATAATTGTTATTAATACGGATATAATAATAACCCCTATATAGGGAAAAGCAACTAAAAAATTACGCGCAAAAAAAATCCCAAACCTTTTCTCAGTTTGGGATATCTTATATAAATTTATAGTTATTCGTTGTTAGATGGGTCAAATCGTTCCGGTGCTTTACCACTCATATACCTCTCCATATCTAATAAGTCAAATACGTGCCTTAATTCCTCCTTATTAGTAGCCGATTGCAATAGCTTGTCTACCATAGATAAAGTGTAAACTTTACCACCCTTACCAATAAACGTTAAATTACCCCTTAAGAACCCGTTCACTACAGACCATATGCCGGCTTTAGCTATGTGTAGCGTTGCCCCGTCAGCTGCCGAGTTGATATCATCATCGTCTTCTTGTTCGCCGCCTCTCTCGTTCATCACCGGCTTAGTGATACTGTGCATTCTACTCCGGTTAACTTGTTCGTATGCTTCTTGTAATATTTTTATAGAACGTGCTTGCATGAGTACCCAATACTTATGTAATCATGCACCCATAACAACTACCTCTTTATGTATTATTATACCTGCGCACTGTATATACGGGATTACCCAAAACCCCCATATATGTAATTTAGCCAAAAAAAAATTCGCGCGAAAAAAAATTTGTGTTACGCAAAAAACGGGATTACTGAAGAAAAGCGTACTATGGGAATTTGCCTACGGGGATGTGCTAAAAAGTTGGCATGCAGTTTTTTATTGATTTTTTTCTATTGTGTATATAAAGTTAATTTGTGCGCTTAAGTCCGTTTGAAAACCTGGTTTGGAAACAAACCATAGTCAGAAACGGGACTTGGTTATGATTGGAGTGTTACTCTATAAAAGCCTCCTTCATATAGCGAGTGGTGTGCTGTAGCAAGCCATCTATTATTGTTATAGAGTTTGATACCAAAGAATGTATCCTCTTCATTAAAGGTAATGGTGCCGGTAATGATCTGGCCATTAGGTCTGGTCCAGTGTAGTGTATAGAGCATTAGTTGTTATCGGTGGTGCGTTGTAGGAAGGTTACTCTATCAAGTTCTTTCTTAACAAAGGGCATGATGTGTTGGGCTAGTTGTGGGGTGCTATTAGCATGAATGGTACCAGCAGTAGCAAAGAGTACTTGACTGATGTCCTCTTGTTCATATACGCTAGCTATTTCAGCCAATTGTATAATGCTATTGAGTAGTATCTTTCTATTAATGTTAAGGGGTTGTTGTTTCATTTATATGTTTGTATATTGTTTATTACTCTAATCAAGCTATTTGTTTCAGATAGTGTATTTGAATTTGGTACCACTTCTGGATTTTAATATTTGAATTTCTAATACCGGATCTATATACATAAGTCAAATTGGGTAGTGCATCCAAATTTGGTACCACTTCTGGATTTAGAAATTCGAATTTCCAATACCGGATCTATATATGTAGGTCATATTAAATAGATGAGCCCACTAGATGGATAATAACAAACCATCTAGTGAGCCATCTTATGTTCTTACCACCTAACCCACTCCAATAGGTTAGGTAAAATGTTATATGTCATCTCTATCAGCATCATCAGTAATGAATGTACTTAATAGAGCTATCATTGATGATGTAATTAATATAGATAAAAAGGTCTTTAGTGCAAGATATTTTATGCCTATTATTACACCACACCCAACAGCAGTTAGTAGTATGGTAGTGCCTAAAAAGAAGCTAATGTTATTGTTGTTCTTATTCTTTGTATTCATCTGGTATAAAAGTTAAGTCTTTGTCTTCTGTTAAATATTGTTTGCCTTGTGAATGTACTAGGTACACTGGGTCACCCTTTTTGGAGTAATCGATGTCTGTTATCTCTCCTACTACGGAGTTTGTTTTGATTTGAACGGTATCGCCAATTAAAAACATGGTCTTTGTCTTTCTGATCTAAACTGTCAATAATGTCTAATAATCTAAAATCTAATGCTACTTGTCTAAAGCAGAGTGATATATCATCCGTTAATGTGTTGTATGGGTCTATCATGTTAGCTGCTTTGGTGGTATAATTAAATAGGGTACCTGCTACACATTAACAGGTACCCTATTTTTTTTATAATCCGTATTAGTCTAAGGACTCAGTTAGTTTATATTATTGTATTATAGGTTGATTGTTGTATTACTTTGATTGACGACGGCCCTCACGCGATACGTAAGTAGCGATTAACTTCTCGAGTGAACCAGCACGGTCGATACATTTTTCAATATATGCTGCTGATGTGTACTTAACACTCTTTCCTGTTACCGTACATGTTAAAACTAATGGAAGAGTGTAACCTCTTGCAGAAGACTTAACTGCTTGGTTAGTAGCGATTGTGGTCGCACGTTTTAACTTAGCTTCAGCTGTTTGTGTAGCTGTAGTATTCATTGTTGTATTTGTTGTGGTTGTCATGGTTAACAAATCTATTATGGATGGATTCATCCGAATTGCAACTATTATTTCTAATTATTTCCTGAAAATATTCTATGTCCTTATTTGTCTGTTCTACAAAGGCCTGTAGTTGTTGATCTAATGTCATATGTCAATAGTAATGCCTGTTTCCTGTTCGGCAAGCCTTATTACTTCTCTTTCTTTGATTATGTTTGTTATTGAACGTTCAACTTCTTGCTTGAACTCTTTCATTACTTTATCTAACTTATCATCTAATACCTTTATAAGATGTGGTGCTAGATTGTGCTTATCAGTCCAGTATATCTGATACTGACGTCCATCATAAACCTTGTCAAATGTAATGTTATTGAGTTCGTGTTTAAGAAAGTAATTGGCTAGTTCCACCTTATCATTCAATTCTAATACACTCTCTTCATTTATATAAGTTGACTTAAACAATAATACTATCTTACCTGTAGACTTACTACATACTAGTTTAATGTTAGATCCCTTTACTGTACTCTTGGTTAAATTGCTATAATGATAAGGTAAGTAGCTGTAAAGGTACTTCTTTACAGATTTATCATCTATCCACCCTACATATGCACCAGTTGCATTGTAAACTAAATAGCTTGACTGGTTTAAAGGTGGTTGTTCTTCTTTCTTTAAACCTTTTATATTGAGTGTAAGATGATTGTAATCACTAGCCATACACCCATCTACTGCAATTGGTTGTTGGTATCGTTTCATACAAACAATGTGGATTAAATTATTAGTAAGGTCAACAAAATATTATCCTTTTTTAAGAAAATAAAATCCTTTTTAAGTTGCCTTTTAATGAGAAAGTTTTATTATAATAATGGGGAGGTGTGGGCAGGTATAATTGGAAGCATATAAAAAATAGGAGATATATAACCTAATATATATCTCCTCTATTATATAATATTATTAAATCAACACTATTTTAATAGCTTTAAATTGTGTCGTTTAAATTATAGAGAAAGTTTTCATAACTAGCTTCTTCCTCTACTGTCATTTTACCTGCATCATATAACTCCTTTAATTCTTGTAAGAGTTCGTCTACTTTACTGATTTTATTTAATATATTTTTGTTGTTCATGTTATTTTAGTTTACTCTTATAATATATCTGTTTTTATTAAACCTTGCAACTATATTATTCGTAAAAATCCTCTTCTTCTAACTCTTCTAATAAAGAGTTCATATCTAATAAGAACCAGAAAATAACGAATAAGATTAGGGTAGAGATAATTAAGAAAGCTTTCATTTTTAAATAAAAAATGCTTGCCCTTAATTAAAAGGGCAAGCTAGTTTTGTTGTGTATTGTTGTATTAGTTATACCTTCCAAACTCTTACTACTTGATCGTTAATAGATCTACTAATGTAGTTAAAGTTTAATTTTTTAGATGCTTGTGAAATGCCAGATAATTTTGTTTGCTCTACTATAAAAGAATCGCCTGTTTGCATTTTATTAAATATTTTTTTATAGTTATTATATTTTTTAGTAGGAGTGGCTACTTTAGAAGAGAAAGGCATTTTAATGCCTTTCTCGATTTTAATAGGTAGACTAACTTTATTTTGTATTTCGACTGACATGTTATTATTTTGGTTTATTTTGTTAATGTTTAATTATAAGTGTTTTATAACTAATACAAAATTAATAATCTAGATTTCTCTTATTAATGCAACTCTTTTTTGCATTATTACAAACTTTTTTTAATTATTTTTTTATTTTATTATTTAAATCAACACTAAAATTCAAACTACTTAATTTCTATTAATCTATAAATTCTATTTTAATATTATCTTTTAATAATTCTTCTATAACTACATCCATCCAATTATCTTCATATTTTTCTTCTAAATACTTATTATAATATTTTTCTATAAATTCTTCAACACTTAATTTAATTATTTTATAATTATTTTTCATATTATTAATCTATATTATTTTATTATTAAATCAACACTAAAATTCAAATTACTTAATTTATTTAAATTACAAAATATCCTCCATCATCATCTTTACCAAAAATCTTAAACTTCTCATTACTTCCTATTAAAATATACTTCTCATTATTAAAATCCCCATCTCTTAAATTTACCTCAAAATACTCTTTATTATCATAATTTACAATTTTAACATACCCCTCCATTTTAATTAGTTTGTTATTTTTAACATCTAATAAGTTACAATTTATTAATTTAACTTCTCTTTTATTATTACTCATATTATTATTTTGGTTTATTTTGTTAATGTTTAATTATAAGTGTTTTATAACTAATACAAAATTAATAATCTAGATTTTTTGTAATATTACAACTCTTTTTTTTATTAAATAATCCCTTTTTTAGTTGACCTTTTTAATTAAATCCTCATTATTGGCGTATAAGGAACCTCCTCCAAGAAGCGCCTAGCCATTGGGGTACTGCAGATTACGGCGCTTTCACCCCAGTACTTCATTTTAGGCTATTTTTTAATAACAGGCAACTCTTTTTTTTAATCCAAATAAATCTAATAATTTATTGAAATTTACACTCTCTATTAACATCATTAATTTTATACAGGTGCTATTAGAGCAACTTATAAGTTATACTCCAAAAAAATCCAATATAAAGAAAGTTTATATACGAATACTCCAATTATTATTTCTAATAGGGATAAAAGGGATGTAATACAGTTGATTAAGGGATTCTTTTATAGACTCACCTTATTAAATTGCTATATATCTTTTTTGAAATATATTGCCGGATCAATAAAAGGAGATGTTTTGGTGGATTTCTTAGTACTAACCTTCTGTACCTCATTATGTATCACCTCTACAGCATAGTGGAACCCTGCAGCAAACCAGTCGTTATCAAACCACTCTGTTGTACTATCACTGTTAGCTAGCTCCTGAAACCTAGAGTCTATTACCGTTTGCTCCTTATTGACCGGTAACTTAGGTATATCTGCATGCACCCATAACACCTTACCTGCAGGTACCTCCTTGTCAAATAACCGTATATCATAATCGTTGACATCACCAAAAGAAACATATATTGGCAAATCACTCCTAGTCGGGACACTATACCTCCACGTGTTATTCATATAAACATACCTTAGAATGTGCAATAAAAAAAGCCATATTACAAAATTTTGCAAAAAAAAGCTTGAAAAAAATTGGCGGAGAGACTTAGTTTAATACACTCCACTCATCTCCACACATTTTTCTCCTGTATTCCATTTCTCTCTATTTCATTTCCAATAGTGCTTCCGTAATTAGTTGCACTTCTGTTTTACAAAATTCAAATTTCCGTTACTGGATTTACTTTTATAGGTGCTTAGTGATATCTACTTCGTCTGATATAGTCCGGGGCACAGTCCAGTTAGTGCTCTATAGGCTATAAGTGTTCTCTATATAGGGAGCCAAATTTGTATGCACTTCTGGATTTAGAAATTCGAATTTCTCAAAACGGATATAGATTTTAAAGTAGATGTAATAACTACGTACTTATATATCTATATCAATGCCTGCTTCTTTAGAGCCCTTCTTAAGTACTGCTTGTGTCTTCTTATGGTAGGTGTACTCTTTATAAAGGAACTCTAATACTTGTTTATATACTGCATTTGAAGTTAAATTAGGATTACTTAGTATAATCTTATTTGCTAGATACAATAAAGGTAATACATTTTTACTGGAGAATTTAGTACGAGTAACTGGTATATGTTTATAGATATTATCTTGAATATACTTTACAAAGTCTAATAATTCTTCTTTGTTGACTTTATTTTTTTCTTTAAAATGCTTAGGTAAAAACCTCTCTACATAGTCTTGTATCGTTTGACCATAAAATCTTCCACTAACTATAACACCCTTTTCGTTTAATGAATCCCTTACCTTATTGTTTGGTTCTTTTAATATACCATCATACAACTGTCCTACATAATCGTAAATGTACTTGTAGTACCGTTTTACATTATCTGGGGTGAGGTGCTGAACAATTTCTTTACTCATTTTGTTTGTAGCAAATCTATCTACTTGCATAAACCTTTGTACTACTTTGTAAATTTGATCCTTGGTAAAGTTCCTTGCTTTGTACTTATCTATATTCAACTTATCGTATATCTTCTTTGCCATTTCATAGGCATAGGTCATTATTTCGTTATAATTGTTATAATAAAACTTAGGGTCTTTATTATCAAAATGGCGGCTATGATACCGTACTTCATTATTATAGATGCCTGCAAGCTTTTTTAATGAATTGATCCTTTCTTCATTATCATAGATGCCTGCAGGCTTATTTAATGAATGGATCCTTTTTAATTTACGTATAAGTTGCAATTGATGAATATATTCGTGACCGATTAATCGTCTCATTACTTTCTCTCTATGTTTACACTCGACCTTACTTTTACTAAAGGGCAAGTCTATGTACCTTTTAAATAAATCTCTACTAATTACTATTCTTCCTGTATCATAAAAATTGATGGGATTGTATACAATCCCGGCGCCTATAGGCGCTTCCAAATCCTTAATGGTTATATTAAGAAGTGCCAACTCTTTTATTGCATTTTGTTCTGTTTTTTTTACACTATATCCTTGCTGTCTTAACTGTTGTGCTTTGTTCAATATATCCATTACTTTATCAACTTTAGATTCATCCGGTAGTATAGCCGCTTCTTTAACCTTTTCATATGCCTCTTCTAGTAGTATGGTAGTCCTATCTCTCATATTAGTACTTAGCTAATACATCATCTACTTCATCCTGTGTTAAGCTATATAGATATGTTGTAGCATATATACCATACTCCTCTACGAACATATCTACTATTTCTTCACCGTAGTTATCTAGTACATATTGTTCACAGTTAAAGTTACTCATAACACCGTATTATGGTAACTTATTGCATTATATCAAGCTTTTTTATAAATACTATAATGACGTTTAGAGATTTCTTTTATGAAAATACAACTGATGATAGTCTTAGACTGTATCACGGTACCCTAATTGATAATGTTCCGTCAATACTTGCACAGGGGTTAACTCCGACTGTAGGAAAGTTTACTCAAGAGCTTTATAAGAAAGAGGCCATACCGGCGGTGTTTGCTAGTGATTCAAAAGGGGCAAGAGCGGTATACTGTGCACTGTCTAGTCAGATACAAAGAAAATTAAACAAAGGTAACTATATCCCTTCTAGTGCAGATATATCCAAACACGGTGCTTTATTAGTGATACATACAAATGCTGGTAAGTTTAATAAACATATCTCTAATCAAAATATGGGTAGCATTGAACCGGGCAACTACACAAGCACAGAAACTATAACTATTGATAATGTACTAAAGGGCAATGATCTGTTACAGTGGATCAAGGATCATAATGCTGACGAAGGTGAACTAAGATAATCCCCTTATATAGTCCTTATTTTGCATTCTGTGTGCCGTACTTCTGTTTACCGGTCAGTGCTAAGGATAATCTATCGTAAAGGTACTTATAATGACTGTGTTCGGTGCCAAGATACTGTTCGATAATGTCTAGTGCTTTCTTTTGAAATTCCCTATTTTTATCGCAGTGCTGTGCTAGGAGCCAATAATTGTTCCAATCCTGTTCATCAAATGTGTTGAAGTCGAAGTCTGCTTTCATAAATGCATCTAAACGTGCTTTATCATTAAAGACATCATCCGTGGGTCTGTTCTTCATTTGAGCCCACGCTTGTGCACCCTTTCTATAATCCCCATTAAACTTGGTTTGAACGTAGTTTTTATATTCATTACGTTCATTTTGATCTCCTTTTACCCATGTCTCTAAACGTCCATCTCTTTCTTGAACCTTTTTATATGCCTCTTCTAGTAGTTTGGTAGTGTTGTCTCTCATGTTATTATATGTCTATGTCTACTCCGGATTCTTCGGAACCTTTTTTAAGTACTGCTTGAGCCTTTTGGTAAGTTTTAAATTGGTTATAATATTCTTTTAGTTTTTTTACCGCTAATTTATCTGAAATATCATTTATCTCTTTATGACTTAAATGCGGGTTCTTATCTCTTATATCCCCTGCAATACTGTCTACCTCATGTCCAAACATCGTAGTAATGAATTTATCAATACCATACGTAACTATTTCAAAATAATCTACACTAACACCGTATATGTGTTTACATAAAAACTTTATAAATTCATCTGGATGTGGCCAATCCTTTATTGTTTTAAAGAAAGAAAACCCGTAGGCTCCGTCGGAACTATCTATCTGCTTTCTTGCATCATTGTACCACTCATTAGAGGTGTCTTCTTTTGTAATAGGCTTACTTGTTTCAAGTACCCTATTATAAGCTTCTGCTAAAACTTTATATTGACTCCTCATGTACCATTACTTATCATTATAATACAATAAAAAAAGGATATACCAATTAAGATATATCCTTTTAATATGTTATAGCTCTACTTCTTTAACAATAACCGGGTCAAATCTAATAAATCTAACAGTCTTACCAACGGCATCCTTAAACGATTTAGGTCCAAGGCTATAAACCTTTAGTATCTTGTTAGCACTTCTCATTGAATCGTGCGTTAATGTACCACCTGGAAAGTACCATTCACCTTTCTTGTTTTTAAGTTGAGTGGCATAACGTACTGGTATGGTTGTATCAATAGGTAGAGATTTCTTTGATAATAGATGATTTTTAACTTTCATAGAACATTATAATAATGAAACGTAATTGTTTCTTTTATTATACGTACATTATGCATACTTTAAGGTATAAAGGCAACAAAATATTACCTTTTTTTTACCTTTTTTTAGCTTGCCTTATTGGTGTTCTTTAGCTGTGCTCTTCTTTCTCTAGCTCTTTGAGTCTTTATGGCGTTTCTTCTAGCGTATTCTTCTGGGTTTTGTGCTTTTAAATCCCTCCACCATTGCGCACTTTGTATTGCTCTTGGCACTGTTGGGTGCACTAAACCAGATGGCTTTTCTGGTTTAGGTTTTCTGTCTGGTTTAATTGCATCTAACCTCTTTTTGTTGTACTCGCGCATCTTGGCCTTGTACTTCTCTCTGTGCTTGGCATATAAAATAGGGTTCTTTTTCTTAAGCTCCTCCCACCAATTGTTCTCTTTTACTTTATCATATGCCTCTTCTAGTACTTTGTACCGGTTGCGCATACTTTATTACGCTTCTTGTATGTAAGTTTCAAACTCTATATCAGGTATTTGTGAAACAATAAGATCAGCTAATTTCTCTAATTGCCTGACATCTTTACTGACATAATACACCTGACGCATAGGTGGATTAAAAGCTCCATATATTTCAGCACCATCATACCCTTCTGTTATTCCTACTTGAGCAGCTATTCTATCAAGCTTACTAAGCACCTTATCATCTGTTTCCATAACAAATTCATATCTAACTATTAGTTCATGGTTACCTTCTTCTTCGTCCATATCCATTTCTGGTTCCTCTTCTGGTTCATTAGAAGGCATTTCCTGATATCTTTCTAGTAAAACTTTATATTGGTCGCGCATATATATTAATACTTATACTATTCTTAAGGTGTTATCAAGCTATTCTTTAAGTCTCATTTTACATACTCTAACCAGTTATTCATTCTTTGTTGCCACTCTTTAAACAGAGTTAGTGCCTCTTTACTATCATCTGTTATATGTTCGTGAGAGGCTTCTAGGGCTGCAACAGCTTTGGTTACACTACCTTGATAGTAATTATCTGCAAAGTACTGCACATGCTTAAACGCTTCTAATAATGTCATGTTATTTTTTTATGCTATCCAATTAAACCCGTCCTCAATTAACATAGTTTCAGAGAACGTAAACTTGGTCTCTTTGTTTAAGTACTTAATAGCTACTTTAAAGTCTTCTAGAAAGGTAACCGATCGGGCTATATTCTTACCCACTACCTTTGTAAACTTTAGATTGTCTTCGGTCTTATAACCGTAAAACTTTAACATCCATTTCATATCAATGGTTTGTTGTTCTTGTCTGTTCATTTTATGTTAGTTGTTTGTTTATCTTTTTCAGAGCGCTTTAATAGTTCATCTACTCTTTTAAGCTCTCCTTCTAAGAAGGCAACTACTTCTTTGACTTTCATTCTGCGACCTTTATATTCAGTATAATGCTCTTGAGGCATTTTCTTCCAGTCACTTAATGAATTCATAAATTTTTTATATGTCAATCTCTATACCAGCTTCTTCAGAACCCTTTTTAAGTATTTTTTGAGTTTTTAACCAATTTTTATATTTAGACCAATTATCTACCCCGACACTAAAAGGTACAGTGGTAGCTAAAGGTAAGTGCGGTTGAGATTTATCGGGACATAATAACCAATATTCAATAGCTTCACCACCATCTAATTGTGTTACACTATAGTAACTATTAACAAGTATAGGTACTTTATAAAATCGGCTATAAAATATAGTATTTATTTTAGGTTTATGATCATAGGTTATTTGTTCGTCTTTTAAAAAATTTAAAGTAGATTCCTGTTTTTTATATTTACCTAGTACTACATATAACATTTCATTTTTTACATCTATATCTGTAACTACTAATGTCCCAAATTTCGTATAATGAGTTTTGTTTTTAAAAGTGTTTTTATAAATTTTATCCCACTCTTCCGGATTAACTTGAGCAATATCTCCTACCCTTGGTATTTCAATATCGAATTTTTTATAGTCTTCTTCAACACCTTCTTCTATATCAATCTCTATACCAGCTTCTTCAGAACCCTTTTTAAGTACTTCTTGTGTTTTTTTCCACACAGTATATTCTTTGTACATTTGCTTAAAGCTATCAGCGATAGCTTTTTTAATTTTTGGCGGTTTTGACGACCAATTATAATTAATATTTATATAATCGTATATACGCGGATCCAAAAAATCTTTACCGTTAAGATTTTTATCTATATATTCGTTTACGTACCTTTGCATTGCAGCGCCTGCATAGTCCTGATAACCTAGACTAGGCCCTACCACCTCTTCCAAAAATTTTATAATATTATTAACTTCTCTAGCATCTTTTATACCTAGTATTTTACCTAATAATTCTACTAATTCCCCGTTGTAAAAATTAACTAAAGCAGGTGGATCATCTGGATTCCTCTCTTCAGATATTACCTGCTGGTAAGCTTCTTCTATATCAATCTCTATACCAGCTTCTTCAGAACCTTTTTTATATATTGGATCGATTTTCTTTTTTTCAAAGCGGCTCTTTATAAGAGAATCATCTCTAATAAAATGTACTTTTAATAAATTTGCTACCTCTTTTTGTAATTTAGGGTGGTCTTTTAATTGAAGATTACCATTATTACACATTTTATCTAACACAACATACATTGAATTTTTAGGTGGTTGATCATCCGCTTCATCTGTATCTTCAGGGTCGTCTTGCCACCAAAAACTAAGCTTTAAATCGTTTATGATAACCCCGTAACATAGCAAATGATCATCTACCCAGTAATCCTCAACTTTAAAACTCTCAATCGTTTCAGGCTCTATCACTAAATCAATAATTTTATTTTGAATGCTTTCAGGTGATTTATCAAAATCAATATTTGCTAAGTATTCATCTTCTTTGTTTACCCATTCTTTAATCTGAATGTATTTTTCTGCTAAAAGTTTGTATTGGTTGCGCACCTTATTACTTATCTGAAGTACTAGTTGAATCCAATCTATATAGCTTATAAAAAGATACACCCAAAGAGGAAACCTATAATAACTCCTAACAATAACCATTTAGCATAATACCATATCTTGCCTGAAGTAGTTGAAGGTAATGGTTCCTGATATGTTAAGTGCTTTATTATCTTCATAGTATAGGTTTAACGGTATGCTTCTTTTATTTCTCTTATCCATTTATTTGATTGTAAGAGAGCTTGACTTTCATTTAAACACCTCTTACCATAGTTAACAAAAAATTCTCTTGTAGTTTTATAGGTATAGCATTTACCATAATCCCGCCACAAAAGTAAAGTTCCTTTATAATCCTCTTCATCTGATTCAAGGTATAATGGCTCATACTCTTTAATAGTGGATATACGTCCTTCTATTTTATCATTTTCATCAAACCAGTACCTAATATCCGCAAATCCCTCATCAATTAAATAACGAAGATAGTCTTTCACTTTTTTCTTTCTACCTTGGATACCTTAAACGAACCACCCTCTTGTGGAGTCCAAATAAGAGCATCATCATTTGTCCAACCTAATTCGTTTACAAGAGAGGTTGGCAACTCAACATAATGGCTTTGCGTTCTTGAATTCTTTTGAACCATCACAAGCCAAGAAGCTGTTTGTTTAATAATGGATTTCTTTTTCATGTTATAGCTTATTTACTTCTCTTTTAGTTTCTTTTTTCTCAACATCTAAGAACTTAACAACCGTGCCCTCTCTTGCAAGGTCTTTTAACATTACCTCAACCCATTCATCTCCGTACTTGCCTTTTAGATAAGCATTACCATAGATGTTATTGAAAGCTTCTTTGGTTACTTGTAGTATTCTTTGTCTCATATTAGTATTTCTAGTATTCCACAGTGAGCGTTAGTACGTATAGATACATATTAACGGATATAATAAAGTGTAATTGGGATTTTATACAGGATAATTGTGTTTAAATTCTTGTTCAGTTAACTGTTTTCCGTCAACCCAGTACTCAAAATAGGTCTTATTTTTAAAAATAATAGCTGGACCATCAGTTCTATGTCGTGTACCATTTAGATAGTATTCCCTATCCCCGTTAATATGCTCAATTGCTGGACCATCTTCTCGGTGCAATAAATTGTTTAACCACCATTCCTTATATCCGTTTTCTTTTAAATAAACAGATGGAGCAATTGGATCATGTAACCAAACTTTGTGGGTGATTAGACCTGGGATGGCTGAATAAGCTCTCATACACCATATTATGGTACACAAGAATAAAAGTTCAAGTTATTTCTTTAACTTGTCTTTACATTTACATTTACCACAAGTACAGCATTTGGATTTATTTACAAACGCTTTACGGATACTATAAACAACTGCCCCAATCACTACTCCAAATACAATAACTGTTTGTGTCATTTAACTTTTATTTAAAATCCTGTATCTAATTTTCCAGCAGCATTAGGTGCTGAAGTAGCAGCTGACTGAGCTGCACTAGCGGCGGATTTACCAATTTCAACACCTTGGGCATTAAAGTTGTGAACCATACCGTCATTACCTTGTATGTGGAATGCTCCATTACCATCGCCATAAATTGTAGCGCTTTTAAGACCTAATGATTGCATTGCATTTGCTTTAGCGTCACAATCTGCATTAATCTGATCAACTTCCTGACTTAAAGCACTCTTATGTGTACCAACTTGTTGAGCAGATTGAGTTGCTTGATGTAAATCGTTTAATGATACTGTACCACTACCGCCTTGTAAAACTGATTGCAATCCATGTGCGATCTTAACACCACCAGCAATAAGTCCACCTAATGCAGCACCTACACCACCGGCAACAGCACCAGCTTTAGCACCAGCTTTAGCTCCTTGTAAAGCAGCTTTACCAGCCTGTTTCCAGTCTACCTTACCGCCTTTAGACATTTGACCTACTACATTAGCACCACCCTTTAAAGCACCACCAACAACACCAGCACCTGCAGCACCTGCTGCAGCACCATGTGCTACTGAAGCAATTAAAGGAACAATACCACCAGCACCTAATGTAGCGACACCAAGTGCGGCCATTAAAGCCAAACCACCCGCGGCTGTTAGTTTAGGATGTTGTTTCATCCATGCATAAGCTTTTTGAATAAAACCACCTTGTGCTGCTGGAGGTTGAGCAGTAGTAGGTGTAGTGGGTTTAGCTGATGGAGTTGCTGGAGCTGCTGGTTTTGCACTTGGCTTAAGCACTGGAGGTTGTTTACCTGGAGCAGCTTTATTTGAAGCTGGTTGCTGAGAAGCAGCTCTCTTTTGTGCAGCTAACTCTCTACGGCGAACATTACGAGGGTCATTGCTTAGTACTCTAGCTTCAATTAAATAACCGATTGCCTCTTCAAACACTTCGCTATATAAACCATCATCAATACTTTCAGTTGTAGCAGCAACGTCTTGACTGATTTGTTGCTGTTGTTGCTTAACCTCAGGGCTATTTAATAATTGTTGTATACCACTTTCACCAGAAGCAGCTGCTGCTTGAATCTTTTTAAAACCTTCTGGATCGCTTTGAGCGATCTTATTCATGATAGCTTTAATTAAAGGCTGCACTAAAGCGCTCTTTGCACCAGATGCTAAAGCAGCACCTTTCTGTTTAATGGTGTCCCAAAGGCCTTCTTTAATAAGATATGCTTCAAAAGCTTCAAGGTCTCTGTTGAAACCTTCTATTAAAATTTCATTGACCTGTACTTGTTGATACTGTTCAGCAAGTAACCTTAAAGCTTGATCATTCTTCATATTGTATTACTTATGTAATCTAGTACTAGTTTTTACTAGCTAAATACATACCTTCTAATACTAGAATAGCTGCTCTGTCTCTAGTAACATTAGGGTAATTGGCAATAACAACCTCTTGCATATAGGTTCTATTATACTCTCCAGTATCAACCATACCCTTAACCATAGCTTTAATAGCTATTTCATCTATCTTATTAAATCCTATACTAGTAACCTTATACGTTTTATCTTCGTTGAATGAATACATTATATGTCAATGTCTACCCCGGCTTCTTTGGAACCTTTTTTAAGCACTTCTTGCGCTTTTTGCCATAGTTCATACTTTTCCCAAAGCTGTTGTATAATTTTTTTACGACATAATGCTAGTTCTTCATCTTGTACTCTATAATATCCTTTTGAAGTAGTGCTTGGTAGCTTTTCAGCTGCATCCCAAGTCATTTGCTCATACATACTATCAACTGTATTAGCGTCTGTTTTACGCTGTTTAGGTTTAATGTAAGTATCTAAAAACTTTATAAAGTCAAATATCTCGTTTTTATTTTCAATACCTATATATTTTTTAGTAAAATAAAACGTATCACCAGCACCTACAGGCATGAAGTCTTTAGCATTTTCTTCTATATCAATCTCCATACCAGCTTCTTCAGACCCTTTTTTGTATACTGCTTGGGTTTTTACACAATTTTTATATATTTCACTTTTTCTAAATTCACTAAAATAGTTTATCTCAAGATTTCTTAGTGCTGATTTAAAGCATTTCTTTTGTATTTCCTCTTTTTCTTTTTCATTTGTACCTAAGTGCTCTGTTTTTATAAGGGCCTTAGTATAGTCTTCTATAAAAACTATATTCCATAAAAAATACAAATTCTCTTCAAAATCTTCAGAGGGTTCTCTATACCCCCAATAGTTTTTGATTTTTTTAATCCCTTTGAAAAATGAATCAGCACAAGCACCAAATTCTTGTCGTAATATATTATATAAATTAATTGGATCTTCCGGCCAAATCGGGTCAACAAGTTTAAATTTTTTTTCTAAATCGGTTAAGATTTGTTTTTTACTAGTTTTGCCTTCAGCATTTTCTTCTATATCAATCTCCATACCAGCTTCTTTAGAGCCTTTCTTTAATACTGCTTGGGTTTTTAAACAAATTTCATATTCTTTACTTTCTCTAAATTTCTTAAAATAATCTATCTCAAGAAAATACAGTGCTAATTTAAAGCACTTCTTTTTTGCTTCCTCTTCATCCATACCTTTTTCAAGTGCCTCATTGTAGTCCTCTACAAAAGCTACATACCATAAGTACTCCAAATTCTCTTCAAAAGAGTCTAAATAATGCCAACCAATTCCTTTGAAAAATGAATCAGCACAAGCACCAAATTCTTGTTGTAATATACTATATAAATTAATTGGGTCTTCCGGATTATACGGGTCAATAAACTTAAATTTTTTTTCTAAATCGGCTAAGATTTGTTTTTTACTAGATTTGCTTTTAGCATTTTCTTCTATATCAATTTCCATACCAGCTTCTTTAGACCCTTTTTTGTATACTGCTTGGGTTTTTACATAATTTTTATATTCTTTACTTTTTCTAAACTCTCTAAACCAAGACCTAAGTTCTTTTAATGCTGATTGTAAACATATTTTTTCTGCTGTTTTTTCATCTGTACCATCTTTAACTGTGTAAAGATAACCACTTATAAAAAGATCATCCCATAAATCCTCCAAATTCTGTTCAAAAGTTTCTTCTGGAGACCAAGCAGTTACACCGCTATAAGTTTGAATTGCACTTGCGCCTAACCATTTGTAGAATGTATAAGCACAATCACCAAGTTCTTGTTTTATTATATTATATAAATTACTTGGATCTTTCGGATCGTTCGGAGCAAATACACTTTTTTTATCTAAAGCAGATAAGCTCTGTTTTTTACTAGATTTGCCTTTAGCATTTTCTTCTATATCAATGTCTATACCAGCTTCTTCAGAACCTTTTTTATATATTGGTTCGGTTTTCTTGGATATTATTTTTTTTAAACAAATTTCATATTCTTTACTTTTTCTAAATTGTTTAAAAATAGACTCAAGGTCTTTTAGTGCTGTTTTTAAGCACATTTTTTCTGCTTCCTTTTTATCTATACCGTCTTCACAAATAGCAATATAGTCCTTACTGAAAAGATCATCCCATAAATCCTTCAAATTAAATACTAAATGTTCATATGGATTAAAAAAAAATGTCCCAAGATGTGTTCGTACTGTATTTGTACTTAGCCATTTGTAAAATGTATCAGTAAAATCACCAAGTTCTTGTTTTATTATATTATATAAATTACTTGGATCTTCCGGATGAAGCGGGTCAAACACGCTTTTTTTATCTAAATAAAAAGAGCTTTGTTTTTTACTAGATTTGCCTTTAGCGTTCTCTTCTATATCAATTTCCATACCAGCTTCTTTAGAACCTTTTTTGTATACTGCTTGAATTTCTAAACAATTTTTATACGCTTTACTATTTTCAAACATTTCAATGTTACTATCAAGATAGTTTTGAGCTTGTTCTATAGAATCACTTTTACTCATACCGCCATCTATACCGTTTTCAACCATATTTTCCCAGATACTTCGTATATTTTCTTCAAGAGATAGATCTGAATCGAAATCAGCAAAATCTTCTTCGTATAGCCATTTACAGAAGGCATAAGTACAAGTTCCAAACCGTTGTTTTATTTTATTAATTACTTCAGTTGTGTTGTACAAGTCTTTAGTTTTTTTACTTTCTTCTATATCAATCTCTATACCAGCTTCTTCTGATCCTTTTTTAAATATTTTTTGAGTTTCTAACCAATTTTTATATTCAGCCCAATTATCTACCCCAATACTAAAAGGCACAGCTGTAACTAAAGGCAAATGTGAATGAGATTTATCAGGCACTAATGTCCAATATTCAATACCACCGCCTTTAAATCCTGTATCAAAATAATGGCTAGCAAATATAGGTCCTTTATGCGACCGACTATAAAATACTGTGTTTATTTTAGGTTTATGAGTATAGGTTATTTGTTCGTCTTTCAGAAAACTCAAAGTATCTTCATTAAATACGTGTTTACCTAGCATTACATACAACATTTCATTTTTTACATCTATATCTTTAACTATTTCACAACCTACCTGGGCAAAATCGATTTCGTCTTTATGAGTGTTTTTAAAAATTTTCTCAAACTCTTTCATATCAATATCAATTATCTCCCCTATACTTGGTATTTCAATATCGAACTTTTTATAGTCTTCCTTAACCCCCTCTTCAATATCAATCTCCATACCAGCTTCTTCTGATCCTTTTTTAAAGATAGGAGCTGTTTTAATACTAATTATTCTTTTATTCTTTATAATTTCAAACTCAGGATCGGGTTCCAATTCTTCTTCTGATTCTAGTCGTTCAAGCTCTTCATACATTTGTAGCTCTTGATCCTTTCTAGCCATTAAAAACTCTTGCTCTTCTGTTCTTATACCTTTTACTACATGACCATTTGTAATATGTTGAATAAACTCTGTTTTAGTAGGAAAGTCTTCGCTAAATTCATTAAAAGGGTTCCCATACTCTGCAAATTCTCCACCTGGTTCATATGATTCGTAAAACTCATCTACTAGTTCTCCCAACGTTTTTTCAGATAAATCTACAGTATACTCCCCTCTACAAAAGGTACGTATAAGTTCAATACACTTTAAATTCTTATCATAAGGTATTGCTGGTACTTTTGAAAAGGTATCTTCATCGTACATTTGACTGTATTTTTTAGCTATATTTTTATCTAATTTTTTCATATATCTATTTCTATTCCAGCTTCTTTTGACCCTTTATTTAGTACATCTCGTGTAGCTTTTGTCTTTAAATAATGATCAGTATTAACAAACTCATCATAAGAGAACTCTATAGAGGTTAATGCTAATTCTATATTATCTTCAACTGTACGTTTTTTACTGTTATAACGATTAGGATCTAGTCTCGAAAACTCATCAACTGTATTATCCCACCATTCTTGTAATGGATTATCTTTGTTGTGACTTGGCCAGTTATCTACTCGTTCAGATAACCACTTTATAAACAAATCTCCATCTTCCCAGTGCTTAACTAAACTATATATATCCCCATAATCATGTTCATTATTGCTACGTTTTAATAGAATATTATTATTATTAGATTCTTCTATGTCAATCTCCATGCCAGCTTCTTTAGAACCTTTTTTAAGCACGTCTTGTGTTTTTTTCCATATTTTAAATTTTTTATAATACTTCTTTAACAATTTTAAAGTATCTTCATAAGCTAAACTATCAACTTCATCCTCATCAGTAGTATCCTCATAGTAATCATCACGAGTTAGGTAGCAGTGTTCATCAATATAACAAGCCACCATTTGAGCGTGTGTCCAATTTTCAGCTTTAGAGTCTATATTAATACCTGGCTCTATATCTATTTCTTTATACAACCATTCTGTAAACTCGTCTTTATTTTTCCAATTATGTACAACTTTAAAATACGGAAAAATATGATACGATGAATTTAAATCAGAATAAGGTTCATTGTTTTCTTCTATATCAATGTCTATACCAGCTTCTTCAGACCCTTTTTTGTATACTGCTTGGGTTTTTACACAATTTTTATATTCTTTAGTTTTTCTAAATTCATTGTAAAATCTTTTAATAAGGGCTATTGTAACTTTTTCTGCATCTTTAGCAACTTCTGGAAATTTATTTTTTACTTTTACATAAACGTCATGTGTTGTTCCACCTAATTGAACACTCTTTTGATAAATATAATCCTTTATATGTAAGGGCGCTACATTAAACATATTCTCAGAGTATACATGTTGGTAGTAGTGATTAAGTTTTTTAGTTATATTATCAAGTTCCTCTGGATACATGTCCCAATGCCCTTGATCAAAATCTGGATTATTAACTACCTTTAAATATAGCCATTTATAAAAATCATTTACACATTTCCAGTCTTTAATTTTATCTGTAAGTTTAAAAATATCAAAATTAATTTCCCATTCATCCCATGAAGTAGCCTCTTCTATATCAATGTCTATACCAGCTTCTTTAGAGCCTTTTTTAAGCACGTCTTGTCTTTTTTTATAAATCTTTTTATAGTTTTTGTATTCCGGGCTATTATAAAGCTTCTTTATTTCACTTTTTATATTTTCTTCAATATTATTACCGTCATAAGAAGCATTTTCTATTCTACTATTATACCATATTTGAATAGATTCAAAACCAGGTTTAATATCACACTCTAAATCATTATCTACATCTATACTGCCTTCTTCTATTAAATGCTTATATAGCCATTCAATAAAAATATTAGAATCTGGATAACTTGTTATTAAAGTTTCCCACTCGTAATCAAAATCATTATTACTTTCTTCTATATCAATCTCCATGCCAGCTTCTTCAGACCCTTTTTTAAGTACTTCTTGTGTTTTTTTCCATGCATTATATTCTTTATACATTTGCTTAAAGCTATCAGCGATAGCTTTTTTAATTTTTGGTGACCAGTAACCATACACAAGATTCATATTATCTAACAAATGTTGATCAACTTTCCTACCCGAATTAAGATTTTTATTTATATATCTGCTTACGTACTTCTGCATTACCCCGTCTGCATAGCCATCATAACTTAAACTAGGACCTACCACTTCTTCCAAGTATCTTATAATATCATTAACCACTCTAGCATCTTTTATACCTAATATACTATCACACAGGCTTACTACCTTGCTGCGTAATCCTTTAACTAAAGCGGGTGAATCGGATGGGTCTCTCGATTCAGACTTTACATGTTGGTAAGCTTCTTCTATATCAATTTCTATACCAGCTTCTTCAGAACCCTTTTTAAGTATACTTTTTGTTTTTAATTCAGTTTGTAATGCTTTCTCTACTTTTCTCTTAAACCCTTGAAGAGCTACCATGCCTGTTTTATCGTTAGTTGTTTTGTTTATTTCTGCAATACACTTTACTAAATTTGAATCGAGTGTTCTTGGGTCGTTAGGGACTGCATAAACTTTATTAATTACCTCTTTACTTATATATAAAGATGGGGAGTTAATAGAATCCGCTTTTTTAGAATTAGAATAAACAAAAAGAAACACATCATTACAATCTTCTACTAACGGTACCACATTTAGTGTGTCGCTTTTATATAAAAAATCTCTCTTTCTTTCCAATTGTTCTAAAGCACTATTTATATCCGTACCATACTGCCACGTTACAAAATACCACCTATAGCTATCCTTGTCTGTATCCTTGTGTTGTTGAAATAAATAATATGTTTTTTTAGGGTTTATACTGACATTTTTTATTATCTTTAATGGAGGCGGTGCATCAGCCATTATTTTACTTGCAGATGGTTTCTCTTTGCTTTCTTCTATATCAATATCTATACCAAGCTCTTTACTTGGCTTCCCCATTATATCATTATACTTCTTTTCGTATTCAGCTTTTATTTTAGGTAAATAGTTTCTTTTAAAGTCTTGATAAAAATTTTCATCTACTTCTTCATCTAACTCATCTTGTTCTATTACATAGTCTACAGCTTCATCTCCTAAATTATCAATAAGCTCCTCTCTCATTCTTTCTTCTGTTAATTCACTATACTCTTTCCACATACTATCTACATCAATTCTACTTTGGTTATCAAAGAAGCCTTCTTTTTTAGCTTTGTTAATTAAATATTCTTTATAATAATCTTTGTACTTTATAAACTCTGATGACCATGGATCGGTAACTTTTCTAGCTTTTATATGTGCCACGTCCACGTCTACTTTATCTAAAATACTACTAGGCGCCACACTATGTACATTTTCAGAGTAAACTTCAAATAGAGTTTTATATTGGTTTCTCATATATCAATGTCTATACCAGCTTCTTCTGATCCCTTTCTATATACTTCTTTTATCTTTACTTTATTATGTACAAAAGGAATAAAGTGTTTATATAGGTTTTGTTCTATATCTTTTGCTGGACATCCTTCAGGTAATTTAAGTCTAAGTTCTTTAAAAGTGTCCATATTAGGTATATTGTCTAGTTTTTCTGCTTCTACAAAAATATAACCTTTTATAATTCCCCGTACATTTGCTATTTTAACAAATACGATTTCTGACATACTTAAATTTTCTACATAAAGGAAGTAAGGTGTGATACCGCTAAGAATGGCTTTATTAAAATTTAAAACACTCGTTATAATTTCTGACCCCTTAATTGTAACCGAATAAATATCCCAACCGTGTGCCTTAGGTACCCACTTTTGAGTTTCGTCTACGTAATAAAACCTATAATACATTGCTTCAGGATTAATCTTTGCAGTATTAAATATGGATAAGTTTTTCCCGTTCATTTTTTGGGTTTTACTAGTCCAATTTTCTGTAAATTGTTTAAAGGTAAGCACTCTATATATACTTACTTTTATTGTATGGTTATCTTAAACGTTTACGTGCAGCTTGTGCAATAGTGTCATCATACTGACTACTAGTGTTTATAGGGTGATAATTTCTTGTTAAATCCCATGCTGCTTTTTCAGTTAAGGTATACACATATGTAACATCCTTGTCAACAGCAGATTTAAAATGTGTAAATCTCCACACATTTTGTAACCATGCCCATTGTTCGTTCTCAAGTTTTATTGGCAACAAAGCAAACACTTGATACGGGATCATTTGATCAAAAAGCTTTTCACGCTTTTTATTTTCAATATTAAATTTGACGTATTTATCTTGACCTATTAACACACCTTATATTAATATATAATCTTAATAAATCAACTTATGAAGTTAAAGAATTAAGCTTGATCATTAACTCGTAAATATCGTCTGCTTTATTAACTGCCTTCAAAATAGAGTGCTTATCGCTATCAGCTGCTTTACTATGTTTTACGTGATTTTCAACAAAGCTTTTAATTTCATCGAACTTATTATGATTAACAGGATTAGCTTTTAAATCACTAAAATGTAAACCAAACTTATCTTCTACTTTGTCTACAATTGAATCAGCTAGTTCTGAACGGTCTTGAAAACTAATTGAAGGAGTTTCTGATTCAAAATGTGCTTTAAAGCTACGATATATATCAGCTTTTTCTGGAGTAGTTCCGTTAAGCTTGTGCTCCCAACGTGTACCTTTAAGCAGTTTTAAATGCTCAGGTTCTGGAGTCTTACCACCCAATATAATGTCTTCGTAAATTTTTTTAGGAGTAGGTTTTTTCATATTATATTTAATTTTTATCTTCTTTTTCTCTTCCTAATGCATTTGCATTAGCTGATTTCATTGATGCAAATACTTTTTGAAACGCTTGAAAGTCATTAGGGTATTCTTCTTTAACTGATTTTAATATAGGTACAATAAATTCAGTCCAACGTTCTGCTGCTAGTAAATTTGCATCTAACTCATTCATTTCTTTAGGTGTATCTTTTAACATTTGATGCTTTATAACTTTAGCAATCATAGAAGCCTGTTCTTTATCTACACCTGTAAGTATTGTAGCTAATTGTATGTTTAGCATGTCTATGGCTTTTTGCTTTTCAGCTGGGTTTTTACTTTCCCGCGCTTGAAGCCAACGTGAATAGGTTTGATCAGTTATATAAGATGTAAGAGCAAACTTTTCAGAAGCTCCAAACTCTTTTGATTTGGTTTTAAATGCGCCCTCTTTAGCTTTACCAACAATATCATTCCAGTTAAACTTATGCACTATTCTTAACCACTCTACAAACTTATTAACCCACTCTTCACCTAAGTCCCCACTTAAAGCTACAGATAAATCTTGATAAATGTCCCCTGTTGCTCCTGCTGGTAAAGGAGTGTTAGATGTCCAATGATCGTGATATTGACGTTCAACTTCTTTTAAAGAATTACTAGCAAACTCCAACGAAGCAGGATTAATAGGTATATCTTTATTTATTTGTTTACCCTTACCAAACATATTATCGCTTGGGTTAGACATAGCAAAATCAATTATATATTTGCTAATGCCTATTTCCATAGCATATTCTGCCCATTCCTCAGGTTTTAATACTAATACACCTGCTTTAAAACGACGCATATGTGCTGTATCAAGCTCTTGTACGTTGCCTTCAAACTCTGCACCCCAATTAGCTGCTGCACACACCATAGCGTTTTTGCTTAGTGTGTGACCACTAATTTCTCTATCCAAACTTAATTGTAATAATGAATTAAGAATATTCTTATCACTTCTATTAAGTTCATCTAAAAATAACATACCGCTGAATTTTGGATTAGATACAAGCTTAACCCAATCAGGCGGTAAAAACCTTAAATAACCATGTTGTTTACCGTAATCTACATCTGGTATACCTTGTACTTGTTCTGGGTTAAGTTCACCAGCACGTAAGTCTAAAAATACATAATACTGACTAGGGTCTTTTATAGCTTCAGATCGCTGTAAACCGGCTAAGTTGTTAAATTTAACATATACTCTACCTTCTTTTTTAGCAGCAGTTTGTGCAAATTGTTTCATTACAGCGCTCTTACCGATACCAGCTGCACCGAGTACTAAAAAGGAACGAGATTTATCATTGTATGCACCGTTTAATAGGTACATTATGTTCTTCATTGACCATACTGGTAAATTAACATCGTTAGCAGCACGGGACAAAGGCTCTGCTTTTGATGCAGAACCACCGAAACGCTTATAAATGTCAGGCATTTGAGAGCCTGAAGTGGTATCGATTTTACTAGTACTCATTTAATTATACAATATTTAGTCTAATTTAGGTGTAAAAACAGCTCTTCCATGTGAACCAAGAACTCTTTCAATGTATTCTATCATATTTGAATCTAAGAATTTATTCACTATAATGAAGAGTTTCTTATATTTTGCAAGCCTTAACTTTATTGCTGTATCCTCTCCTTCTTGTCCGTCAGTAACATATATACATACAGTTGGTTTAATATTTTTTGCTATAATTAAATTATTAATATCCCCTATATCATTACCACCTGGTTGTGTTTTTTTTGTTATTTTTTGTAGTAAGGTATGAAGAGTGCCTTTAGTTGCAAGAGGTGCACTACAATAATAAGCATTATGATGCCACAATATAACATAGACATTTAAGTGTTCTGCTTGTTTAGCAATTTTTTCAACATAATGAACAAATACTGAAAGTTGATCAGAACCAATTGAACCAGAAGTGTCTATTGCAAATACTGCGTCTAATTTGTTAGGTGCAGTTGCTCCACGACCTGGCAACGGTACACCAGCTGCCATGCCACGACGGGAAGGCTTAGCCCATGTATATGATTTACTGTTTGCTTGTTGCAAATAGCTTTTAATAAGAGCTCTCCAGTTAATTGGATCAGGCGGTATAGCTCTTTGGATCATTTTTCTTGTAGCTAATACTTTACCGCCACTTTTACCAAAGGTACGGGATGCTCTAGTTTCAATATCGCCTTGTTTAAGATCATTTTCGATCTCTTTTTCTCTTCTTTTTTGTTCCTCAGGGTCAAATTCTTCTATTACATCCTTATTAACTCTCTTAGCTTGTTCCTTGGTTAAGTGTTTATCTGTTTTATTGTCCAGTTGCTCAAGTATTTTATCAATTATTTCAGGTGTTAATTTACCTTTAACAGGTTTACCATCAACAGTAACTTTACCGTCTGGATGAACTTCAATATTGCCTTCACCGCCATTACCCTTACCGTCACCTTTACCTGGCTTGCCGTCACCTTTACCTGGAACAGTGGGGCCGTCACCACCTGGAGGACCATCACCACCTGGAGGGCCATCACCACCTGGGGGGGGGTTACCACCTATTTTTTCTTTCATTTTTTCTAACTGTTCATACACATCTTCACAACTTAATATATCTTTTTTACTATCTAACACTTTAATTTTTTCATTAATAGGAGACGGGAAAGTATATTCGCCTGTGGCTACATTAGGAATAATACCACCTTTAGGTAACTTAAACCCATCTGCTGCCAAATACCAATTCATTACAGCATCAGTAGCAAGGTTCCATAGAGTATGATCTCTCCATTCTTTTCTTAAAAACGTTTTATTAATTATATGAAACGCTTCGTGAGCAAACACTCCATAAAATTCCTCTTCAGTTAAATCAAGAGAGAATATTGGACTGATATAAATGTTACCGTAATCATCTACAGCCATTGTCTTTACATCAGGATCAAGAAAGCTTACTATCTTAACAGTCAATCTGTTTAACAACCTAGCAAGTTCAGGTGCTACAGCTAATAATCTGTGCTTACCACCAATAACACTTGCTTCAACATCAATTCCAATTTTATCATTAATAAAATTAACTAATTCAGGTTGTACGGGTATAATGTTAAACATACCCTGTATTATTTTTAAAGCGTCGTTATCTTCACAATCTTTTGATACTTTTTTAGCTAAATCTAAAACTGTTACTTTACCGCTCTTTACACTGTTAATCATTTCTTCTACTTGTTTATCAGTGTAAATGTATGTAGAAGCAATAGGAGCAGCTGGGGAAGCTTCAGTAAGATATAAAGGCACTACATTAGGTGCAGCACGTTCAACTGTAAACATGCTTGTGTAAATACCTTGTAACGCTTTAATGTCCATGTGTTATATATTTATAACAAATAGATGTAAATAAAGTAGTTATAAAGTTAAATCCAGCTATAATTTTATAGCTGGAAGTTTCTAGAGCTCTTAATATTATTTAAAAAAGCTTCAGTCTCAACAAGTAACGGACGTAGATAGTTTATTGTAAGATACTCTGCTTCGGTTTCATCCTTAGCATAAGCAACTTCTTTAGCAATATTACTTAAACGGTTAAGTTGATAAACTAATTCAGGTGTATGATTAATGGATTTCATACAGTAATAATGTTAACTTTTAGAGTTAAAGGCAACTACTATTTTACTTAAGTTTAGGTCCACAAACCCAACCAACTAACGAATAACGAGTACCAGAAGTAACAGGCGTTACTTCATGTAATGCATGAGAAGGGAACAAGTTCATTACACCTTGTGTTCTATTAGAAGGTTTAGGATTGGCTTGACTGTAAACTAATAAGTCTCCACCAGTATAGTCATTAGTATCTGATAACTGTATTGTAAAGCTTAATTTTCTTGGCTTACTTCTAGTTTTTTGCATAACATCAATATGTTTACCATAATATGGATGCTCTGGTGTATATGTAGTGAATTGAAATAATTCTATATAATCTAGATCATATTGAAAAACTGTTTTGTTTGCTTTTTCAACAGCTTCCCCACATTTTTCAAAAATCCATTTATACTCTGGTAATTCGTTAGGTTTAAGCCAAGTAATAAGACTGTTCCTTATATTCTCATCAACTTTACTAGGTACAGACTTAATAACTTCAACTTTAGCCGGTTGTAAACCTATTTTGGTACCGAGTTTTATAATTTCTTTACATTCATTTACATTAAACACCTGCCACCATGCTTCTTGATAGTTTTCTTCTGTATTTAAGTACCACATATATTATATATAAAGGCACTTTAACTTTAGTCAAGCTATTTCTTTAGCTTTCTACTACAACTACCCAATCGTTAGTGCAGTAAGTACCACCATCCTTATTAAGCACTTCTTGCCATGCGGCTGCTAAAGCAGTTGGGGTACCAACTAAGTCGTTTAATGCTGGCGCCTCAGTTAAATATCTTTGTGAGATAGAAGCATCTGCCCAGCTGATTGTTTCTTTTCTACTTGGAGATTTTGCAACTAAGTTCATAATTGATATTATTTATTTAGCTGTTTTTAATTGTTTCTATTAATTGTTTATGAGTAATTGTATTTAAATTCTGTTCAATTGTTTTAAGTAGATTTAAATCTTTAGCTACTTTTTCTTTAGTTTTTAAAGGTAAAGAATAGTATTCTTTAATAATACTCTCTTTATTAAATAATCCCAATCCTTGCAAAACAAGTATATAATTTGCAACATTAAACATTCTAAGAGTGGATCCGTTGGAAAAATCCTCTCTAATCGGTAATTTATGTTGCCAGTACTTTAATTTATCATTTAATCCGTTTGGTAACTCTATATTTTGCATATCTTTCCAAAAGATACTATTATTTTTTTTAGTTACATAATGTAATGCAACATACTCTTGGATTTGTTCAACTATAGATGTAACTGAATTATTATAAGAATCAATTACATTTTGCTGATAGTTAATTAACCTGTGCATTAACAGAAATGATTGTTGTATACTTGTACCTATACTGGTTGCTTCTAATGGTTCAATAAAACTAGAACTTAGACCAATTGCGACGCAATTTTTTATCCAAACCCTATCTAACATGCCAGGATCAAAAGTAAATGATTTATTGATTTTTATTTCTTTACCTAGTAATTTTTCAACTTCTAATTTTGCATCATCTGCACTTATGTAATCTTTATCAAATACGTAACCGTTACCGTTTTTCTCTTGAGTGGGTATAGTAAACATCCATCCATAGTCTAATGCCGTTGTTGCTGTCCACAAGTTATAGTTTTCATCCTTTTCAGTATTGAAAGTAATAGCAGCTTTCATTTTTAAATGTTTACTAAAGCTCCGCCATTTTGCACCAAGTTTAGTTATAAGAAGTCTCTTAAAGCCTGTACAGTCAACATAAAAGTTATATACATATTCTTTTTTATTACCTATTAATTTTTTAATTTCTCCGTTTTCATTTAAAATTACATCTTTTATTTCATCTTCAATAATTTCTATGTCTTTTTTTATTGCTATTTCATTTAAAAAATTATTAAGCTTGTATGTATCAAAATGGTACTGATACGCTATTGGCTTGTTTAGTTGCTCTAGACATGAAATATCATGGCGATTGCTCCACCAAGATTTTTTAGAAAATTCTATAGAGTCGGCCTCGTCACATATTAACTTAGAATAATAACACGAATACCCGTCTAACACACCTGCATAAGGCTCTTGCACTGAATGCAAATAATCCTTATCGGTCCAATTTTTATACATTATACCGCCCTTATATGTAGCATTACAGTGTTTAATTATATCAATATTACTTACATTGATAAATTTCATAAATTCATTCCAATGCTCAGTACTACCTTCCCCGACTCCAACTATACCGATTTGCTCCGATTTAATTATAGTAATATTAATACCAGGAAATCTAACCTTTAAAACAAGAGCTGCAATATAACCTGCAGTTCCACCACCAACAATAACTATTTTTTTCCTGTTATCAGTACTCATTATAAGTACTACTTACTTTACCCTTTAATATATCAATTAGTAGTAAACATTAATTACTAACGTATCTTCTCGTTGAATTAGAAGGTGGGGGTATAATATGTTGTATATTAAAATTATTGGAGGCAGTATTTTTGTTAAATAAAGTTATTGTTTCGGCAGCTCCTGGCTCTAAAACTCTATTATAAATATCGTCATATATTGAATTAACTACTATTACAGGTACAGCTGAAAGTCCCGCACTTACTGCAGCATAAAACTGAACGTAATTATAACGCACCCAATACATATTTGTATCGGATTTAAAACTTACATAAATTATATTTGATGACCAATCAAACGTGTTGTTATTAATATCGTTAATATAACCTTGTAATGCAACTGTGTCTTCTTTGGAAAAGTTAATACCACTTAACCCCGCCCATTGACTGTATTCATATACTACTTTAATACTACTTACTGGCATATATATAGTTGGCAGGCAAGCAGATAAAGAATCTTGTACTAAAAATGCATTATTACTTTGACCAGAAGTATTATTATTAATATAGGGAGAGTAAAATGAATCCATATTATTATTTACTGGTATTTGTAGATATTAATGGTACCCACCCTTGGCTTTTTAGTTTTTCCAATTCTGTTTGAGTATCAACAATAACTGGTGTATTTGAATGTTTAGTTAAAGTAGGTACAGAATATCCTCGTATAGCTATAACTGCAGCATTATAATGAAGAGAATGATTAGTAGATTGCATAGGTGTATTGTTTTCTTCTATGCTTTTGACTAACTCTTGTGCTTTAGTTATATTATTTTTATAATACTCTATTAGCTCTAATTTAAGTAAGCTAGTATCACTATTAGGATTAGTATTAGTGACTTTTTCTCCTGCTTTACGAAGAGTTTTTACATAATCTAATACATTGGACATTTACTTTACTTATCTTTATGTAGCCACTTAAAAGGACACTTCTTTTCTTTTACCCCGAATTTAGTCATTTTAAAATATGGTGCAGCTAAGTCATATAAAAAAGACAATGGTTTGTTGTGTAACATTTTTTTTACATTAACACAATTGCTTATTGCGTTACACAAAGGTTCATCATATCTTTGTCTTTTTAAGATTACTTTAGAATTATCCTTAGTTCTAAATCTTATACAAAATAAAGGATCCCCTCTATTAATAACTATAGGTTTACTAGGATCTACTATTTCAAAAGAAAAATCTACAGGGCGTACCCATTTGCCTATATCAAAAGTGCCAGGTATGTGGTTAGTATTTGCTATATGAGGAGAGGAGTCTAAAAATACAGGTATAGATTCTGCATATACAGACTCATTTGCCCAAAATACAATTCTCGGGGAATTTAATGTAACAAGGAAAGGATTAGAATCATTAGGTTTTGTTCTATTATAAAGTAAAGAATTAATTAACTTTGCATTTTTTGCTAGTAATCCTTCTAGAGCTACTTGACCAGTTTCAACAATAGGTACAACTTTTATGTTGTAAGGAGCTAATATAAAATAAGCATTTTTACAGTAATCTGCAAAAGCGGGGCAGAATATATATTCTATATCATCTCTCCTCTCTTGTATGTATTTATATGCACTAACAGGCTCCAAAAAAGCAATATCATACACTTCCTTACGAAGTGTACTTGATTCTGGGTTAGATATAGGATCAAAAGCGTAATTAACTGTTACTGTACTCATTATAAAGTTGTTTTAATAAAGTTAGGTAAATAAGATAAAGAAAACCAAGCTAATAAATCTCCGTCTGTAGATTCTTTTAAGTTGTTTCTGTCTTCCCATTTATATTTATTTTGACTTTTAAGATACTCTACCATTTTATTTCTATTGTATAATGCCATTTTGCCAGTACTTAAACCATAATGCCAGTATAGAGTAGTTTCTTTATTAGGATCTCTTATCCACCCGTTATAATACTCGTCTTGTTCTTCACTGTATTTGAACACTTCTACTGCAAAGAAACCGTTCTTAAGATTGTTCTTTACATCAATAACATGATGTTTATATTGTAAATCATAACCTTTTATTTGATAATCTCTATCAGCTTCAAAGTCTTTAACTTGTTCGTCTAGTCTTTTATTTTTGATAATGTAATCTAATACAGCAAGCTCAGCTTTGCGTGCATCTGGCCCTTCTTCAGGGTACGATTCTGCACAAGTAGCAGTCCAATGTTTTGTTGTCCTTCTATTACTCATTGAAATCTATTTTATGAGTTAGATAATAACCAAGCGCTTTTACATTCTTTTCATTAAAAGACATAAGGCTACCATATATCTGTCCTTTAGTGTCTATAAACTCTTCATCAAAACCTTCTTTATATAAACGACTTATTTCTCCTAATTTAACTATACAGGCTTTTGCGTTTCGTTTAACAAAATCAGGCATCACTGCTACTGCCCCTAATTGAGTAGTAATAACAGCTCCATTTGCTATTTCAGTTTCTTTTACATTAGCCATTTCAACAGTATCTATATCAATGTCTAAGGTATAATCATGTTCTTTTATACAATCAACTATATCTTTAACATACATGATTACAGCTGTATTAAGATCTTCAGTAGAAGTATTACTTGTTAAATTCTTATTTTTTTTCTTGCTTTTCATTTGGGATTTATTTTAATCAAAAAACCCTTCGTCTCTTAATTTTTTTAATATAGCATCATTACCTAGTAGTGTAAGGAATATAATAGCTAATATTGCTAGTAATCCAAGTACTACAATAAAAACTATACCAAGTAAGTGCATATTATTATTATGTAATATTTTTAATAAAATTCAAGTAAGTTATGTCCAAAGTATATCTCTATTTTGTATTACCCATATACATAGTTCAGTATCTCTATCCTTAATCTCTTTATTTATTACATCTACTCTATCATAACGATTCGGATCATATTCAATAGTTATTTCTACCTTTTCATAAGCCATACTAAGCTTTTCTAATAAAAACGGTCGTTCGTACTTAACATAGTTGTATAACTCTTTAAGTTTTTTTCCTTTTTCAGATATACTTTCCTCAGACCAGTCTGTTACTTCAAATGTCTTTTCTACTTCTACAAACTCAATAATAGCTTGAAAGTGAAAATGCGGTACAAGTTCAACCAGGTCCATATACTGTACTGGGAATACAGCTTTACGCATTCTGCGGCGAGGGTTAATAATGTAACGCTTTAACCCTTTAACAGTACGATATAATTGTCTAAATGTGTATTGAAAGTTTTCTCTTAACCAATACTGAACAGGATATTCTTTCTTAATATGCTTTTCCCAGTTATCCCAGTCGTTCATCATCATAGCAAAAGGTGCTTCATACCAGCCAGTAGGCCAGTACCATTTACAAGGTACCTTTTCAGAGCGAGGCAACTTCAACCACTCTTCAGTTGTAATAACTATCTGTTTTTTGTTCATTTTTTCTTTCTGTTACTACTTCAGCGTAATGTATCACTCCGTCAACATAATTATGAAAAGCCGTATTTAAGTTTATCAAATGCGGATATTTTTTAGTTTCTAACAAATATTTTGTATCCGCATTATACTCTAAACGATAATAAAAGCGTAACGTACCGTACTTCTCTTTCACTTGTTCAGCTATTACCTGCGGACACTCTACGCTATAAATGTAGCTATCTTCATCTCTATATCTAACTGGTTTTATACCTAAGCGCTCTGCATCCTCTTTATCTATATCCAGATATGTAGTATAGGTATAAGTTAAAGCGTGACACAATGTATCAATAATGTCATACCAATCATCAGGCGTCTCGATGCCCCAACACATACAACTCTCTTGCATGCTTTTATCTTTATCAGCAAATATTTTTGGATATTTACTGTAAAGTTTATCTTGTAGTTCGGGACTCATCTTTTACATACATTGATCTAAGCAGAGCTTACCTTTTACTGTGCTTAAAAGGTAAAAAAAAATTCATTTTACAATTTCTAAAACTACCGTTTTCTTCTTCAGGTATTAATGTATCGATTGGGCATATATCAAAAGCAAGTGTTATACGAGGTTGAGTATCGTCTTCCCAAACGGAGCTCCAATGCCTGTCGTCTCTAGAACGGCCAATAACTAATAACCCGTTTTTACTTGGTACTACTATTTCTTTTTCAACGTCTGGTATTTTATAAGTAGTATAGGAAGCGTTTTTTCCCACATTTACACAATAAAAGCCGTGCCAAGCATCAAACTCTGGTTCAAAATGATGATGTGGATTTACATTTTCTCCTTTACGAAAAATGTTCATCCAGCTTTTAAGAGCGTAAGATCTGTTATAGTCTAACAAAGGAGATATCTTTTCTTGCATTGTTTCATATAACTCATAAAGCTCAGGCACCGGAAATGTAAAGAGATTATACTCCATATTCCATGCAGATGGTTTGTTACCAAACCACGACTTTTCTACGGGAGGTAGAGTATGTGTGAGTTTCCTTTCTATATTAAAACAACGCTTCATTAACTGAGCATTATCGATATGATTTGTTTCAAATGCGTAAAGATAATCTGGACTGTATGTAATCATAGTATTTAAATTCTTGTAATTTTAATTTAATTTAATTTCAATGGTTAATTATGAAATTACCTGAAACGGAAATTCTGTAACCATCAGTAACATAATAAGGGTAAACGGTATGCTTCATTTTAGAGGGATATAATATTAATTTATTTTCGAATGTTTTATTGATACGAATAGGTACACTACTTATATTACCTAGTACATTTACATACGAAAGTTCAAAAGTACTATTAGGATCGTATGGATTATCTTCTCCAAACATATTTTTTCTTTTTTGTTCTACAAAATCCAGTATGCTTAACCAAATTGTATAACGAAATATACCTTGATACGCTCTAGCATTAAGAAAGTCATGTTTGCCTTGAAAATTTACGGTTGCGCTTTTTATTGAGATTTTTTTACTTATATCATCTTTAATATCAAAATCTGATTTATAGAATGGATACTCGTGTAAATATTTTTTAATATAAGGCAATATTAAACGTTCTTGATATTTTAAACTAAAGGTTAACCCGATTTCTTTATTTACATTGCCTCCAAATTCACTATCGACTGTAGGAATATCTATACTATTTTGTATAGTGTTGACCTCATCCCAAATAGGAGCTAATTGCTCATTTGTTAAATCACCTAAAATGTAACCTGGTGTTTTAAACGGTATTGCTGTGTATGATACATCTTCCATATAATTATATTAACGTGTTTTTTAAGAAAATCAATAAAAAAAGGCTCTATTTCTAGAGCCTTTGTAGCTTTTATAAACTGTTGTATTAGAACTTAAATGTAACGTCAGCTGTTAGGTTAGTATCAGTTAACGTTGCTTGTTTTTGCTGACCGGCGCCAATAGTACCAGAGATGGTCTTTGTTGGTGTAGCTTGCAAGTTAAGCTTGTATGACGTAATACCATCAATACCCTTTGACTTAGTAGGTGTTAGGTAACCACCTTCAGCAATAACTCTGAAAGCATCACCGAACTGATAATCAAAGCGTAAGCCACCTTCTGCTGCAGCGCGGGTTACTTTAGCAGCATCAAATGATTGAGCTGTATAAGCATCGCCTGTTTCAGCAATAGCATCTAGTGAGCTTGTTTCGAAACGACCACCTATGAAAGGCGCAAAACCAAAGTAGCTCTTTGAATATAAACGCTCATTTAACCAAATGTCTTTACCATTACCCTTACCAGCATTAGCGTAGTTTAAAGCAGCTAATGTATGGGTATTAGCAAAACGGTCATAAGCAAAACCAAGATCAGACTTTAATACTAATAGATTGTTGAACGTGGTTAAGTTATATAGACCTAAGTGATGTTTTTGTAATGTACCAGTAGCTTGATCACCGTTAATATTAGCATTAACGAAATCGTACTTAATACCGAATAATACGTCAGCAGTTACAAACGACTCAGCACCAATAGTGAATGTGTTGCTTGAAGTCTTATATGTATCAACTGTATTGCTGCTTGTACGTGTATAAGTTAGATAAGAGTTCCAACCATCACTCTTATTAGCGTTCCAAGTACCGCCGTAGTTGCGATCTAATGGGTTAGAATCAACAAGCATATTATAACGACGGCTTGCAGCCTGTAGGTATGAATATTGATCGATACGAGTACCGTAATTAGCTACTGAACTTGTTACTGCTGTAGAGTTACCAGTAGTAACGATCTTAGCTGTCGATACTGAAGTATTCTCCGTAACTACTGGAGCACTATATGTAACTAATGTTGGTGTAGTGCCATCAGCATATACTGTAGTAGTAACAGCTGTATTAGTAGTTACATTGGTAACAGGGGTAACTGTTGTAGCTGTTGTTGTTACCGGTGTAACAGTAGTAACTGTAGTCGTCTTAGCGATGTTTAACACTTTAGCATCAGCTGACTTTGCCTTAGCTTGCGAATAAGCAGTAGTAGAAGCAGCTGTACCATTTACACTTGCATATGTGGTTGTTGGGTTACCAAATACTGTTTGATTAGCAACGTTCTGGGTTGTTGTAGCTGTGCTATATAAAGCATTAGCTGTTGTAACAACTGCATTGTTAACTACATTATCCGTAGTTGTTGGTGCACCGTAATATGTACTAATAAGATTACCATTAGCATCTTTAGTAACGGTAACAGGTGTAACTGTTGTAGCTGTATCTACTGGAGTAGTAGTTGTTGTAGTTGTTAACTTATAAGTCTTAACAACCGGATTATTACTTGCATCAACGCTATTAGCAGTTGAATAAGCAATAGTAGCACCAACTACCGCGGTACCGTTTTTAGTAACTGTAGATGTTTGGTTAGATGTAGTAGCTACTGTATAAAGAGAAGAGCTATTAGCTGTTGAAATTGCAAATGACACATTTGTATTAGATGTTGGTGTACCGTATACTGTACTAATAGTATTACCTGTACTATCTGCAATAACAGTCATCGGCGTCGTCACTGTAGTAGTAGCAACTGGAACTGTTGTAGTTGTTAATACGTTTAAGTTAGTAGTAACAATAGTTGAACCACCACTTGTAGTAGTAACAGGGGCATATGAATTAGCTAATGTTACGATAGGTGTTCCGTTTGATGTAGTTACAGCTACTGCATTAGTCGTAGTAGCAACTGTAGAAGGTGTTACTGCTGGTGTGGTAGTTACGACAGCGTTGCCTGTTACAGATGTTGTTGCTCCGTTAACAGTTGTCCAGGTTGTCGGTGTAATTGTTGTTACTGTATCAAGATATGTTGTAGCAATAGTAGCACCATTAGCTGTTGATGTAACAGTGCGAGGTGCTGTTGATGTTGTAGTAACATTACCTGTTGTGACAGTCTGTACTGGTACTGTACCATGGTTTACAGTGACAACTGGCGAGCCGTTTGTTGTTACTGAACTATTATCACTATATAAAGTGACTGTAGTAGGGATTGTCGTGGTAGTTGTATTAACATATGTATTATCAATAGAGAAACCGTAAGCGTTAGTTGCAACTACATCTACTGGAGTAGTTGTTACGGTTACTATTGGTGTACCGTTTGTTGTACTAACAACTGTTGGCGAGCTGCCACTCGCTACAAGTGAAGTACTAACTGCAAACGTCAATATAGTTAATGCGATTAGTTTTAATAATTTATTCATACCACTATATTTATATAGTAACTATAAAAAAGCTCCACTAAGAAAATGAGGTCTTTGCAATCAAGAAGTTAGCTTGCTACTGTAAAATCCAACCATAAAAAAAGCTTTGACTTACGCCAAAGCTTTTCAGCAGTCTTAAACTGCTTCACCTCCACCACTTTGTTACTTTTCAGCAACAGAAGATATTATTTTTCAACTTCGTATTTAATAACTGAGTCTACTTGAAATGAACGCCATTCATTCTTATCCAAGTCCCAAACTGCAACTACATTAGGGTTAGGAGTTCTTTCCTTAGGAACATAATCAACAGGTTTAGGAGGTAAGAGATCTTCCCTTAAAGTACATCTCATTACTCTACGTTCACCATTCTTTTTAAGAAATGTAACAATTAAGATATTCTCTTTAAGAAGACCAATAAACTCTTGTCTAGTGCTTTCTGTAACAGTAACTACTGTTTCGTACTTTTCTACTAATACTTTAGGTAATTTGCTCATAAAAAATTATATTATACCTTACTTAATATAGCAACTAAGCCATTAAATATATCATTTATAGCTTGTACGTTTTGTACTTCGTCAGCAGCTGTTGCTGATTCTTTAAGAGCGTCTAAATCAGAAGAAAGCTCCTTAAATTCATCAAGCGTTAAGTCACCAGATTGTACTTGCTTTGCATAAGAGGCAATTTTGCCTGCACATTCAGCGATGGTACTGTTACTATTATCGCTAAAAGGAGATAGTTGTTTTAATAATGTTGTTGCTGTAGCCATAAAGTTATTTATAATTTTTCTATACCAATAGACTTACGTATGTTGTCGGATAGCTTAACTATATCCTCCCACTTAATCTTATAGTAAGCTTTACTTATTGTTATACCTTTTTGCTCTCTAAGTTGTAATTCTTTGACTACTTTGTCTAATAATTCTACCTGTTTACTGATACGCTCATTATAAGGACGACCTGCTACGTAAAGCTTTAACGCTTCTATATTAGTTATCAACTCATCTAGTCTATTAGAATGTACTTCTAAGTCTTTTGCAATTATTTCTACTTGTACTGCTCTATCATACTCTAAGGCATCATAATGAGGATATCTTCCAAGCACTCCATCTACTAATGTTTTAGTAGATACACAACCTGTTATAAAAAACGTTAACAATAATATTGAGATGAAGTGTTTCATAAAAAGTATAATAAGATAAAAAAAGCCGTTTTTCAACGGCTTTTTATATAATTCAGTTTAATCTATTATAGATAACCAAGGTTGTGTAAACGACGTCTTTCTGGGTCTGAGAAATCCACTGTAGCAGCACTTAAATCAACGCTAATTGAAGTTGTACCTAGTCCATTTGCACTTGCTGGAATGCTATACGCAACAGCTAATGTAGCATGCTGTAAATTATTAAATACAGCGTTTGCTGGATTAAGAAGTAATGCCATAGGAATAGCATTAGTTGAGCTTACTGTAATCGTATAAGTTGTTGAGCTGTTTGGTGTAACTAATGTACCATTATTATACTTGTTTACTGTAAATGTGTAAGCAGAAGTTGGCTTAACTGTAGTACCATTTACTGTAAAATCAGCTTGATTATAACCATTACCACAAACATTATATGCTGCAGTGAAAGTGTTGTTATTGGTTGTAACAATTTCACCATTGGCTGAAGACAGCGAATAAAAACCATTACCACCTGTGGTACTATAAAGGGCGTTGTTGTAGATGTAGGACATAATATGTTAAGTATAATTACTTAGGAGTTTTTAACTTGTTTTTTAAGCTAATTATTGTTTTCTTTTAACAAAGGATTAATTATTTTTAAATATTTCTTTACCGCGTTTAGTTAAGTGAGTCCAATAGTTTAAACTTTTTTGATCATATAGATTCACGCATTCTATAGCAATTAAATCTTGTATTTCCTGTTCAGTTACATCTATTTTATTACCTTGCGGATCTGTTAAGAAAGAAACCGGATTTACTAATATACGCTCCAATGTTCTTGGACGGTCAATTTTAGAAAACAATTCTGCTAAGTGTACAGCTTTTTCTCCAAACAAATCTATTAATTTATTTTTTTCTTCTAAAGGTACAGTTACTTGCTTGAATGCATTTGTTCCAAATATGGAGTGCAAACCGCCAGCTAAACAAACATCTTTATTCATACCATACTTCTTTAATAGGTCATATGTACGTAGTAAATGCCCGCAAAATGTAGTAGCACTATGTTTAATTAAATGTGTACCTTTTGCTTGTAAGAATAATTGTAATGTATCTCTATCTTTATCAAAATATTCAGGCGCTACTGCTTTAAACATTAATGTCATTCGTAAGTCTGGACATAATCTCGCTACTCCAGTAGCAGTGTGTAATATATTACCAGGAAATATAACTGCTTTATTTCTTTTAGGAAGCTCTGCATGTATAACTTCTTCTCTATTATCTTCGTAAAACATTGTTTCACCACCCATAGAGCAGTCCCATTTTTTATTAAGGTAAATTACAACTGTTCTATCTCCATCTCTGTTAGAATCATAATGTGGGTGACCTTCTGTTCCGAAAGTGTGCGCATTACAATAGCAACGGATTAACCTATAATCAGGTAAATGGTTTGTTTTAATATAATTCCATGCTTCAAGTAGTATAGGGGGCACGTATTCTTCAATACCTAATGCATTTTCATTAATACTTCTTTCAGGAGACAAATTATATTCTATATGCCAATGTCCGAATGCAATAGTAGTATCTGATTTCCACCCATACCCCCAACGATTTTTAATAATTTGATCATCAATTTTATTCAGAATATCTTCTGGTAAGAAATTCTGAATAGATTTAATGTCAGAGCTGTTTTTCATAAGTGTTTTATTGCTTTTGTTTACGGCCTTCTACTGAAACATAATTTTTACGTAAGTTCTCTACAGTGCCGTATTTTGCAATAAGTTTACGAATATAAGTTAAAGAAGTGTACTTTACTGTTTTGTTAGTTATTGGACAAGTTAGAACTAAAGGTAACGGAAACCCACGCGTGGATTCTTTTTGAGCTTTTGTTTCAGCTCGCTTAACGGAAGGTGCGCGTTTACGTTTTACTGGATCTGCTATAGGTGTGTTATTATTTTGAATTGAGTTTATTACAGTTTCATTCATACATCAATATTTAGTGTACGTTTTGAAACATCAACTTAGTAAATCCAAAAAGATTACATTTTATCAAACTTACCAGCTAAACCAGCCATATCAGATTGTTGAAATTTAAAGGCTAACGCCGCACCTGCAGGCCCAATCATTGCTAATAAACCTGGTGGTATATGACTAGATAATGCTCCTAAGTGAGGTACTAAGAAAGATTGTATCATTGGAATCAAAGCTACTGCTCCTGATATTAAAAATGCTTTTGATTTAGCTATATTAACTTTTTTAATTTGATCTTTACAGCGCTCTTTATGTACTTTCATTAGCGTTGCACTAATAGCTGGATCAGCCATTATCATTTTATTATAAGCTTGCCTATCAAAGTATGCAATCTTAACAGGTGTTTTAGCTTTAACAGTAGCGTTACGTGGTGCACCAGACACTAAAGCTCCTTCTCCAACGAACACTCCCGGTGGCAAGGTTGCAAGAAACACTTCCTTATCTCCTGCTTGTTTAACGACATCAACCTGCCCGGATAGAACTACAAACATGAATTCTCCAATATCACCTTCTTTAATAATAACATCACCGGCCGGGTGTTCTTGAGCGCGTGGAAAGGTAGCAATCTTCTTTATAATTTTAGGCGGTACACCAGCAAATAAAGCAGATGCTTGAATCTCTTCAAATTTAACTTTTAGTTTCTTAGCCATTATCTACTGGTACAAGCACTGAGCCCTCAGAAGTATCAGCTAACACGTACATTTGGTTCTGTTTAGAGCGTAATTTGCTTGCTGGTATATCAGTCAATAAGATTTTATTGTCTGGCTTAAGAACTGTCATAAAGTCTTTGGAAGGGAAGTATACGGGTAAGGTTTTGACAAATGCTTCGTTCATATAGTATTACTTAGCTAAATATAGATATGAAATACCTGCTATTATTAGCATTTATGGCAAGTCTTGCCAACGCAACACAACAGACTTTCGCATTTAAGTCATCAGCTTTCCAAACTAACGGGTCATTTTCTGGCTACGAGTTAACTTTAGAAAACACCGGTTACAATAGACAGCAAACTATTATTGCTCAAAAAGAAGCAGCAGCAAGTACAGCTGCAGCTGCTGCACAAAACACTCCTATTAATCAATTCATTAGCGGTTTACAGGCACGTGTTTATTCTCAAATAGCAGCTAACTTAACTTCGCAGTTATTTTCTACTACTGCAACACAGGGTACGTTTAACCTACCTTCTGGTGCTACTGTTAATTGGGTGGAGAATAAAGGCATTGCTACATTACAGATTTACGACCCAGCTACCAACACAACAACATCTATTCAAATACCGGTTGGTACATTATTAACTGCAGGTACAGGGGGTGGTTAATGAAATACGTTTTATTACTTTGTTTACTATTAACAGGATGTCAGACTTATAAGCTTGCCCGTCATCCTTATGATATGCAAGATGCTCCCGTTGTACAGGAAAGTCCTTTATCAAAGCAATTAAAGATTTTACCAGCTTTAGACGCCCCTCAAATGACTGTAGCTGTTTACAAGCTTGAAGACAAGACCGGACAACGTAAAACATCAAACAACTTAGCTCTGTTTAGTTCTGCAGTTACACAGGGTGCCGAGTCGTACCTGGTAGAAAGTTTACAGTTAGCGGGTAATGGTTGTTACTTTAAGGTATTAGAGCGTACAGGGCTTGATGACATAGTAAAAGAGCGTCAAATGTACCGACAAAGCCGTGAAGAGTTTGAAAATACTAAATCTCCAGGAATGCTTCCTTTGTTGTTTGCAGGGGTATTAGTAGAAGGGGGTATTATTGGGTGGGATTCAGATGTAATTACAGGCGGTGTCGGGGCTAATGTACTCAATATTGGTGCACAGCAGCAATACAGTAAAGACGTTGTCACTGTTTCCTTAAGGTTAGTAAGTGTCAGCACATCGGAAGTATTATTGAGTGTTACAACTACCAAAACTGTATTTTCTGTGAATGTAAACGGCAACTTAATGAGTTGGTACTCCAATGGTACAAAATATTCTGAAGGAGAGTTTGGATTCGCGAACAACGAATCCGGTAACGTAGCAGTGCGAGCCGCTGTAGATGAAGCAGTTATCCAGCTTATTTACAAAGGCGAAAAGCAGGGTTTGTGGCACTTTAAGAGCAATAGTAAAAACTAATAATCTTATACAAAATTAGTAAATATAGGTAACACCCACAGTCTATGAAACACCTTACTAAAATTATAGCTATATTCCTACTAATCGGATTAGCACGCGCGTTTGGGCAAAACGCTTTATATGTACAACAGATTTCAACTTCAGCCATTGTTAACGTATTACAAGCTGGTGGCGCTAACCGTATTGGTAGCTCTGGTTTGAACTCTATTTTTAACGGTGATACAGCTTTTATAGACATTAAGCAAGTCGGTAACGGTAACGCTCTTGATTTTAATTTTACAAGTGCATCAAATACTAACTTAAAAATATATAATACCGGAGACAGCAACACTCAAGGTCTATATATTAATGGTGGTAGTAACACGTTTGATTTAGAGTTTACCGGTT